GGATTGGATGGACTGTCCGGATTGGATGGACTGTCCGGATTGGATGGACTGTCCGGATTGGATGGACTGTCCGGATTGGATGGGTTCCTACGATTTTCTGGACTATACCGATTTTAGGGATCCCACGGATTTTCAGGATTTCAGGATTTCAGGATTTTCAGGATTCTATAAAATCTACCGACCGTGATCGCCCACCCCTCCTAGGCTACCCGCCCCACCGATTATTCAATTAGACTACTGAAAGCCACGGACTTCAGCCATCGAATCAAGCCACGCCGAATCAAGCCACACCAAGCCGTTGAACCGCCCAACCATTTGAGACACTCGACAGCATCATGATACCAGCCGACACACTACCCCAAGTCACTCAGCACCCATCAGGTGGCACAGTAGCTCGGATAACCTCGTCTGGACGGTGTAGAGCCATCATCAGGGCATTATGTCCAGATATGCGGGCTTCGGTTATTTCGACACCCTTGGATATGTCCCCAACTACCAGGTTTTGAAAGGGTAGCCGGGGTGGCCCCATCCTAGCGGCGTGCCCACCAATATCAAACTGCCCGCCATTCCAATCATCAGGGTGTGGTTCCAGATGGTAATCTTCCCCTGCCTTGAATCCCCGGTTCTTCAAACTGGATTCGACGGCATTAACAAAGATACCAGCACAAAGCTCATCATCGATAATGACGCCCAGACGGTACTCCTTGGAGATTGTCTTGGGATCAGTGCAAATATGGATCTTACGCATGGTTTCAGTTCTCCAGGTTGTTCGGAATAAAGTGCCAGCGCGCTTTTGGATTTGGTTTTCTACTAGGGTGTATTCAATTTGGTATCAAATAGACCCACCCCTCCCTAGAATCCAAAGTCAAGGGAGAATCGGAAGAACGGGCGCCCGGCTGGCGTTGGCTTGGGTGCTCTTGGCTCTGGTGTTGGTGCATCTGCACCCGGACCCCCAAATAGCTCCAGTTGGTCAAGCCTCTCCGTGTAGGTCAGTTTGGGTTTTGGTTTGGGTTTCCGCTTGGCAACAGAGGGCACGGGTGGTGCCCCCTTCGCTTGGAAGTATGGATTCTCGATCATTGCCCCATGCGTTGGCTGACTGTAGAGTTGGTCGCTCATCAGCCGGTCAAACCTCATCATATCCATATAGAGTTTATTCCGATGCGTATCCTCTCGCATCCGATGCAATGATTGCATTCGTAGCTGGTGGTTCTGTGCGTTATAATTGGTTTGATCTTTACCACCCTTACCACCGCCACGCCTCTGCGCAGATACATTAGTCGTTGCAGTCAGTACAATCAGGATGATGAGGCATCGCATGCTTGTTTCTCCGTTGGGTGGTTTTGCTTGAACACCTGAAGTATACGTCGACTCTGCGCATTGTCAAGCAGAATTCTCAGATTGACCTTCGAGGTAATCCTCTAGGCAGTTGTCCAACAATTCCTCGCCAAGTCGACCATTATAGCCACAATCACCGAAACCTGCCCTATACCGGGTGTGCATCAGTTCCAGCACTTCATGGGCCTGATCGTCAGTGAGTTTAGTGTGCTCCTTATGCTCAAAACTCATTGAGGCGTGAACGTCCTCAATGTGCATGAGGGATGGGGCGAACCCGAACCCATTCCGCTTGAGGTAATCTTGGATATCTTCGTCGGGTTTGGGTGCAGTTAACATTGTGGGTTTCTCCGTTGGGTTGTGTTGCTTGAACACTAGAAGTATACGTTGGCTCTGCGCAAAGTCAAGCAGAATTCTCGGAAGCGTCCAGAATGTCAGCTAAACAGTCAGAGAGTAGATCCCAACCCTGCAAGCCACCTTCTATTGAGTATCGCCGTTGCATTAGCTTGAGGACACCTACCGCCTGCCCTTCCGTTAGGGGTAGGCTATCCGGATTCTCTTCATTGTGGGTAGTGTGAACATCATCAGGGCGCCATAGAGTCATGGGGTACAATCCGCACCGACCTAGGTACTCAGTTGCAGTTTCGCCGGGTCTTGGTGCTGGAAGCATTGCTTGGTTTCTCCGATAGGTTGGTTTTGCTTGAACACTAGAAGTATAGGTCGACTCTGCGAATTGTCAAGCAGAATTCTCAGATTGAGCGTAACCCCTTACATTCACGGTCTTTACGTATCAGACTAATGTACTCCATAAGGGCAAGGTGTCCCGCAATATGGGCAAGGTCGATATGGTTGGCGTGTTCCGTGGGTCCAGATACCAAACCACTTGAGAAATCACCGGCGGGTATATTGGACTGGTTCAAGAGCCCAAGGGTCCAGTCCTCAAAGTTGGTTGCAAACTTATAATCGTTGACACTGAACCCTGCAAATTCGAGGCGATCACGAGCCGCTTTAGCGAACACTTCGTGGCAATCCTCATAACAGGTAGTATCAAGATGGTAGGCTTGCGCGACGGCTTCACGGTTGCTGCAAATGTAAAGCATTGTGTGGTTGCTCCGTTGGGGTTACTCGAACACTTGAATTATAGGTCGTCAGCGCGAATTGTCAAATGGAATTCTCAGATTGAGAGTCAACCCTGAAGTATACATCGACTCTGCGCGAAGTCAACCAGTGGGAACCCAACAACCGTCAACCCATGCACCATCGTTGTCACCATCATCAGGCATCCAATGGTCAAAGCCGTAAGCCTTCGATAATTCCTCAACCACCTTATCGACCCACTTTTCAAAGGCTGCCAGTGGTTTAGCGTCGGCGACGTGTTCGGCATTATCACTCTGTTCAGCACAGAGCCAGGCAACCCGAACGTCATGGGACAATTCGGTCCACAATTTGAGATACCACCGCTTATCGCGTTCGTCACCATGTGGCAGGTGGCATAGCTCCACCGGGCATGTGCTGCCCCGTGTGAGTCCCTTGGTGCTGGCGACGGCGTAGAGTAGGTCACCTACGCCACTGTACCACCCTTCAGCAAGCTCGACAAACTTGGCGGGTATCTTGATCGAATCGACATAGGTTTTCATTGCTTGGTTCTCCGTTGGGTGTATTGCTTGAACACTTGAAGTATACACCACATCCGCAAGGAGTCAAATGATTATTTCAGATTCACACACAAACGCGACCATTGGCGTGGTCACTCGCCAAATCACTAGCGCGTTTCGCGGTCGAAAACTCGCCACTAGCTGAGACTAGTTTGAGCGTATTTTCACGGGGAAGATACTCAACCACAGAGTAGAAGCGGTCTGCTTGCCAGACTTCAGACACCACAGCATAGACCCCGCCAGCCCCTTGCCAGACTTGCCGCTCCATTGGCATATCAAAGGAGCTACCTGCCTGCCGTAGCCTCTTCTGGATAGCTTCACGGGTCCACTTGCAATTGACGGGTGGTTTTCGGTTTCGGTTGAACATGATCGTTTTGGTTCCTTCATTGGTTTGCGTGTTGGTCGGTTGTGGTTGTGTGGGTCTAGTAGCCTTGGAAGATATCTTGCAGTTCTTCCAAGTCGAGGCCAAGCCGAACTAGTGCAGCTTGCATATCTCGGCACGTATGGAAGGTAGTTTCTGCTTGCCGGGAATCACTGTCATAACCCAGATTATCGGCAAATTCCTCAAAGGTTTCGCCGTTGCAGACGCAACCAGCATCGGACACCAGGCAATCCAAAACATCCAATAATTCTGGATCAACCGGGTATGTGCAATCCCGGTCCGTTTCAAATTCCAGCACGGATCGCCGACCCAAATGCTGGCGTATCTTAGCGCCCGCTTTATAGCGTTCGTCGCCATGAAACGAGTTGGTAGCTGCCTTTCTGTTGTAAATGCGTGACCCATGAGAGAAGGATGACGTGTAAGTCGCCCGACCCCTAACCAAGATCACCTTCCAATGTGACTGACCCTCACGACCATCCCATTCATCCCGAACCAGTTCAAAGGTAAAATCGATTCCTAGTTTCTCGACTGCTTCGATTCGTTCTTCTTCTGTCAAGTCTTCGTCAATCATTGGGTTGTGCCTTTCGAGTGTATTGCTTGAACACTTGAAGTATACGTCGACTCTGCGCAAAGTCAAATGGATTATTCCATACGCTGGAAAACGTGAACCCCTTCATTGCCCTCGTAAGCGACATAATCCTGCATAATGGTCTTCTCGACTTCATCCCAATCAATGAACGGAATAGCATGATCCGGAATACTGCCATGCCTCTCAAAAGCCTCCTGAACGAACTGTTCCTCAGTTTCGTAACAACCCTCAGACAAGGCATCAAAGTCAAAATCGCCAACATCCGCATGACACAACGTGTAGCCCTCGCCATGTACTTCGCACTTACCGATATACTCGGCATAGTCGTCAAGGTTGTTGAAATCGCTAGGGCTCGCGAAATCAGTGTCATAACTGTCAAGCGTATAACCCGTGTAACACCACCCGGTCAGTTTCTTGGGGTCATGTTGCGCCAACCATCCCGTGATTACCATTTTGACAGTTGCCTCTAGACTCCCTAGGCTTGTGTCAAGGTCGAAACGCTTGGACAGTGTGACGTCTTGACCGGTGGCGACAAAGTGCAAATTCAATTTGATGGAAGGCATTGCTTGGTTCTCCGTTAGGTGGTTGCGTTGCTTGAACACTTGAAGTATACGTCGACTCTGCGCGAAGTCAAATGGAATTCTCGTATTCGTGGTAATCAACACCTATCGCACCATCAAGAGCAGGGAAGAGAGGGCCCTCTTGTTCCGGGGTCAGTTCGCCGTCTTGTGTTGGTTCAATCATCGTGTGAGTCCCCTCCGAATTCGGCAACATAAACTTCGTCGATCAGCTTTTCGACCCGTGGGTTGACAAGACGGGCCGCATAATCACAGAGATTGCCGAGCCCCGTAATACCCTCTTTCAAGGCGCGGGCATACAATCTGTTGTAGACGTCTACCCGTAGCCTTACCAGTTCACCCTCCAGTGTCCGATCCAATTCACAAGCTATACCTTCCTTTGAGCATATAACGGTATGGAAACGAGGTTTTGACATTGGCTTAGCCTTTCGTTGTGGTTGCCCGGTTCAAGTTGCGTTGCTTGAACACTTGAAGTATACGTCGACTCTGCGCAAAGTCAAGTGGAATTCTCAATCACTGAAGATGTGAAAACCCTCAGCACCCTGGTAACTGGAATGATCCATCATCATATCACGATTGACACATTCCCAATCAATGTAGCAAGCAACCCTACTAGGAATCTCAGTACATTCCAGAAAGAGGTCACGAGTGTAATCTTCCTCGCTTGCGTGACAACCATGATATTGGTCATCAAAGTCATTCTCGCCAATGTCCTCAAAGCGTAGAACATAGGCTTCCCCGTGCTCTTCACACTTTTCGATATATTCGGCATAGTCCTCAAGACTGTCAAAGTCATTGGGGTCGGCAAAATCATCATCATACACTTGAACCTCGTGTCCGGTGTATTCCCACTCATCAGAAGCGTCCTCAAGCATGGCATTGACGGAGCCAAGCCACTCACCTGTATACTCCTCAACGTCAAACTCCAGGTTGGCGGAAACTTCAAATTCCTTAACCTCTGTTTCAGTGCCCCCAGTACCATTAGACTTGTAGTGCAGCTTCAATGTGATAGAGATCATTGCTTGGTTTCTCCGATATGTTGCTGTTGCTTGAACACTTGAAGTATACGTTGGTTCTGCGCAAAGTCAAATGGAATTCTCAGAATAGGCGTAAGCCCGTGCGTCAAGGGGCAATGCCCCATTATAGAGAAAATGCTTGGTGTATTTCACATACCTTGTCGAGTCGCTGAAACGACGTGTCGCCATGACTGACTGGCTCGAACGAACTATCGGGAGACTCCCAAACGTTGGCGATAAGCTCGCCCAAAACGTACCCGTTCGCCCGTGCGGCAATCGCATACAGTTCGTAATCGGGAAGATCGGCGGCAACAGGACATTCGTCCACCAGATCGAGACAACTGACCCGTTCACCGGACTGCATAGAAAGGTAAACGGCGGCCTCATATATCCGTGTGCGTTCGTCGGGTGTCGGAAGTGTCATTGCTTGGTTTCTCCGATATGTTGCCGTTGCTTGAACACTTGAAGTATACACCACAACCGCACAGAGTCAAGTGGATTATTTCAGATTGAACGTAGTCCCTTACACCACACTGGTTTACAATCTTCGCAGCCTCTCGATATCCATAGAGGATAGGCACGCTGGCGTACCACTTTCATCGTACCAACCATCGAGATACCGCCCAAGGGTTTCTAGGGCGCCTTTACCAGCTTGCCTATCTTCACGACCACGTTGATAGACAATCTCGGAGCGGACACGGTGCTCAAGATACCGATGTTCGTTCGATACTTTTCGGTGTTCGAGCAAAACCCCTAGCGCCTTTTGTAGTTCGTGGACTTTCATCGATTCGCCTTTCGTGCAAGTGGGCAGTATGTGTATTGGACACCCCTTGTGGGTTCCCCTGTAACTCATGCGTACTCGATCTCTGCCGAGTCGACAAGGTCGGCATAATCAGGACCAACCTCAGATTTGAGGCCACTAGCCTCATGGTCATCGCCATAGAAACCGAAACAACTCTCATCGTCAATCCAAGGGGCGTTCTCGTCGCATTCGTCATGCTCGACACAAGCGTTGCAGGAGGCACACTCCCGATATTCGGTAATGAAGCCCCAAACGCTACCTCGTAGATAAGCGTCATAAACGACAACTTCATGCTCCATCGCAGCAATGGCATTACCCTCATTACCGTTGAAAGTCTCCTCAATGTCCTTTTTGGTGGCAACGATAATACCGACATTACTGGAATCCCAACCACAAATGGCACCACCGGTGGACATTGAAATACCGGAATGGTCGTACAGGGAAAGAGTCAGCGCGACATAATTGTTATCAAACGCCTCATCTATCAATTTCTCCATACGCGGACCAACCAGACGATAGGAGTATTTCATACAGTCCTGATGGTCCTCAATACCCTCATTACAGGCGCGATTGTAGAGGGCGTCGGCAACCTCTTCCAACCTTAACAATTCCTCTTCAAGATCGTCGACCGCTTCGCAAGCCAATTCTCGCTTCAGATTGTCGCTATCATAATCATGCTTGTCGCCTAGGTCATAGCGTGAGTGGAAGCAAAGCATTCTCCCGGTGTTGCAGTCCCAATCCGTTCGGGGGTTCATGGAATCTGTTTCCTGAAGGATTCTGACTCGGCGTTCGATGGTCATTGCTTGTGCTCCGTTGGGTGTTGTGTTGCTTGAACACTAGAAGTATAGACCACTATCGCACGAAGTCAAGCGAGAATTCTTAGATTGGTCGTAAGTGCTTACGGATCAATAGGTTGCGAATTGTCTACGTATTCCCAGCCATAGCCACCGTTCATTTTCCATACCTGCCAGGCAAACACGTTTAGAGTTTCCCGTGGTAGTACCCGTCAAGGTAAACAGGGTGCTTGGATCGCGGGGGTTTCCCCGCTAGGCTGTCCCGGATACCAAACCAGCAATATATCTCTTGGTTCCGACGAGCTATCACAGCCGGGTTTTTCGAGTATGCGCCATCTTTTCTCTTATTGATCATCCGTCAACCTCGTTACAGTAAAATATGATTGCAGCAGTAAACCGTTCATCCATACTTTCCTTGCTAACCACAAAGTCCCACCCACCCGAGGGCATCGTGTATATCTCTAGGGTGGGGTAATTAGACCCACGGTCATAGGTCTTGCGACCCACCTCTTCATAATTTCCCGTTTCCTCGTTCTTTTCCCTACGTCTATCACGTCCAATGCAGAACTCACGGTCGACACAATCGAGCACATCATCAAGACGCCCCATTTCGTGCAGATGCTTCAAAGCCGGATGATCGTTAATGTCAATTTGCGTCTCCAATTCCTCAATTTTGAAGCCAAAGAAGCAACAGCCATCACCATTGTAACTGGAGTAATCGGTATGATTGTGTTCAACCTCACAATCAATAGCCCCATCAAAGTTGTCAGCCATGTGATCAGCGAGTTTATCCAGACAATCATCAAAGCGAGTAACATCGTCGCGATACCCATACTTGCCATAGGTGGCTCTTACCCACCCCGCCATGATAGCTGGCCACTCTTGGGAATTCTCATCGACACAAACATCGTAACCATCCGCATAATCGGAGTGTTCGGTAGCATACTCGTCAGCGCCCTTTTCGATAGACTCCAGCAGTTCCGTCACAACCAGGACATCCTGCGCCTCCCGGTCTTCCTGCGTCTGGTGGAACCCACCGGCACAATCAGTAAAGCAATCGCCCCACCGAATCTTAGAGCCGTCGACACATTGGACTAGGGCGCTTGGCATGCTTGGCGTGGGTTCGTTTGTCATGGTGTGTTTCCTTGTGTTGTGTTGCTTGAACACTAGAAGTATACATCGCCAGCGCCCATTGTCAAGTGAGAATTCTCAGATGGTACACTACAAGTACATTACCCGTCTAAGTGTACCAGTAGTGCCACCTTTGCGGCATCGTCGGATTCGTATAGTTGGCACATATCACAACGTTGAACGTCATGATCATCAGGTAGGTTTCCGTCAATCAGATTAGCCAGCACACCAGGGATACCGGGGTAGAAGTTTGCATCAGTTTCACACGCACAAGGGGCTTGGCAGGTGAAAAACAAACCGTGTCGGTACACCAAGATAATATCGAAGTAGTCAAGAGCGACTGACCACCCAACCTCTTTGGCCTTTTTAATAATGTCTGAAGAGTAATTGGGATCCCCCGACCAAGGTGTATCGGTGAACTGGTGGAGCACCTGTACGATAAACTTCTGCGAAGTTATCTCACGGAAACCCTCAAGACACCCCTCTGCGACCTGATGAGTGCCAGCCGTCGCTAGGCAGCCCCATTGCTCTAAAACCGTAGAAAACTCGGAATCTGAATTCTTAGTCACAATACAGAACATGTTGTATCCCCCGTGGTTGTCGTTGCTTGAACACTAGAAGTATACATCGCCAGCGCCACTTGTCAAGTGACTTTCTCGGAATTGACGTAAACCCTTACAGGTTCAAGGGTTAACGTACCACGTTTCGCGTTTCGCGTTCATCTTTCACATAGATACTGTACTCGTTCAAATCTCGAAAGGCATGTGGGTGTAAATAGTCTGGTGAAGCAGACTCGATCGACCACGAGGACGGGGACCACGAACCATCGGGTCTATCACCCGTGACGGGACTATCATTGAGGCGTTTTGCTTCGTCTGTCTGGAAAGCGAGCACATCATCAAGGAGGTGACTACCCCCAACGCCAAAGGTTTCACGCACACCCGTTACCGTCCGACCACTTTTGAAGTAGAATTTCACTGTGATAGTTCCCATTGCCTGTTGCTCCGTGGTTGTGTTGCTTGAACACTAGAAGTATACGTTGGTTTCGCCAGCAGTCAAATGATTATTTCAAGCGAAACCCATAACCTGTTATCGCATAAGGGTTTAGGACTTGTAAACACTTTCCAAGCTTGACAAACCGATTCCCCGTGTTAGAATTATGGCATACGTGAAATATCTCTGGACTGGTGTAGATGTGTCCCAATTGGTGTAGATTATACCAGTCAAGACACTTCTATACCAGTCTTGGTGACCAGTCTCGGCTCTTGTAGAGGGTGTAGAGTGGTCTAGGGCTACCGGTCTACACCAAGTTTAGACCATTACCACAAGAGGCAGTTTATCGACCAGTACAACACAATAGAAACTGATTGGACGCATAGCCCGGCATTGTACCGGGCTATTGGTGTTTCCACACCCTGCCCGCACCGTGTGCCCATACCCCACCAACTGCCCTGCCCCGCAACTCTGCGAATTGTACCAACACCCCTAGCTGTACCTATGGTCCGGGTTAGATGGATTATAGGGGTTGGATGGATTATCCGGGTTACACCTATGGTCCACATTTGTGGGGTTATAGGGACTGAATGGATTATCCTGATTACGTGGGTTATGCGGCTGGTCTCATCTGTAGCAGCCAGGTGAGCGGGGCAGGTCAAACCAACACTAGCATGCAATTTCCAAGCGCCACGGAATTTTGGCGGTTCAGGAGTGGTACGGATTCCACGAATCTGGCCTAGTAATTTCCAGGAAGCCCGGAAGCCGGGTCTGAACCAGATTTAATCCTGATACGGGACAATATATCCTTGTAGTCTATCTGCAACCGCTCAACCACGCGGAACGACCAAAGTCCGAAGTCGGTACACAGTCGTCCATCGAGCCACGGATCATCATTGATATCATCAGTCTCAATGTGTACTACCTTGACCACCCCATCTTTCTTTATCTGCTCCATATCAGGCATAGACAGCTCCACATTTAATTGCAGGAAGAGGGTGAGGTACTTCCCGTATCGGTGGTCCACATGGGACAGTATTTCAGTCCGTTTTGGAAGTGGCGGGAGCTTCAACGAACAAGTGTCCGCCATTCGCTTTAAGATAGGTGTCTGAACAGTGTGCCGGCGACGCGCAAAGCCTAAGAACGCCTTTGGTATCTTAATTGAATTCACAGGGGTTAGGATAAGCATAGGTATTAGGTCTCACAGAAGTAGTGGCGGGTCATAAAATGCAAGCAGGGAATACCCACGCGCCAGTGGTACACCCTGCTTGCCCCTAATTCACGTAAGTGGTTCGTGTTGGTGGTCCTCGGCAGTGCATCGGGTTGCTTTAACCTTTCCGGAGTATGTCAGCGCGCTTTTGGATTTGGTTTTCTACTGGGGGTGGTATCAGATTTGAACGAAATAGACCCACCCCTATCAATCGTCTGCCTAGGTGCATAATCCCGCCCAATCCAGTGCTTGGTCCATCATCACGGCGATATCAAGGTCCATCTGTTCACCGTCATAGTACGCCACCACAATGAAATCCTCCGGGTCTCCTGTCCACACTGGTCCTTGGTCCCAGTTGTAACCATCCTTTTGCACAGAGATTAGTGCCTGTTGTAGAGTACCATATGGGCTAACCAACTGGACCTTTGGATAACAGGTACCTGCTTTGATACGTACCATGTACAGGATCCCATCGCTGCCCTGCATAACCTTTGCTAGTATCCTAGGGACAACCAATACCCCTGTGGGGTGTCCCAGGTATTCGATATGCACATCGTGACTCACGTTGGTTGCAAGTCCAAGGTGGTCCTCGACACCATGTTGGAGCCGCGTGTCCGAGATTGGTTTATCTGACCAGAACCTCAATAACCTGGTCTGCCCTTGGTAACCACCACCAGGTCGCTTGTATGTGACGAATCTCTCGTATTGCATATCAGTAGCCTTTCAAAGGAGTACTAGTAACCCGCCCACCCTATCAATCGTCTGCCTTGTCGCCATCTTTAATCACAAACCGTGCCTTGAGCCGAGCCACCTCGGTTGCCAACCCAGCGGACTTGACTGACTTCAGCACCTCTTCAAAGTTCTTGTAGGCTTCTGGCGCTTCGTCAACTGGGTAGGAACGACAGTTTGTCAGGATGTCAGCATCATCAAACGACTGGTTGACTTGGACCTTATCCAGAACACGCTTCGCAGCCTTACGTCCCAACCGACGGCCAGCGCCATGATTGATGCTGTAGCAGCTTAGCTCTGCACCTTCATCGGCAACCATCACGGCTGACCCTGCTTGTGGGTTGCCAGGCAGTAAGATGGGATGCCCTGTTTCGGCGAACGGCGTATCTTTGAGCGTATGATGTCCACCCGGATAAGCACGGGTTGCACCCTTACGATGCACCCAAGCAAGTCGGTTGTTGACGACCTCCTTGCGAGCAATGTTGTGACTGATGAAGTAGACCAAGCGACCGGTGGTACCTGGTATCACCTCTTGGAAGGCCTCAAGCACTAGCGCGTTGATGAGCATGTGATTGACGGTGGCAAAGTTCGCGCCGAGAGCCATGTCGTCCAGGTACGCATCTGCTTCGGGTGTACCTAGTGGGGCATAGACGAGTTCTTTGTCTTGCCCTGGCAGCGGGATATTCCACTGGGCAAACTTTGCTTGGAGTGACTTGAACTGCCCCATCGCTAGTTGGTGCCCAATACCACGAGATCCACAGTGCGAGAGAAACGCCACCTGACCATCACGTAAACCAAATACTTCAGCCGCCCGGCGAGACCGCTGGTCATCCCTGACCTGCACTACTTCACACTCACCGAAATGGTTACCACCTCCATATGAACCAAGCTGTGACATCTTTGTATCGAACTTGTGAAAGTGAGGTTTGAGGTACTCCATACGAATCGCCAGCGCCTCTTGGGTATCATCATGCCCAGTGTGTGCAGAATCTTCACAGCGGTCTGCCCACTCAGGAGGGATGCCAAGCGATTCACAAACACTGCGTGACGCACCCTCGATCATCACCTTCTCTCCGAGCGACCCGTCGACCGGTCGTGACTTCGGCACATTACGCTGCCCACGTCCCATACCTGTGGGCGTACGTTCACACACAGCATTGATGAGCGCGCGACGTGTCTTGCGATCGTCAATAGCCTCGGCTGGCAGATCCAATTGCAGTAGGCTCATCGAGCATTTAATGTCGACACCAATTGGGCCAGGATAAATGTGTGTCGGCGAAACCATCACACAACCGATAGGTGCCCCATAGCCACGATGGGCATCTGGATTAAGCACGACATCAGTGACACCAGGGGACATCCGTGAGTTGATAGCCTGCTGTAAGCAAACATCATCGAACGTTTCGCGAATCGCTTCGGTTCCGATGACCGTGATAGGTTTACCCTTACCCACGGGTAGAATTGCTGTTGCTTCGCCGGTAGGGATGATTTCTGGTCTGGTATCTGTAGTCATAATCCTGTCCAGGGTTATAGAAAGTGTTTCCATCAAATAGTCATGCACATGTAGGTGAAATAGACCACCCTACCCCTCGCACCCTGACCAACGGAGGGCTGGAGATTTCATCTTACCTGTATACAATTGTATCTCGTTGCCGTCATAGCGGGCAACTGGGGTCAAGTCACGATAATCCCCGCCCCATGCCTCACCCTTGGGAAGCTCTTTGTGATAGGTAGACCTGAGAACACTTTGCATTGTTGAAGAAGAAGAAGGTACAATGGACTGAATAGGTCCTGCGTTACTGTCCTCTTGACGTGCAACGTATAGCCAACCACCAGAGCTTTGCATGATGAAGGCCAGCACCTTAGGGACACTCACCACCTGCTCGACATCTGCAAAGTACCACACAGAGTCTCCACACGAACAAGGACTGTCTTGGCAATCTGTATGCTGGCAGTCCTTGAGGTTGATATATGAGTTCTTGGACACATACCGACGCATCATCTCCCCGGAAATGGGTTTTTCAGACACCAGCCGTACCAACCGTGGCTGCCCGGAAAAGGCGCCAACCCGACACTTGTACGCTACGAATTTCTCATACTTCATTATTTGCCTTCTTTCGAGAACACATACACTATACCATCTTCATGATAAAATGTATACTTTGCATGCAGTGACTCCGCAAAGGTTACCCAGTTAATGTGGTCGGTCAATTCGTCAAAGGTTGGAAACTGAGGTGACCACCCATTGTACATATCAAGCAGTTTCTCAGCGTCATGGCACTTGTCGCGGACTTTCTGCTTTGCATACTCTATGATGGAATTGGCATTCCCTTTATAGGCGTACCCAAAGATTCCGGGACTACCTGCAAGTTTCCAAAGGTTCTGCGCGACTTCGTTTCTGTCAATCGTATTGGACCTTTGGTTTCTGGGTTCACTAGGCATTCTTCTCAACCTCCTGGATAACAAGGGGAATCATTTGTGTCAGCGCGAACATCAACGTTATCTGAGTGTCCGTAAGACTACTAGAATGCCCCAACGCCATCACTCGTGTCATTGCCTCACTCACCAAACGAGTGACCATTAGGGGGTCCTTCTTAAAGTACTCTCGGCCCAATTTCTCCAACTCGGGAATAATCTCTTTCAAGGATGTTAGTGCTTCAGGGTCCATCTCATAACGGATTTCGGGGTCACTCATGGGTTGATGTCCTATAGGGTTCAAAGTAACCATCTTCATATTCCTGAAAATGGTAGTCGTCCAGCCAATCCAACGCGGGTCGGCACATCTTCGAGACGTTCAAGTGTAGGTTAGCGCCATCATAACGAGCGATTCTATGCAGCTCTGGGTATATACGGACATCTGCATGCTTCCCGGGGATGCACCCAGTACCCTGCTGCTGACCTATTAACTCAGACATCATGTCAGGACCATACTTATTCAACTTGACAAGTATCAACCTGATACATTCCCGCTTGAGTAGCTTGGCACAATACACTGAATCGTCATCACTTTGTAGTATTTCAGTAACCTTAGATCTCATAACACCTCCGTAGGTGTATCTTCGGGTTTCGCGTACCGGAAGTCATAGCCGGCACATTGTCGGGTTGCCCCTCGGCACACTGATTTGACGTGGTGGGGTAGGCGGTCAATATCCTGGCTCGCAGCATACAGACTCGGGAACCACTCCCCATCAGAGCGTACCACAGGTACTGGTGGATCCTCGCATTTGCTTGCTTTTGGTGGGGCTAGTTGTTCGAGGTCCCAGGGACCGCCCTTCCAGTCACTTGCGAACCGGAAACCAAACCCCTTTATCTCTGAGTGCAAACCCTTGCAAGTCCTGACAACTTGACTAGGTATCGAATCAACTGAGTGAGCAGCGCGTGCCAGGCTGGGGAACCAGACCCCATCGCTTCGGTAAATCGCTGTTGAATAGTCGGGCTTCTTCTCAAGCTCCCAGGGGGTACCATCACAGTCTTCGACCCACTTGAAACCAAACCCATTGGAATTATGTTGCCCACCGTTACACACTGCATGCACACTACTGGCCAGAACCCCTGTCATCTTGGCTGCATTCCCGGCACTCGTGAACCGTATGCCATCCGAACGGTACACAGGGTGTCCAGCCTGTCGGGTAGTATCTGGGGACTTGTAGGCACCCTCGGACGTATATTCAGGGCGGACACTCCACTGTAAGTTTGAAAGGCGGTTATCTGTTTCAACGGCATTATCATGGGAACTACCATACCCATCTGGTCGGGGACCCCTAAACGCCGAGAGCACAAGTCTCGCAACAGGGTGTGGTTTCGGAGACCTCCTGTTCCGCGTCTTCACAGTTAGTGTCACCCACAAATAACCCTTATCACTAAAATAGGGAGCTAACATAGCTGTCTCAGACCTGACTCGACCCAGGTCAGAAACCTGATATACTCCCTCGAATCCAACTACGTTTTTCCAGGTTTCCATAACATTGGTGTCCTTAAATTATCTTAGGCGTCTTTACAGTGATTCGAGATTCACGGTGATTTGCCCAACCCAGTCGATGCCACGCTGAGACATCTCACACGTACGCGCGACAAACCTATTACCGCTGTACCAGGCTATTGACCTGAGTGCATGTGAGAGGTTGGGATTCACTGGGTTGGCAATACCCTCCACGGACCGGTAGGCACGTGCCAGGTCGTCCTGCATGGTCCCCATTGGTGTGTTCTGCTTGAATACCTCGAACAAGTCCACACAGACTGTGTGTTCTAATTTCGCGATGTACAAACGGTTTCCACCACCACCCTGCATCGCGTGGATTCGGATACAGCTATCAATCTGTATCTCTTTGGGATCATCAAGGAATTCCACGGGGCAACTTGGGTCCCCACCGAGTGTTGAGATGTGTTCGCGGACCATTTCCATAGTGATGTGGGTGTCCGAAGTGACCCATCTTGCAATCCCTGGCTCCCAACCAATCAGAATCAATTGCTTAAACATGCCTTAGCCCTCATCCAGGTTAATATGGTCCGGGTCAAATATCAGAAACAACGCCCCATCTTCCACCTCGAAACCATACTTGGCGAACAAGGCGTGACCCGCCCGCTCCTGCCCAATAGGTGCGTCTGACTCTAGATTACAAACCAGAGGGGGTGCGTCCGCGAACTCTACCACTGCCGTTACTTTGTATTTCATCAGACTCCCACTGTTTCCAGGCCTGCCCACGTCCGCGAAGCAGTACCCATTTTTGTAACGTCGAACTGCATCGACATGCCATCGTACGTTGCAACCCTCCGTAACTGGGGGTCCTCGTATTCAGCATGTGGGCACTTCAAACCGACCTCTGTACTACCCTGAAACACTGATTCCAAAGTCCCAACCATCCTGCTGTAGTTTCCTGTTGTCTTCACCAGCAAACGGAGCTTGTGGTTCTCAATGACCGCAAGATAGAGGTAGCTGTTACAAGACTCCAGCACTTCAACTCTTCGATTATTCATTTGCCTTCCCCCAATTAGACAGCATGATTCAACTCCCCAAGTATACATTGTGTTCCGCAGGCTGTCAAGCTTCAAATGGTAGTGGGGTCTTAGCGACCTCGCCACAACCCCCGCCATGCCACTCGTTTGATCCCTTCCTGGGATCTTCTTTGCACAGATAGGGGCATACAATTTGCTTCGTGAAGGCACTAATTCTGAACACAAGGGCGTCCCCACAGTGGACCAAGCCCATGGAATCTACTTCGCAAACATCAATCACCTCCCCATGGGCATCTTCCAAGTTGAAGCTGGACGAGGGGGTCCCCTCTTCGTAGAACACAAAGTTCATCTTTTCAGGGAGAAACGCCACTGGCACCTTGAGTTGGTTCTCAATGCCCTCTGTGTTGACGTAATCCAAGCTGACGTAGAATGGGGCCTTGTAAAATGGCGACCCGTCTGCCTTGAATCGGAGCCCGTGTGATGGACACCGCTGGTGCCCTTGGTAGTCGGCCAGAGGCGTTGGGTGGTGTGGGCACCGACCATCCTTGGCATACTGGTCCCCATATAGGTGGTACAGCCATGCCAGGGAGGTGAAAATACCACCGCTGGGCATACACTCAGTCTCATGTGCAGTGAACTGGGTGTGACTAACCTTCTGACCCTCGTCTGCGATAATGGCAGACTGAATTGTGTGGTCAATTCCCAAGTCCGGGAGAGCTTCCACTGCTGGACCATGGAACCATTTCTTTGGTCGATCCAGGTTACCCCAGCGCCCATCGGTGTGCCAGTGTCGCCCGGTTGGACCATCCTGGTTCCCTTCGTCAATGTGCGAGGGACAAACAATAGGGATGCCAAACACCGAGGGGACTAGGTAGTCCTGACCTCGGGTAACCTGGGTGGCAACTGTCCCGTCCAGATTCAATACTTGTGGTGCGTCAAGCATAAAACCCCTCAACCTCATTTCTGTGAACCCAAACATTCCCCAAAGAATCTACCCCCACGTTAACCCATTTCGTCAACACAACACTAACTGTAGACAAATCACGATTTATTAGTGACTCGTCTGTGTCAATCCGAATCACACAGGCAAGTGGACCTCGCACCCAGTGCAGCTCATGCCCTTTAGCCTGCGTGAACATCCAATTAGTCCGGACAAGCGCGTCCCAGACTTGCTGTAAATTGAGGGGTTGGGTTGGCACACCCCCTGGTCCATAGAATTTCATGCGTAGCTCCTGACACATCTGTGGTGCTTCTCGTTGACCTCACATACATGAATACTGTACGCATCCAGGTCATCAAAGTCGAAGGGGTTAGCATCCAGCACAGACCATCCTTCAACAGTAAAGTCGAGTGCTGACCAGTCCGCACCATTGTCCCGGATAAGTTCGTCCAAATAATCATCCTGGAATGCCCGTACTTCATCCAAGAAGTGGCTCCCACCTAGCTCGAAGGTATAGGTGGTACTCAAGGCTGCCTGACTGGATCGGAAGTTGAATTCGAGTGTGATTGTACCCATGTTGTTTCCCCATCTGAGGTGTGCGGTTAAGTTGCGTGAACACCCTAAGCATACATCATGTTCTGCCCTCTGTCAAATAATTAGTTCCACATTTTCAAACCCTCAGCACTTCCGTGGTAGGCGTGGATGGTGTTGTCCTTCTCACCGGTGAACGCTTGAACTGCTTCACCAAATAGACTATAGGGGTTGCCACAGAGCAGATTACCCTGCCCCTTCAGGGTGTGAGTCGGGCTAACTGCCGTGTAGTCCTCATGGACACACCCTGTGGTAGGGTCGCCTTTGATACTAGCAAACATGACGAATTGGAGGTCGTCCTTGAGATTGGCGTTATGGCGATTGGACTTCACTGCCATCAAAATCGTTACATCCATCTTAACCTCGCTTAAAGTAGTGACTCAGAAATACCAACCCAGGCGCTAATAATGTCTGACCGTCGACCCATGTTTTTGAGATGCAGTTCGACGTTGGTGCCAGCAAATGTGGCAATTATCGAGCAATAATCATTGATTGAAGACTGTGTTAATGCCACATTATCCCCAACCGGAAGGTGGTCGTATGCCCGGACTAGTGTGTTCACGAGTTCTCCGGGACCCCCATAGTCATCGTCATTACACTTATAGAGGACATGACCCCGGCGTGCCCCTTGCAACTGAATGTACTTCTCACCAGTCTCTTGGTTGACGTAGGCTATTGCTCGAAACATATTAAATCTTCTCCGTATTGAGTTTGTCAAGAAACTCTGAACACTTCGATAAAAGCGGTAACATGATCTCAAAAGGTACTTCGAGAACTTGCCGGTCACCAGACATACACGTCTGTGATTATGGTTCATCGTCAACCTTATTCCATGTGTAGCCCTTGTAAAACCAACCGGTGCGACAAGCACGGTGTATTCCAGAGGCAGAAACATCGGGACTACCCATGAGAGTTGCAGCACGACTCGCAGATGGGAAAACCACCCCGTCACTCCGCTCCACCTTCTGAGGAATCATCCCGGTTTGGGGCACCCAGACCAGGTTCTCCAGGTGGTTGTTCTGCCTGTTCCCATCCTTATGACAGCACTTGTACCCATGAAAGCAGGGTTTCTTAAAAGCCTGAAGGACTAACTTGTGAACAGCATGTGAGACTCGAACGCCTCCTTCACTCCGTAATTGTACGCGAAGACCATCGCCTTCTTTCAACTGAGTCACCATTACAGGGTCTTTAGGTGGTCTCCCTGGTCTGTCGAGAACCACATTCACCCACGTTCGACGTATATCTCCATAGGTAGATACCTCGTACAACTCTTCGTAACCCTGCACAGGTTGCCAGACCTCGCCGACACAATAAAACGGGAGCCAAGTCTTGATGGCAACACAATCAGGCTCACACGCTGAATCCTCAATGATGCACTGGACGTGCTCGTACCCAATAGGGGTTAGCGAATTCTCCAGGAAGACACCACACCCACCACAATGCTCCGGAAGGTCAGACTCCCGAGAGACATTGATCAAATCCTTATGCCTCAATCGAGCTGCACAACTTGTGCAGAACAATTCAGCCTCGTAAATGGAACCTAGCATGCGTGTCTCCGGGTTAAGTGAACACCCTAAGCATACATCATGGTTCGCTGGTTGTCAAATCAGATTCTTTGAAGAACCCGCCATTGGATTATTTAGGTGGTATGTTGGGCAGGTCTTCTGGTGTGGGTGGTTCCTCGAAACTAAACCACTCATGTCCGGTTTTGTCAATGTAAATCTTGCCATAGTGCCAGGACCGCCAGACCCGGAGTATGTCGGCAGACTCGACGCCCGAGTGGTAAATTGCACCGTACCGTCGCTGGCAGGACATCACAGTACACACCCCGAACTCTTCTGAGAGCCAACGGGATATCTTCCGCACCCGCACCGTGATAACATGCTGGGGTGGGTTGATGTACTCGTCCAAGTCCTTGGCTATGCCAGGGGTATGCAGGTCGACTAGTGGACCCATGAAGCTGGTGTCCGTTCGCGGGGTGCACCGGAGCGATTGATATGGGGGTGTCTCAGTCAATGTGCAGCCTCCTCGGGAAGTGTACCAAAATCATCCATAGCTTTCCAGCCCTTACATGCAGCCAGGACCCGGACATACTTGATGGGTCCTGTATTCGACAGCTCATTTCTTCTTCGACTTTCTCTTACGCTCCCAGTATTTACAGTGACCATCCAATGGAACCTCACGGTTCTCATTGAATTCTTTACGTGCAGCACTGGCAGCGTTCAGTTGTTCCTGTGTCGGTTGGTAGTGTAGTATGTCCGCATATGGCTCACACTCGTGGATACAGTGAGTGAATCTAACCATACCCGGGAAGGTGATACCTTGGCTGGTGTGCCGGTATTTGCAATTCTGACATGATTCGGCGGTGGAGAAGCTTCTATCTAAACCCTTCATGAAAACGACTCCCATTCTGCCTCAGTGACCCCAAGACGGAGCATACCCACGTACGCATCCCGACACTGTTTGTAGTGCCTGGTCATCCCTACCTGGCGCATGTAGTCCAGAATGTGCATATCCTCTGCCTTTGCCATTGAGTTCATTATGAACCCTACCTCCACTGCTGATTCAATACACCCGAGGAAGTCAGGCACTGACCCACCAAGGGCTGACCACTCAATGGTAAATGCGTTACCACCCCGCGTCAAGGTGGCCCACCCATGTGCAATGTGGAGTTCAAACCCTGCTGCGTCAATTGCTTTCGTATTCACCGCGTGGCTCCGTCTTTGCTATCTCGTGGAAGTGGGCAAGCATTCCTCGTTGAGCATACACCAGAATTGCCTGATCAGGTGTTACCATTGGAGCATCTGGCCAGGATGTGATATACGCCAGCGAATTGGACATTAGAGCCAACAGCGACTCCCCACTATCCTGGAACGCAAACTCGTCACATTGCTGTTTAATGAGGATCTCGGACTTTTTACAGAGGTCTACGATATTATCATCTATTTCGTTAAATCTCATCGCGCAAGTAACACTCCGGGGATTGGGTAAGGTTTGCCAGGTGCATGAGGTCAATCTCATCCAACCCAAGTGACTGGAGACCTTGGAGGTCACGCTGACAGGCTTGGTACTGATCCCAAGTGACGCCCTTGTGGGGTAGTGACTCGGCGAAGTCGTGATACGCAGGGTGTCGGGACACAAGCCTGGCGCGTGGGATGAGGTGTCGCAGGGCTTGAACCACTGACATATCTCTAGGGGTACCTACATTGAAGGTGTAAGCACCTGTCCCCAGGAATAAAGACACGGTGGGTTGGGGCTCGTCGAAACGAGTCTTCACTGTGAAGCCCCAATCGTTGAGTGTTGCAGCGCGTGATGGTCGGTACTTCATACTCTTCTCCTTGAATAGATTTTATTGCTCAATCTTACAGAATCTCAAATGGAACGAACATCTCTGACAGTTGCCCAAGCTCGTTGATATCAACGCCGAGCCGTTGGAGCCCAAGCCAGTCGCTCTCAAATTCCGCCCATGCAATGCCACAGGCATCCCTGTTTGCTTTGGCAGTATACTCAAGGAATGATTGACCTGTCGCAACTTGCCCAGCGCGCCATACCACTAGCCCGAGCGTAAACCATATGGGTGGGGGTGGTGTCTGAGTGATTTGGATCTGATAGCACCTGGCAAAGCGACGTATAGGGACATTCCAAATAGTTCCCTTGTTAGTGACGTCCCCTGGTATCGGAACCGCAGAGAAGCCCCGCCGCTCTAGTTCCACTGTGACATCTTTGATTTGCTGTGATGTTGCCATGTTACCTTGCCTGTCCTGGACGCATTGGGGTACCCCAAGAGTATAGGTTGCACCAGGGGTTTGTCAAGGGCACTAGTCGCTTCTTTGCCGAATGTACTTTGTGACGCACCCATAGGACGTCCTCTTCTCGTATTTGACACACCAATATCTGGGATTGATCGCCGGGAAATAAGTGTCGCCCTGAGTCTGGACATCCAGCCAGCTAATGTACATCATAGTGATGGCGGGCATTGCCAGTCGGTATATCTCAGCACCTCCACAGACAAACGCCTTGGTCACCCCTTCGGGCTCAGCAATACGTTTTGCAATGTCATAGGCGTGTTCCAACGTGTTCGCGGTATGACAGCAAGGGTCACGGATACGGAAGTTCACATCCCTGGTGAGAATGATGGTGTCCCGCCCGGGTAACACACCAGTCGAGCGGAAGGTATTCCGCCCCATGATGAGAGGGTGACCTAGGGTTCGTTCGCGGAAGTCAGACAAATCATCAGGGAGATGCCAAGGCATCTTCCCAGCCAGCCCAATCACTCCGTTGTCCGCGACCGCTGCAATTATTACAAGATCCATAACTTCTCCGAATGTAAGAAAGCGAACCAGCCTAACCTAGAGCACGCAACTCTGGCTGGTCCGCTGTTTGTGGGTAACCACCCCACTATTTAGTAAATATGTGACACCCACCATCAGTGTAACTGTCGAATTCCTCCATGACCGACTTGGTCAGGTCACCCCAATCGATGAAGTCTTCGACTGCCGAGGGAATGCAACAGCTTCGTTCAATGTATTCACGGGCGAAATCCTCGTCTTCGTTGTACTCACCCTCGTACTCGTCCATGTCACAGGAGCCCCTGGCTTCGTGGCGGAGCCGGTAAGCGTCACCATACTGTTGACATGCCTCGATGTACTCCCCGTACTCGTCAAGGTCGCCAAAGTTCTCGGGGTTCTCAAAGTCGTAGTCCCATTCCTCAACATCAACGGAGTCGACCGCCCAAGCCTCCGAAGCTGTGTCCGCTGATTCTTCGGGGGCAGGTGGGAGTTCGTAGTTTAAGTCTTCACAAAGTGATTCGCCATGTAATTGGATGTCACTCTCCAAATCCTCAGTAACACTGAACTCATTGAGTTTGGTTTGGACGTTGTCACCACAGTAGAGGTGGTACTTAATCGTTATGTCGGCCATCAATTATCTCCATTAGGGGATTCAGTTGCGAGGTCATTTTCGACGAGCCACTCAGGGTGTTCATGTTGCGCAAGTTGCAGAGCCCATTCATCTGTCTCAATCCACTCGACTTCTAGCTCCCCGACGGCACTAAAGGAATGCTCATCTTCCACGAGTGTGACAGCGTCCCAGGTAGTCCAGACACGGAGGATTGGACGTTCCCCTGTTGTCCCACCATACATAAGTTTGTGATTCCGCTGGCAAGCCTGCATGGTGCAGAACCCACAGAAGTCAATCTGCCGTTCTGTAATACCACGTATCTGCTCCGTGAATTCAGTCAGAGTCCGTTGTGTCATCCGTGTTTTCCTTAATGTCTTTCTCGGTTGCGATGTGATAGTGCTGGCTGGCAGTCACTTCCAAATTATCTAATTGTTCCCAGACACTCTTGATGTATTCTTCGCCGATCCCGAACCCATACTGCCGGTTATGCGCCTGTGAGCACTCCCGCGTGGTACAGCCGCCATTGGCTCTGATGCACGCCGCAGTAATCTCTTTGATTCGTTTCACTATCTGTGTTTGACTTGTCTGTGACATTTGAACCTCACCCTAAGTATAGCTCGTGTTTTCTTAATTGCAACCTGCAAAACCCATCAGACGGTAAATTGATTCTCGCTCTGGCTGAAAAACCTCTAGTGTCTGTAACCCTTCCCAGAGTGCGAGGTCTCGTGCATAAAGTGCTCCACAATTATCACAAGTCCGGGTCAGGGTGTACTCTAGGAGGGAGGAGGCCCGGGCAATACGTTCAGCGCCACGTATTACTGTGGCGACCACAGCCCAGAGGTCTGGTGGTGCCTGGATACCATAACTATATGTAAACTGCTTCATACCTCGGGACAGCACTGCCTGGACGTTGGTGACTCCCAGAGGTCCACCTGACCAACCCTCAGGGATGTAGTCAACTGCCTCACCGATGTAGTAGCTCACCGAGAATCCACGACATACCAGGTCAATGTTTAACAAGGTCATGTTCTCAGGGGTTATCAACTGTGTCGTCATATTCGTCACCCACCCTCCACACCTTGAATTGTGTCAAATAGATTCACGAGTGGGGCCAGGGATTCATGGTTCAAACCCAGGTCTTGTAACCCCGTCCAAATCTCGATATCAAGAGGGTAAGACACCCCACACTCGTCAAAGTCCTGAGAAGCTGCATACTCCAAGAAGCTCTGCCCCTGAGATACTCGCACGGCACTCCAGACTAAACCTTGGACAATCTCCCACATTGCTGGCTCATGGGCTAGTATGTAGGTACCCCAGAGTTGCGTTGATCCCCGTTGAATGGCAGCTCGATACTCAGCAGTCCCGGAGTCATCCAGGGTGTCAGGTATCATACTGCAAGTAAAGGAGAAGCCGCACATTCCGAGCGCCTTATCCATCAAAGCTTCCATCTCTGGTGTAATATCAGTCACGTTGGGAACCTCGGGTATCCCCGTCCGCGTCTGTACCCTTGGACGGCTCAGCCATTAACGCCTTAAATTCTACCTCCAACCTCTCGGCATCCTGCTTGTCCAACTCCTCGGTCATCTGGAAACCAAACATCACCCGATCCGAGGAATTGATCAATTCGTGATACTCTGCTTTATTGACTCCAAGACGGGTCAATCCCTCGAAGCACCCAAAACACCTCTGGTAGTCCTCAAGTGTCCGTCCCCACCCCTTCGCGAGGAAGTCAGTACACTCAGGGTCCTGCCGGTATCGGGCTGCATCGTTCAGTGCGTTCACCATCAGGTCCCCAAGTCGTGGTGGGTGATTTGATAGCTCCTGAACCAACTGGCTCCAGTTAATGGAACCCCGCTTAATCGTCACCTGGAAGTTGAGGTACCCCTTGGGCATGGCATCGCCACAGGGTCCACAGCAAATGGCCTCCATCTCAAACCCATGCCCGGCAATGAGTCGATCTTGAGCATCATACTGAATTGGCGTTGGTTTGTAGTTAGTCATCCGTAAAGCTCAAGTAAGAGAACAGTTCATCAAATTCCGCGAGGTCAGTTGCTGACATACCTAGGTCTGTCAAGGACCGCCAGTCCATTTTACACCACACATATTTATCGCCAAGACCTTCTCCAACCGTCCCATCCGCGAATTCCAGGAAGGTCTGCCCAGAGGACACCAACCCTGCGCTCCAGACCAGAAGTTTTATTGCCGACCAGAGTTGCGGAAATTGACCAGCATCAGTCTTTTGGTAGAAGATATGGGTATAGTTACCCCTACCAAGGTAGGTCTTATAGGTTTTCCTTGTGTCTCGGTACTTCGTAGGTACTGGGGTGTCATCAAAATACAGACAGTACCCATGGGTAGCCAACATAGCATTGACATGTATCTGCTCCAGCTTATTCAAGTCTCGTAGTTTCATCACATGTCCTTGATTCTTATTGGCGTGGGTACATAGGGGTTGTTGGAGGTAAAAGGGGATTCACACTAGTCCTAGTTGGTGGCTTTGCCCTACACAACAGTACGACAATGGTGACACAACACATCTCACTCACAGTAAAGACCCGGTAGTTACCTGAGTCATGGGTGAAGTAGATAGATACCCACAGGGACATCTGCCATAGCAATGTAAACCGTGCGGCTACATGGCATACAAGTATCAACATCCGAACCCCCGTTAGTAAGTGAAAAAGGCAACCACACTTGGAGTAAGGTTGTCCTCGTTGTCCAGAGTGTACATCACATAGCCGTCCTGACATCTGCGGACGGGGAGGCGGAGGACGACATGCTGTTGGTAGGTCCCAATCTCTGTTGGACCACCGGTCAGCGCCCGTTTGTCGTTGCGCACTACAATGTACGCCATACCATTCCTCTTGAGATGGCTCTGTATGTCTGTGAGGACCCTTACTGCCTCGGCTTCATTTTCTAGGACGTTGAGAACAAACATGCAAGTTATGGTGTCATACTTACCCTTCGGCTTCTTGGGTCGGAGGTAGGGGTCGTAGCCGTCCAGACCATAGTAGTCAGCGTCATAGCCATGTCCACACCCATAGTCCAGCACACGACCATACAGGCGGTCCTGGTCAGCAAGGTAGACCATTGGTTCGGAGGGTGAGTCCCGGTGTGGGGCAGTCAGTTGGGACAGGTTCATTTTCGCCTCCCTTCTTTGATTAACGCATCAGCGAGTTCGTATGACCGCTTGGCATACCGGGAATCCAACGCCTTCGGGAGACCTGGTCCCTGAGGTCCAGCCATCTCCGCCATGATGTGTATGGCAATGACGTCTCGTTGAACCAACGCGCTCCGGTTTGGAGATCGCTCGCCTGCGGAGATTCCTTTAACAATGATACCCACCAGTAGCAGTGTCAGGGTGAGAGCAAATACCAGGGGAATGCGATTGAGCCACTTCTCATTTCGAGTTCTCATTTTACTTCCTTTCGGCGGGACATCATGGCATCCGCGAGTTCATAAGCTTTGTCGGCAGTCTTCTCAGATGAATTATTGAGCCCCAACCACTTGTTACTCTTAGCAAGGTGCTGAAAAGCCGCGATCGCGAATTGGTCCCGAACTGGGTGTGGGACAGCAACCGCTGGGGCAGCAACCGCTGGGACAGCAACCGCTGGGGCAGCAACCGCTGGGGCAGCAACCGCCATGATCTTAGTCGCGGGATTCTGACCTGCCGTTGGTGCATGGAAGGTCTCAGTAATCTGGGTTGTCTCAGTACCCCGAGGAGTCTCGAAGGTCCGTACAGTCTTAGTCGTTTTGATGATGTCAGCCGTACCAATCGCACCGGGTGTAACAAATGCGATAATCAAAATAAGTAATGTGTCTCGAAATCTCATGGTTTCTCCATTCCAAGTTCAAGTGCATTAAGCCACCCACGCATGTAGGTTACAAAGCCTGTAATTGTTTCGCGGGCGACCATATGATTGTTCTGGGCCCTGCGCCAAGTGTCGTAGTGAGGCACTGAGGAACATGCAAGCCGTATGGCACTATTGACCTCAGGTGAGATCCAGTCTGAGGCAAGAGTCCCTTCCTCATCAACGCCTATTTCGTGGTCCCCACACATCACAGTGAATAGAACCATTGCCTGTTTGAAAGACATCGTAGGGTCTTCCATCTCACCTTTCGCGAGCCCCTCCACCTCCAGTTCTCTCACAACCACAATACTGAGTGGGAACGCACGAGTCCCAACAAACCGAACCCCATCTGCCCGATCATCATAGCGGTGGGTGCTAGGAGGTCCAGAGGCGGGAACCTTTAAGCAATTCTGAGCATAACTAATCGCGTCGATGATCGATTTCCAAATTGTGTATTCGCAAGGGACATCAGCAGGTTGATTGACGACTAGGTACTGTATCATGGGTGGCTCCGAATCCAAATTAAGTGAACACTCCAAGCTTACCTCCCATTCAGCACTTTGTCAAGCTCTCTTTTCCGCAATCTGACCAAGTGAGGCACTCGGACCTTAATGTCCTTCTTCCCAAAGGGTAAAGGGTTGGTAGTCCAATAGTCCCGTTGGACCTCCACCAGGTACCAGTCGCCACCTAGGTAGTTGATGACTCCATACCCAGACTCCACCCCCTTCTGAAGCTCGGGACGTGTCAGGGGTACATAATCATCCATTGTCCAGAGGTACATGGTTGGGATTACCGCAGTCATCAGGATTGCGCCAACGACGAATCCACATACTTGCGTCTTAATTAGGAAGCCTAAAAACCTTTTCATACTGGTACCTCAATTTCCTTGACTCTAACGTAGGATTTACCCACTGCCTGGGTCCATGGCTGGGTCACCGTCAGTTCGATGTGTCTCATCCGTGTGGTGACGCTGCACAGAGCATCCGAGGAATGATGGGACCAGAGTTTCTCGGCAAACGTGTATGCCTCAGAGAGTGTTTTGTAAATCTGGTGATGGGGGTATGGGGTCCCGAAGTCGTCCTCGACCAGGTAGTACACCCAAACATCCTGGATATTCATAGTGTGCCGAAAGTAGGTCTTACGAACAACCCGATCCTCCAGATTGAAGCGTGTGATGTCCACCGAACCCCATTGTTTACCCATCCCCTGAACGATTGAATCGCCGTTACCGCCTACCACGCATTCAGTGAAGGGTCCAGGTGGTTCATATTGTTTACCCTGAGGCGGGTAAGCTCGAATGTGTACTGTCAATCTACTACCCAGGTGTTTTTCACGGTGGCGGACCACCTTTCACAGGTTGTTCGGATACGTCGATAACATCCAAGGATGTCCGGGGGTTCGACGGTCTCTATATCCTTCTGGGGGATACGGCGTATCCAGCACTCCCGAGTCATAAATATGGAGGCAGCGATATTTGCCTTCAGGATGGTGGTGAACAATTCAATCTGAGGTTCCTCCCTCGGAGAGATGCACACCACCATGAAATAATGCTGCTCTCTCATTCGGATACCTCAATCTCCCTGATAGCCGCCTGCCAAACCCCTAGTGGATCATCAGCGAGGAACCGCCAACCTTCTGACCTAGCACTTGGTGAAATCTTGATGGTCTCGGGCGCTCGTTGGTATGTTGTTATCAGGTCAACGAGGCAAGCATTGACCCTTGTATGAGCACCCTCGATAGATGAGTGGGCGTGATACTCGTCATCCGTATGTTTGTCGCTTACGATAACTAAGTACAGTATCATTCGAGTAACCCAGGCTCAGGTTTTCTCATCGAAATAGTCGGACACTGGTCTTCCGATATGCCCAGCTTACCGGCTACTCCTAGGGCGTGGGTTTCAAGCTCCGTCTTGGCGTCATCAACAATCCCCTCGATACGCTCGATGTAGGCATCCGTGTAGAACTGGGTATTACTTGCAAAGTTCCCTGTGGCGACCTCCATCCGGTGGATGATGTCATCCATCTCCTTCAAGGTAGGGCGGTGTTTTGCCGTGTGCCACTCCTGCATCTGTTTTGTAATTTCCTGTTGACCGTCCATGACCTTCTCAAACTTGTCACGGATCATGGTCTTCTGCTGTGCAGCTAGGTCTCGGGGCTCTGCCCCGGGCGTCATTCGTTCGTCCTTGGTGCTGGAAATAGTACATGGAGCGCCAGCGCCCATCCCAATACTCGTGATTGCCCGAGCGAACTGACTCTCGGACATGTACACCTCGACCAGTTGGTCGTCACCCCAGATATTATCATGGAGACCATCCGTGTGGAGCTTGGCGGTAGACACCCGGAGTGCAATGAAGTGTTGGTGCTTCACTGGCGAATTGAATAAATCTGCCTGCCCTGACATGCGAGATATCTGAATGACCCCATATGAGGGGTGTGTATGGACTTCGTCCTCAGGGAAATGTCCTGGCTTAATGGTGACGGGCGTCGTGGGTCGTGGCATGGTTGTGTTCTCCGATGATTAAGTGGTTACTCTGAAAGTATAGGTGATGATTTGCCGGTTGTCAAGCCTTCTTCCGCTCCAGTTCGTCTGAAAGCATCTCATGGGTGCTGGGGTACTCAATCTCGATGTGTTCGTACTCATAACCATGATCGCTACGCCATTGCAGGAAGTATTTCGCGTCCTTACCCTGGCCATGCGACTTGACCTGCTTATAGAGGGCAACCATCTCCTCATCATCCCAGTGTTCGGGAACGTAGTATCCCTCTGCATCAAGGATTTCAAATAACCGTGACCAAGCAAAGGACTCGTGTGCCTTGCTAAGGATGATAACATGGCGATCACCATGCTTTGCCTTGTGAATCAGCAATGTGGGCTGAATGGGTTGCATCTCCTCCATGATGTCACAGACATCCCAGAAGAGTCGATGTGGCTTGTCGTTCCAATGCCCCGCGAATGGACCCTCCCCATGAGGTGCATTCCGGTAGTCATAAACGTTTCGATAATCTTCACTCATGTGAATAAACTCCATACAATCGGAATCAGAATCGAACCCAGGATGAGGTAGGTAAACCCTACCAACGCTTCTTCCTTCTCCTTGACAGTCATCCCTGTGGTTGTTTCAACTTCCTCGAAATCATAGCCGGAAGCAGCCACCGCAGTCGCCACATCAGTCCCGGCGGACAAGTGGTCAAAGAACTCCTGACGCTTCCCTGCACGGCGTGGTGGGCGGGCGTGGTTTGGATACTCGGATCGTTTCCGGACCCGTTTTTGGGGTGTCGAAATACAGCCCAGTGTTTCAAAGGCCGCTTCCCAGTCAGCAGGGACATCTGCCACTTGGTCCAGTCCGTCGAGGACCAAGACTGATATGACTTGTTCAGTAACTTGATCCACGCTTGGACCCGTGAACACAATCTGGAGAACCCCCTTGAAACCCGAGGGGTGTTTTCCGGTGGTTGCCAGGTATATGTCGTCATGTTGGTAGTAGTCGATTGTCATACTAGAAGTATGCCACATAAATGGCAGGTTGTCAAATAAAAACCCGCCCTGACCATAAGCCAGAAGCGGGGAGAAAGTAGGGACCGGTATAATCGTTACCCATTGGCGAGGGTTACACCAACGCCACCAATTTTGACAGATTTATCAACCCCTCTACATGTACGTTGGATCATTTCGATTTGTTGAGTCCATTGAATTTCTCTTTAAGCGAGTCTTTCGCATCTTGGAACTTGTCCTTGAGTTTGACCGTAGCATCTTGGAACTTGTCTTCGGCTTTCTCCACGGAATAGTCGACCGCATGTTCGACGGCTGCATCTCGGTGACTTTCTACCGAGTTAGTCACGACTACCGCGAGTAGGGCACCGAGGACACTGACGGGGACAAGTCCCATCAGGAATAGTCGCCGTCGATTGGCTTTAGGCGGTTCTTCGTTTAGGAACGACATTCTGTTTCTCTTTCTGTTGTTTGATGAAGTCTTTTATGGCTTTAATTGCCTGTTTTGCCATGGGGACGTTAACCACAGCAAGATGGGTGACGGTAACTTGCCCCACTTTGTTGTACTCAAACCAGAGGCGGGTCTTGACCTTAGGGTCTGCGTTGGCAGCCCACACAATCCCCTTGCTATCTACTGTGGAAACCCGGGTGTAGTCGCCATTGTCAAAAGTAGGGGTGAGGGTCGAAAGGACGTATGATTCGGGGAGGGGTTGGGATTTCAGACAGCTCTCATACGCAAACACCTGCCCCTTATAATAGGCGACTGTTTTGTATGCGGGAGCCAGTAGGGTTGACCCAGTGGGTAATGGCGGAACAATAGCTAGACGGCTATCATAACGGGCATAGACTCCAGGTACCCCAAAGTCCAGAAAGCCCTGGGCATGGGGGTACTGGTGGTGAAACTCAACCAACGTCGCGGGCGCGGATGCCGTAAACTGGAGAAACGCCTTGGCATCTAACCTAGGGCTACCTTTGGGGGTAGTCACCTGGTTAACAAACGGATTGTTGACCACCTGTGGTTGGGCGTTCGAGATACTGGTTACACTGAGGGAAAGCAGGAGAAAGAGTAGTGTTTTGAATCGCATGTGTCGTGGACCTTTCAAGGAATAAAATAGAAACTCAGAAACTCAAAGACTAAACTGTGACTTCAGGTCAGACTCAAAAGTCGCCTTCTCACGCTTCTCGATAGCCTTCCACTTGATGTATCCAGCTTTGTCGCCTGCCTGGGACATCGCGGCACAGACCATACCTGCATGGACGTATGCGTCCACGGGGTTGCCATGTGTCTTTGCCAACCAATACTGGTCAATTGAATCGTCGGCGACCTGTCGATGGATGTCGCCCATAATAGGGGCAGTGGCAGCTTGGAGTAAGGATGAGGGGGCATTGGACATATCATGTTGAATGCCTCCTAAAACAAATAAACCCCCGAAGACTGCGAACACACTGACTCCAATGAACCCAACAACACCTAGGGGTTTCTGCTCACTTGGTTTCGATTCGGTCATTCTCTTGTTCCTCCAATTAACTAGTTTGTTCAATAAAATAGAAACTCAAAGGACCTGTTCAACCAACTCATGATACTCGAATGTGTCGTCCACCATCGCGTCATTGAGGTGGTCAAGCAATAAACCATCCGCCAACTTTGCCCATGAACCATCGCCACCCAGCTTCTCGATCCCAGCCCGGTCCAGGTCACATCCTGGAGTACTGTAGCTAGTGACCTTGGCGTCCCAGACTTCAACCTCAATGATACTAGACTCGAATCCACCCCCGTCAGGATTGTATCGAATCTGGTTCTCAGTAGTGTACTGGACCCAAACGGTTGCCTTTGCGGTCCCGCCCAGGAGGTCGTCTGTTTCGTATTCGTGTTCGTTCATTGTCGTAGTCCCTTTCTACACCAATACTACCTTGCAAAAGCAGCTTGTCAAATCATTTCTTGAAACCGACCGGGACTTCGACACGTTCGTGGTCAAGGCGGGCGGCATCAGCATTGCGAAGTAAGTTGTTGCCAGCCTTCAGCTTACGCTTTACCCACGTTGAGGCTTGGGTGCCATATGCCTGCTTACAGTAGCCCTCAGATAATGTCCGATACCCAAGGCTTTCGCGGGCAGTAATCTGGAGTTCCCGCACGAGGCGTGACATCTCCGTAACCCACTGGCGCTCCAGGGTACGTACCTTTCTGAGTATCTCTGGGTCCTCGACGTGTTCCTTACAGAATTCCTCGCAACCCAAGATGTCTCCGGCATGGAGCATATCCGCGTAGTCACGGAATCTCACGTCCCCTTGAAACCCACTACAGTCCCTGTAACGTTGCTGGGGAGCTGGTAGTGGCTGAGGTCCTAGCTCAATACTCGTCACTTTCACCGCCTGCCTTCCATTCATCCCCGGACTCGAACTCACCATCCTCATCCCCCTGTGAAAAGGGCATCATGAGATTACGACCCCGGTCCAGTTCGGCGACCACTTGATCATAAGTCATACCCGCTATGAAGGATTTCTTCTCAGTGGCTAGCACTGCGTAGAGTACAACAACCCCCTCAGGGGTGTCTTCGACATTGCACACATCCATGAGGTCCAGGGTGATTCGTCGACCGTCCAATTTCGTAAAGTTCACGCGAGTTATCATAGTGTTGCTAGTCCTTTTAACATAATTTACTTGCCAGCCAGAGGTTGACATCCATTATCCCACACCCAATTGTCAATGGTCAAAGAGTGGGTGTGGTATCCGCTCTCAGCCTGTTCATGTAATGCAAGTCGGTACGCCTGCCCGAATTTATCACTCTTGAATGTTGCCAAACAAATCCGTGCATCGTCACCCATGGTCGCTTTTAGGTGGGCGAGCGAGTATTGGGCATCAAACCGGTCGCCCTTGATGTGCTTTCTACTGTAGAGCACCTCCACCAGATACATGATGCAGTTCGATTTTGGGGACGTGATAGGTGGCACCACCTGCGCCCGAACACAGATGTCCAGGACAGGTCCAAGATTCTGGACTTCCCTGGTCCCGGGTTTGTACCACTCAAATGTGCCCAGTGATCCGGACAGGTTGGACTTCCAAATTGTGTTCATTTATGCCCCTTAAACATGTTCATTAAATCTCCAAATGAATTTGGGTCAGTGCCCTTGAGTTTCTCGATGTCCTTGGAAGTCTCCATCCCACAGGAGAACCCATGCTTGTGGGCCTGGGTCAGGACCTTCCGGAGATTGCCGATGGTCATCGTGAACTTGGTGTCGTTAGGTTGGTCAAAGTTCGGGTTCTTCCTCTTGAACTTCAGCCACCACTTCTGAAAGTGAGTCATTACATACCCCAGCCAGCATAGGCTAACATATAGACCCACAGACCGACCAGGATGGCAAAGCAACCCAGTACCAGGAGGATGACCGCAATAATGTACTTCTTGAACATAGACGCCCTTTCAAAGCTCACATGATCCCATAAGATATCAAAACACGCCACATGATAAACAGGACAAATGTGGCGGTCAGGGTGAGCATACTTACAAAAGTCATGATCAACCCAAAAGTATCCTTGTACGCCCGTCGATTCGCAGAATCCATAATGTGTCTAAAACCCATCCATAGCCCTCTCCGATGAAGTTAGACCAACCCATTCGCGACGAGCAGACGCCAGACCACATAGCCTAGGAGGCTGAGGGCTGTGACAACAGATATCGCCACAAACACAAACCAACCTACGACGAGGCGAAAACCCAACTTCATCTGTTTCTCCATGTCAATCATCTGTTTGTTCACTGGTCTTCCGAGATTGTTCATCATCTGATATTCTCCAGTAGTGTTAAACCTAACCGCTCGTGGCGAATAGTCGCCAGACCACATAACCAATGAGGCTACAAGTCGTAATAATTGAGATCATCACAAACACAAAACAGGTAATCCTGATGCAGGCGATCCACTTGATCAGGTTCTCAATATCGCCCATTCTCTCCTCCCAAGGTGGTATATAGTTCTGAGTATTCCAAGCTTCTTTAGATTGGTCCGTTGTTCGGGTTTGAAGGAGCGTAATCCACGTTTGGGACTCAGTTGCTGGCACAGGATACAACCGTTGCCCCGCTTATCGTCGCCAATCTCGATGACCAGCCGACGCTTTTCTTTGTAGTCGAATTCAATGATGGTTGGCAGCATGGTGTTTCTCCTGGTTAAATTGGCTTACAACTCAATCATAGGTGATGGATCAAGGTTTGTCAAGTAAGTTCTGCCACCAGCTTGATGAGCAAATCATCGGGTGTCAACTCGCAACCGTCATCTGAACTGATGTGCAAGGCACACACGCCGATGGCCGCCTGGTATCTGTCATTGTGGCACTCTGGACCTGCTAGGTGAGACCTGATATACACAAGATTACCCACACCACAGTAGTAAGAGTCGGCGATATGCGCGTCTTCCCCCGCTTGCTCAAAGCACAGCACCTGAGGCTGACTAAGGTACCTGGTCAAACCTGCGCTCTCAAACACATCCCAGGCTTTATCCATCGCACTCTCAATAAGTATCCCCGCAGGTGTGATTGTTTTTCCTGCTGATTCAGCGTCATCCAGTACATCGTCGCAGGTCTGGACCCCCTCCACCTTAGACAGGGGTCTCAACCAACCCTCTTTCACTACACCAGGGGATAAACCTTTGCGTTCCACGAACCCACTTGAATGGGAGTCACGACACACAACAGCGCCAACACCTGCGGTCGCAGCCCAGGCATTGCTCCAACTTTCTGACTGGGAATCATCCGGGTCTGTGTAACAGGATCCAAAGAGATAATCGGTGTCCAAGTTAGTTTCGAGCCAATTACCTTCACACTGGACCTCCTGGAGCACTTGCTCAATAATACCCTGTGAAGCGTTTCCCAGCATCCGCGCGACTGAGGCCTTAATCACGTACTCGGAACTATTACGACATTCGTCGATGGGCAAATCATCTTTACTGAAATTGTAGTCAAACAAGCTCGGCTCCCGTAGGGCACGGACATAGACACCCTCGCGGTAAATCTTAGCGCCACCCTCTTCAGTCTTCTCCAGAATACCGGGGACAGCTTTGCTGGGATCATCTGAGAAGTGAAGGAAATTACTACCCAATTCCTCATAATACTGACGAACATCGGTATTGAGTTCCACGAAGATCCGCGTGAACCCAGCCCGGGCACGGCGGTCTTTGGGGTCCACTGTCTTAATGACAAGGACCTGGCTGTTTATATCACCTTCTCGGATAGTTCGATCAATCGCATTAGAGACGAACTCTCGGAGCCCCATCCCAACACTATCCCAGTCCAGGACCCCCATGTCCAAAACCCAACCAGTCTTCTTCCAGGCACTGGCACCCTTGCGGTACACAACATGTCGTGCCTCAGTCTTGACCAACCCATCATCCACCATCTCCGATTGGGTACTGAATTCCAAGCGAGTGGTCCCACAATAGACCCAGACGGTAAGCCCGTTTCGCAGGCACACATTGATGGCATGCTTGTTTCCGGAGCCAAACTGACCGATTACTCCATCAGCTTTGCTACCCCGAGTCGTGGACAGACCAAGCACGGTGTATCCCTCTACTGGGGCTTCACCCTTGTTCTCAATCATCAAGTAAGGTTGGTCGCTCATCTCAAAATCCTCGTAGTGAATTGTTCGTGTGAATTGTTCGTGTGAATTGTTCGTGTGAAGAATTGTTCGTGTGAATTGTTCGTGTGAATTGTTCGTGTGAATTGTTCGTGTGAATTGTTCGTGTGAATTGTTCGTGTGAATTGTTCGTGTAGTTAACTGGTCGGGATATCTGCCAGAAAACCCTGACCAACAGGGCTCCCTAACCACTGAATGACTGTGGCCACGACCTCTATCTCAACTTTGGTGGGGTTATAATCCCCTCGATTTGCCTGGGACCTATCCAAAATGTATGAGAGCACCCGCTGTCTATCGTTTATATGGTCCCAGAGAACACTAAACTTCCGTTCGAGGGGTTCCCGGGGGAGTCGATTCGCATTGATGCCTTGAATTGGATTGCTCATCGCTGACTCCTCATGGTTGGGTACATTTCATCCGATTGGTTACTCTTCAAGTATGCCACACTATTTGTCGGTTGTCAAGCCACATTTCAAAAGTGGATATGGTCGCCGTAGAGTAGGATCCAGATACATGTAGCCTGGGTGTAGTGGATTTTCCACAAACCCGACCTGTTCCCAGTGTTTTGCAATCTTCTGGATAGCGGTGGCGATAGCCTCATCTGTGATGGGGTGCAACTCATCCAGGATAGGGTGGGGTCGGGTGACCACCAGACCGACGCAACATCCAAGAATGTCAATGAGTTCAGACCCTGCCACAGGTGCAATGTTGAAACCCCGGTATTCGGGGTCAATGTTGGCGGTCTCAAGACAAAGGAGGCCACCCGTGATGTGGTCTAAACACAGGTCATTGCCCACATGCCAGTGAGTACCATTGGATACCGTCTGGACCAGTTCGTATAGGTCTTGAGACTCATCGTCCGCTGCCAGAAGCATGTCGACCCGTTGACCCCGGCAAGAGCTTGGAATCAGTGTGCCCTGAATGTGCCCGACAACCTTGTCATACCCTTTGTCACCCTGAGCCACCGATATATTGGCTGCAATGGGGATTAGGGGGTCACCAGGCTCCCGGTCTCCACCCTGGAGCTGGACTTCAACTGAAATAGAATAAACTTGTGGCATCTCTGATGTCCTCGATAGTTTAGTTGTAGCCACCAGGGAATTTGCCCCAGGTGATAAGTATGGAGCCACTCATGTCCTTGTGAAGGTCATCCTGCACCGTCAGCCCACCAGCACTGAGTCGCCGCATTAAACCCTCGTACTGACGGCGAACCTTCAGACTCGCCACTAAGGGTGAGCCGACCTCCACAACCGCCTGCCAGAAATGGTCACAAGCACACTGCTCAAGGTAACCCTGTACCTTCTCATAGGCTTCAGTGATTAGGGGGCACTCTGCATCAGCGATATTCAGTTGTGTGTTTAAGTGGTTCTTTAGATTCAACATCTTCGCTCTCCTAAATACAATAGTCACAATGAGGGACTTCCTCATCAAATACGGCAGCCCCGCAACTGGAGCAGGTAAAGGGTTTCTCAGGGTGAATCTTCGTCAGAAACCTTGACTGAGGGACATACCCCGTAAGGTGCGGATGGTTCCCGAATGTTATGATGGACAACTCCCCGTCTGTGTGGAAATTCAGTTTGAAGGTGCGCCCATCTTCCAAGACTACACTAAGAAGCATAGCATCTGCGAAATCAAAGTCTAGGGACCTTCCCAAATCCTGGAGATTAGCGTCCGCGAGCTTTACTTGAAATCGACTCATAATAAGGTCTTTCAGCGTGAAATGTTTGATAAGTATCAGGGAGTTTGAAACCTCGTGAGGGTGTCCGACAATCCAGAGTCACGAGATGTCGGAAGCTCCCACAGTCTCGTAGGAGTCGTTGGATAGTCTCATAGTACACAGTGATGACATGTGGGGTATCCACCCGAGACACTATGTGTATGTGCGGTAAACTCCGCCCCATGTGTCCATGTGTAATGTACCGACTGACCGTGGGTCCAGGATAAAAACCCTTACTAGGGTGGTTTGGATGATCAGGGTCTTGCTCGGGAATAAACATCACTCTGCCTTAAATTCGGGGTACTCTTTGATGATCACGGTGTCACTGACTTTGTAATACATCACGGCTTCTTGCTGATAAAACACTGCTGTGATGTCCGCTATCTTTTGCATAAACTTGGCGGTGGTTGCAACACGTACGCAGATCATACGTTCCGAGAATATCTCACCACTTGGAGCAACCCACTGGCCTTTGACTGGCGGGAAGATGGTCAAACCTCCCGTAATCTTCCGGATGCGACGGTCCCACTCCTTGTGGCATCGGGTCCGAAATGGCTTCCCGCTGTTGCTTGTACAGGGGACCAGTATTTCCCAAAGCTCAAGCATCAAGGACTCCATGTTTTACGAGGACATGACGGAACTTCATCTCTAAGAGCTTCAGTTCCCAGAGGGTGGACGGCTCATCCTCTTCACCATCATGATGGAGCACATTCATACACTCGTCCAGCAGGTCCTCAATAAGTTGGTCGCCACGCATCAGAGTACTCCATCACACAGAGCCTGGATAGCCAGAAGAGTTTCCCTGTCAGGGGTGGATGATGCCCGCACAGTCTTTAATGCACTGAGGTCCCCATAATGGGGCTCCAGGCAGGCTATCAAAAGCCGTTTGATAGACTCCCGAGCCGGTAAATCCTTGAGAGTCGATTCTTCGTAGCACCTCTCCAGGTACTTCTCTTTGTCCACAAACCATTGCTTGATATACTCAAAGGTATGTTCCCCACGTCGGATACCCTTGAGGTGTTCCCTGTGACGACGAAGATCAATGGTGTGCTCCGTCAACATCATTTCGCACTCCAGCAAGAGCCGAACCAGGTGGTAGGCAAATTTCAAGTCGTACCCATGCTCCTGATGACTGGCATACCTAGCACTCACCTCTTTAGGCTGCTTGATGTCCATCTTATGGAGTTGCTGGTAGGCATATCCCTTGTACTTGACCCATGCACCACGGTGGAGGAACAGGTCACGATTATCCCGAACCATCTCGCCCACCATTGTTAATGACAATATGCAATCCCGAGGGGCATACAACACATCAATGATGTTAGGATTGCACTCCATTGCCAACTTAAAGAACGTTGTAATAGGGTACATGGCAATGTCGAAGTGTTTCCCCTTATGACGTCCGTCGGGGTCCGTCCTGATGTGGTGTTGCTGCCATATCTTAGGCGGCTTAGGATCCTTGTTAAAGCCCAACAGGTGACCCTCCAAGTGTGGGAACAACATATTGGCTGGTGGAATATAGAACCCTACCACATCACAGTCGCTGGTATCTGTGCTCACCCCATATGCCTGGCTACCGGTGATAGTTTCAAAGCACACATTATCAATGTACTTGGGTGGGTTGATGTACCCATCTTCCGTAAGTCGTTGAAGTAAACTGCTCATACCATATGCCCCTTCTTCGCGTTACATGTTTCACACATAATTTGGAGATTCTGACGGTTATTGGTACCACCATGTCGCTTAGGGATAATGTGATCAATAGTCATCATCACAGGCTGTTCTTGTCTATCGAGGGTGTAGAGGTGTAATAAGTTACAGGAGCCCCTCGACAAGTCGTGATCAAGGCTCACTAAGAGCCCACAACACCCACATCGAGTACATACTGGGGATGCACAGACTCGCTTGAAGTTCACAGTTATCTGAACCGTATATCCACTGAGAAACGAGGTGGTACTACCACCATGTCGTGAGAGGAAATCAAAGATATACATGGGTTCAAAGGTCTGTAAATATCGACGATTCCGGTAGACATTACCAGGGGCTAGGTGCCGCGATAATATCTGCTTTCTCTGAAGGGTGCGAAGTTTCATCGGTCACCTTTCTCTGCGTTACATGTTTCACACATGCACTGGTAGTTACTCATCACACACTTCCCACCCTTAGACGAGGGGACGATGTGATCCTTGGTCAGCATCACAATCCGACCCGAGGACATGATCCCATACAGATTGAAGTGGGCGCGGAGCGGGTTGGTAGTCTTGTTCCACCGCTGCCGTTCGGAGCGGGGTAAATCCAGACAGAACACCTTACCCTCTACCCCACAATTGACACACACTCGTTGGTTCTGGAAAAGCGAGTACCTCTGTGAACACAGCTTCACTTTGCAATTGTGTAAGAGGATGCTCAGTTTGTCGGTACCATCACCAATCAGTCGGAATGCCTGAGATACACTGTACTGGGCAAGATGTGTGTTCCCATAGTGCTTGACTTCCATGAGTTGCATCTGAAGCATTTGGTGGAGCATCACGTCCTTCTCAACAACATAGTGGGACTCCAATGGTTCTGGTGGTAAGTCGCACGTCACCAAACTCTCGGTCTGGTAGACTGGGTCACCTGCGTGAACGATTTGTGAATCTTCGTTTGTCATTCCGTCATCTTCCATCCGCTTATTTCAAGCCATTGCATATCGGGACCATGTGGATCCAAACCTGATACCCCATGTTTCTATAGATTCCTCGAATCAAACGTGATAACTTTGCCACTAGGACCTAGCCAGCCGTATTTCGGATCCCAAGAGACGTCTGTTAACCCCAGAGCCATTGTCCGCACGTAGGACAACCCCAGAGTGTCTAAGTCCACATCCCGAACGAGATGGTGACCTCGTCGGTAATGCCCGACTCCATCAGTAAACAACATGCTTGTGATGCCCTGCTTCGTGGCGCGTGCGGCAAGCTGAACCATGATGGTCTGATTAAGTTGTTTTTGGTACTTCTCGAAGTCTGCGACTTGTTGTTTGATGTTCATACCCTAAGCTTACACTACAAACTGCCCGTTGTCAAATAAAAGAGCTGCCTCATGGTCAAGCAAGGGGATCACTCGATCGGTAATTGGTTTATGAACTCCCCATGTCCCGTTGAACATCCGGAATAGCACACCCGATCACCACAAGACGCCCACCAACCTGAGATGTCCTAAACCGTCCAGTAGTGATCAGCATGTCCTCCATCTCGGAGATGGACACAAAGGGTGTACCCACCGGGAGCCAGTCCCGAAGTGCCTTCATAAAGGAAGCGAGTGGGAGGTTGGCACTGGTGGTTACACACCGGTCATTGAGGAATTTAACGAGTTCTCCGATTTCCATCTGTCTCTCCGAAGTTATGCGTCAGTTATGCGTCAGTTATGCGTCAGTTATGCGTCAGTTATGCGCCGCTACTCACCAGTGTCTTTGGCACCCTTACGGTCCCGATAGTCGGCTGAGACTGACTTCACAATCAAACGTCCGCCAAGGATGTCACTATAGGCTTCGTGGATAGGTCGGACTACACAGCCCTCCCGCCCTTTGAACGTACTCTTTGTGTCATCAAAGGTGGTGTCCCCATAGGTATGGTGTTCCACGACATCAGCACTGTAGGCACCTGTATACAGGTGGGGAACACACCTCAGCCGGTGGGCATCACAGTGTTTCACCATATCCCAGTAGTTCATGTACTCGCCATCAATGGAGATGTCGAAAACCCGGAATGACTTCTCAGACCGCCCATAATCCAAGTCTTGAATGCCAGGTCCAAAGATTTCCCCGAAGATAATAGCGTTATGGCAGGGTTCACCATCCCGTCCCGCAACTAGGGACGTAAGCATATGGAGGACCTGTTCCTGCATGAAGTGCCAATACAACCCGCCCTCTTTTCGACGGACATTGTGGGACCCAGCGCAGAACTGGTACTCACCACTGGGGTCACGGATGAGACCCAACCGGCAATTGACGCCATGAAGCTTCTCGGTAATAACTACCTGATCCGTTTCTTGGAACGCATCAGTGTATCGTTGTACATTCTCGATACTAGTATACCCATGGAAAGCTTCCAAGGGGCTGGCCGCATCTCCAGCGCCAAGCCGAACCGGTGGGTCATACTTGTGGGCATTGTAGTAGTCAGAGACGTTAGTCCCAAGGGGTGTACCAGCCGGTATTCGGCAGTCATGGGTGGTGGGCGTACAGAACCCATGCGAAGGCTTCCCTCGCAAACGAGTGGCTCCGACTCGGCACTGTGTCTGAACTTCCTCACCCGGAAATATCGCATGTTTCAAATACTTCGCGACCCCCAACTCTTCAGCCGCGTCAAGCGGGATGAGGATATCCGGAGGGAAGTATACAGCAAGGTCTCCAACCTTGTAGTTACCCTTCTGGGTAACCACTTGATAACCAAGCACCCGGATAACTTCCAGACGATCAGCATTGGGATGGGCTTCTACAGCATTAACACGTTCGACGCTAACTATTGTTTTCGACATTACCAAAAGTTCCAATAAGGGGGTTTAGGGTGAGGGTTGGGAGGGAGAGGTGGTTGTGGAAAAACGGGGGAAGTACGGTCGGCATCTTCTGCATAAGCCTTGCCTAACTCATCCATCTCCGCCAACCTCGCCTCCTCAAATTTACGGAGGACCAAATCCATGACAATCAGTTTCATTAGTCTGGACCCCCAGCATCAATCACGGCTTTCAATTCTTGGAGGAGGCTGCTCTTCACATTGAAGGTTTCTTGAGACATCTGTTGGAATTCACCATCGTCGACCTTAACTGAATCCACTGCTGCCCACTTGTCAACGAATTGGGCAAGTAAGGTTGCTGGTGCAGACATGTCGACGTCAGTCCGAGTCGGAGGGTGTGTCAGGTCACAGGCTTTGATGAACAACTTAGCGTCGTTCTCAACCCACTTCATATAGCCAGAGGTGGACTCCCCGGCTGCTTTCAAAGACTCGGTAATCAGGTCACGGAACCTGATCGCAATAGTAGTTCGGTTCCCTTCCAGGACCAACCCCTTCATACCTCGTATCTGTTGGATGATATTGTTGGCGTTCACGGTTTACCCCCGTTGGATTCATTAGGGTGTTTTCCAGATAACCGACCACTCAGTGTACCTTCGGTATTAAATGGAGGGTGTTCGCCGCCTGGTACTGAATTGGGCATACACTTGAGGCGGTGGATACCCTTATGGATTACCAGGGCAGTGAGAATGGCATCCTCCAATGCAGTGTGTGGTACAATACCCTCAATACCAGCCCGTGCCATACACTGGTCCAAGCTGGGCAAACAATCATCCTCAAGTGGATTCCAGTACAACATACCGGGATCCAAGACTCGTCGGACGTACCGGGTCTGCTCCACCCAGTCAGGTAGTTTCTTTAGGAATGGATGATCAAAGTTTGCAAAACATTTGCCTGCAACATTGGCGCGACCATACCGTCCGTCCTCACCCATGGAGTATGCGCCATTTTCCCGCATCCAACTGCCAAATATCTTAGCGACTTGGTTGGGGTAATGATAATCATACCCTTCCTCCTCCTCGGCGATGCGTCGGAAGATGATTGGGTGCATGGACAGAGCATAAGGTTCACCCTTGTAGCTACCCCGTTTCAGGTAACAGTGGAACGTTGGTGGGTCCTCAAGGGGTTCCAGCCAATCATCAATCACTGCACCAATCTCGATGATATCACAGGTATTCTCGTCCAGCCCAGTGGTCTCGATGTCAATCGAAACGAACCTGGAGAAGGGTTTATTTGTCATGTTTACCCCCTTTGTAGACTCCGGTGTTACCCTTGCCCCGGTTGACCCGGGGGTGCATGTTGGACACGCGAGTGTGATACGCGGCGACCTTCTGCCACGACCGTTTCAACTTGAGCTTACCACACTCTGGACACTTCTTCTTTGTCTCGTGCATACCATGAGTGATGGTGGAAATAACTTCGCAGGCTTCACAAACGTAATCATAAACGGGCATCAGGTGGTTTCCTTTGATTGGATGATAGTGTTTCTGTTAGTCCGGGTCAGCGAGAAGCCACAGAAGGCACCATTGGGATGGTCCGTAATCACTCTGTCTTGGTACACCTCGGTAACATTGACAACCAGGAACTCCTTGAAATACCCAATACAGAGTAGGCGGTCGCCCACTTTGATTTCCTTCCCATAGAAGTCAGTCTGGGGGGCAGTGTCGTCGTAAGTATTGGGCATGCTAGACTCGGGCTTTAATGATTGTGGATTCTTCGGTATCTTCGATGAAGAACATATCAGGGGTGCCCCCCTCATGGATCACGTCGACACCATTACAGAATAGTTTCACTACCCTGACTTGGATCATTCGGCTGCCGTCGCTGAAGGCAAGCACATCATCCTTCTGGATTTCATCGCCCCAATAGTCGTTCATTCTTGTCTGTAACCCTCTTTCCAAGTGACAGCAACCTTCTTTGACTCTGTGATGTTGCAAGCTGTACCATCTTGTTCAACCACCCTAATGCCAACATCATTCACGACAGACACGTTGGCACAGGTCAGGCATTGATGTCCCAACTCGTCGATATCCACAAACACAACTTCGTCTCTGACGTCAATATCCAGTCCGGCACAATCAAGCACGGTGATCCTCCAAAACAGTAACCAAATTCATGCCCATAATACTGTGGGACTCCCCTGTAATGTCTTCGACTGTCAGGTAATTGCCACCAATAGACGTGACCTTACCTTCCACCATCGTCAGTGTTCCGAGTACGAACATGGCACAGACAATGGTGTCCCCATGCCGGATGATTACGCCTCGGAAGTCAGTTAAATACATGTCGTTCATCCTACTCTCAATTCTAGTTTATCAAGTGGAAGTTGTCAAGTGGAAGTTGTCAAATGCCACTGCTTGCGGACACCCACCCTATTGCCCGTTTCAAATTCCGCCTAGCTGGTTCCTCAAAGAGGTCGGCAATTGCAGCATGGTGGTAAATACGTTCCCGATCGAGGAAGCCCTGCAAAACCTCGATCCGTTTCTTACAATACTCCGGAAGGGGCACCCAGAGGTATTCCAGCCGGATTGCTCTCTCAAATTCGCAGTACACCCACTCTGACTCACCCAGGGTAGTGAGGTCAATATCAGCAGTAAGTTTCTCGTCTGTGTGGTTCCAACCCTCAGTGTGACTGGTTGCGAGGATATTCCCAATGATACGGTAGCGGACTTGTTCATCACAACCAGCATAATCGAGAATTTCCGCAGCAAATGCGGCACTGTGGTCTTCATTGTCATCACGATGTGTGTCATAGACTATGTCATGAAACCACAAGGCAAACTCAACTTCATCAGGATACCTGGCAAGCCCATGCCACACACTCAACTCAGCCAGACAGTTCGAGAGATGAACCCCATTGTGGTACGCTCGGGCAGGTTCAGAATAACTATCCCGGAGTCGTTCAAACACTGATTTCCGATGTGGTATGCCCATACGGTCCATCAACGAGTACCAATGGTGCCCGTGCGGGAAGCCAATTGTTTCAGTCACCGTTCGTAACCATCATCAAGTGAGGTGAACGAAGGACGTAGATACAATGAGGGATGTCACTCTCAGGGAGTGGCATCGCGCATACCCTCTCTTGGCTCACATTGGTCACCACCCCTTCGCGCAGCCTCAGATAACCATCCCTTTCATCGGGAAACACCACTCGATCACCAAGATGGATTGTTGTACCTCGACAGTCATTCATTGTACTCATTGTTGTCTCCGCATTCGTAAATCGTAAATGGAATCAGTCATCGTTCGTACCTATGTTGGAGGGTGGTTCCGTCTTCAAGGGTTTCTTGGTCTTTATAATCCACGCCAAATCTACGCTCCTTCTCGCCACCGGTGAGCACTTTCCCAGACCAACGACCGGTGCGGGCATGACATACAGCGCAGCGCCATTCAGAGACGCCATCATATCGGTCTGGTGATCCGTAAGCATACTCGACTCCTGTTGTCTTGTTTGGGTCTGTATTGTGACACTTCGCACAAAACTCTTGTTTAATTGCTTCGACAGTCAAATTGTGTTCCTCCGCAATATGTTGGCAGTACTTTGGATCTAATTCAACCAGGGTGCAATCCAGATTCCCGATGCTCTTGCATACCCGGAGGGTGGTACCTGTACCTGCAAAGGGGTCCATGACAGTTCCCCCGTTGGGTGTTGTCAGCCGGACGCACCGTTCGACAAGTCCCTCCCCCAATTGGGTGGGATGCCAGTTTCGACGCTGTTTACTATTCCCAGTGACTCGGGTGAAATCGAAGTGATCATCAGGGATGAGGGCGTCCACGACCCACTCGCCGCTCTGAACCGCTCTGGTGTGCCAATCTCGACGTTGCTTCTCGGGAAGCTTAGTGAAGTCAAACGCATCGCCCGGGACCTTCCCGCCGGCGGTTGCACGCTTGTCGCCATTGAGCTGACGCCAGGAGGGGACCTTCACAGCCTCTGGATACAGCTTGACCCCAGGATGACAGAACCTCCAGAGGGGACGGTGGGCATTGCCCAAGTCGAACTTGTTGTTCTGATAGAAGCTGAAGGTCTGGACGCAGGGTTTGAATTCGACACCAAACTTATCAACCACCTGCTGTGCAATGGCTGCCATCGGTAATAACCATCGGGAATTGAAGGACAGCCAGGTAGTCTCAGCGCGAGGAATAAAGGCATGGAGCCACATACTTAGACTTGTGGTGTAAGTGGTCGCGACCACCTTATCCACGTACTCATTGTACCCCAGCCCGATGTTATCAGGTGGGTCGGCAAAGATGGTGTCAAACCTCCGATAGGTCTGGTCAAACCAGTCCAAATTATCGCCTCTGATTATTCTGTACATAATATGTCTAGCCTTCTATGATAACGCCTAAGTTAGTGTCAAGAACACCAATACCCGCCAACACATCCGTGGTTATCCGTGTCCCAGACGTCTGCACGTCATACATCATTGACACCCGGAGTGCAAGGTTGTTGTGAACACCAATACCTGAGCGGATGGGGAGTCTAGGTAGGGCCAGAGGTAATGGTCGGGTGACCAGGGCCATTGTGTCAGGGTGGAAACCCAGGTTGATATGCCACGGCATATCAGGAACATGCCAGCAGGTGAAGCCAATGTACTTTCCCAGACGTGCTTCTTCGAGAGCAGTGATTTGAGGCGGATACCCACCCCCATCCCGAATGACCGGGAGTATCTCTGAACACTTTAGGGCTTGCGAGCTGGCAGTCGACAACACCAGGTTACGGTCAGAGAGGGGTGCCCTATTATCGTTTAGTTTCCGGCGAGCATCAATGATGGTGTTGGTTGCATTAGCACCATAGAGAGAGTACTGACCCCCAACGGTATTATCCGTGTAGTGGACAGCTTGCCCAATGAGTGCCTGGTCAATCTGGCGAGCAAGCTTTTGGATACTCGGGCGGAGGTATTGCTCCCTTAATTCTTGAAAGGACTTGGAGGCATCCCCATCTCTGATGACAAAGTGTGTGGAGAAAAGCTGGTCCAGTGGTATTGGGATATTGCAGCCAGGGCTTCTCAAATTGATTATGTCCCCAAACTGTGACACCTCGTCGCTACAATCCCGGTGAACCAGATTACCCATGACCAGATTCTGTTCAAGGAGTCTCTGAGCACTGACTGCCCACATTGAGGGCAGTAGGTTATCCTGAGTAGGGTAGGTCATTCCAACTGGTGGAAGTTCAATCCTCGGGGGATCAACCGGAAGTGAGTCACTCCCCAGAGCCCTAATTGGTGGGAGTTTGACTGAGGGGACACCCTTAGGAGACCCTACCAACAACTGCCGACCCACCAGGGTAACCCCAGCGGCTCCAAGTCCCAATGTCTTTAAGAAATCACGTCGGTTGTTCATCTCATATCCCTGTCATCACGATACATTGATTCAAACTGGGTTGAGGACATGTTGGCGAACTTGGAGATTTGACTCTTTCCAACTCGCTGAGTTAAGCTGGGTGTCCACAGCTTACTCTCATTTGAATCAATGAATTCCATCGTAGGCTTAAACCAGGTTCCGCCAGTTGAGTGAACCACCTTTTGGGACACCAGTGTGAATGCGTCACAAGAGGTCCGCTTGCCCATCGCCTGCCGCATAAACCCCCGGTTGCTCCGGTTCAACCCCGTGAATTCGACAGCTCCAATACCTACAAGGGTTATGGAATAGCGGGGTCCCCAGGCATAATGACTGACACCATAAGGGACTCGGGACTCGCCTGCCTTCTGGACAACCTCCTTGAACTCTGGACTATCCGGATCTGTGTACTTGTCTGTCACAGTGCCTGCTTCCAGCTCGTGGAAGTGGAAGGCGACATCGCCCAAATGTCGAAACCCGATGCACCTCAGACGGCGACCATGGGAGACACACTGCTTGGACCTCCACGCATGGGTAATCCAGTCCCCAGCCTCAGCCTGCCCACGGCGTGCCCAATGGCTATTCCCATGGACCAAGCGGAGTATGTGAGGGTAATCCGTGGTGGGGTCTAAGTGAGCCCCTTGGTGGGGCACAAGAGCCTCAGGGGTTGAGACCTCTGTCAATAAAGACTCAGGGAGCACGTCCTTGGCGCCCGCCAAAGCTTTGGCTGGAATAGATGCTGCTCCAGCAGCAACTGCACCCAGTCCAAGGAATCCAAGAAAGCCGCGTCGATTCAAACTCATCGTAATTCTCCAGGGTTAGACATACCTTCTTCCACAAATCTCTCACGTATTGATTCGGGTGTAGTCCGGGGTTCGTGTGTAGTTCCAGCCACAGCCATGTAATAAAAGCGAATGTGATTCACACCCACATTGTTGCGAAATTCCCGTGATTGTAGACACCAAGGATATGCAACGTCCTGAGAGCCTCGAAGGGTACGGGCACACCGATGTTGGGCTTTGTTCAAGAAGTTATATGCAACCACTGGACCATTCCTCAGGGCTAACCACATGACACAGCCAACATGATAGTCGAGTGGGTTCCGCTTGGCCATGAGTTGGAAATCAGTGAACAATGGACTCTTTAGGTCCTCGGATATAATCCCCGTTGGACTGTGTACCGCCACATAACCTGCCATGGCAGCGCCATCAATGGTAAACTCTGAACCAAGGACCTGTAAGCCAGGTGGGTCATTGATACTCTGGATCACGTATTCTCCCGATCGGTATTTACCGTAACGTTTGTTAGGGACATGGTGATCGCAGTTCATCAATTGGAGGTACAAACCATTGTCTGGGTAGAGGTGGTGGGCAATGTGAGTGGGCAACCGGCGGGGAACTTTTGTCGCGGTATTTGAAACCTGGTCCACAAACCCCGGGAAATTACTCTTGAGAGCAGTGGTCACCTCAGCAGTGGTCACCTCAGCCAAGGTGAGTTTCTCGGGAGGTAGTAATAGCTCCTTGGGAAGTTTCTTGGTCTCCTTGGGAATCCGCGCGATAGCCTCACGGCCCAAAACACCAGCCGCTGCTACCCCAATACCAAGCTTGCCTAGAAATCCGCGTCTGTCCATCTGAAATCCCCTATTTCTGAACCATACCGTGCTCGTCAATGTTATAATAACTTCGCACCTTCTGCATTCTGGACTCAACGTCCAGGTAGCTGGGTGAACCATAAGTCATTTCTTCGCACGCATTCTGTGTGACGTCCGCATAATACCATGTGAAGTCGGACAGCACATCCTCGTTCATCATGGTGTACAATTCAAATGGGTACGGGTGAGTTATTGGTCCCAGGAGTTTCGCGAATGCTGGGTCTTCCAAGCAGTCGCCTACCAATTCAACAATGGGACCATTAGTGAGTGCAATCAAAAACACTGGTGCATCTCCAATGGACCATCGATTCTTTGGTGGCATCAAACGATCACCCAGGTACATGTACCCGTCACAACGTACTTCACTTCCGTAACTCTCGACTTGTTTCCAATGACCCTTGTACGTAAAGAACTGACCAGGTTTTACACCGTCGAGTCGGCGATGGTATGGCTGGAACAGTTCCAGGTACTGGGGTATAGGTTTGCATTTTGGTGGTGGTGTCAACACCGGGAGCCCAGCAACTGCCATGCTTGACAGTGCTAGGCTCGCGCCCGTTGCCTTTAGGAAGTCTCGTCTAAGCATACTGGACTGCCTCGCATGGCACTGGCTGATTGTATTGCGTAATTCTGAGCCAGGACTGGTGGATTTCGGGTAGAGAGTTGGAAATTGTACCCGTGGCTTGATATCCGGAAGCCCTGGGTGGGAGCAACCTTGTAACTATCCATAGCATACATAATTGCATCATACGCATCATTGTCATATTCAAAAGCCAGCATTCGAGGAGGCATCACGAAATCAGCCATCCGCTGGGATCGTGAAAGACTGTAATGTTCGTATGCAAAATTCAAGCGAAGGGCAGTTTTGTATGGGTCTGCCTTCTGGGAACCTAGGTCCCAATCAATCGTGGTCTCGTAGTGACCATCATCAGGTAGTGGACTATTGGGTCGGAACACTGAGACAAACGAGCAGGGGTGATAGTATGGACGGGACCCCAATTCCAACGCCAGATCGCCGGGTTGGCGACCGTAACACCCGAATTCAACAACAGGTCCGTCATGAACTGCCAGGAGGAATATGGGATTTGTCCAACCAGTGTGACTGGCACCTATTCGCATAAAACCGTCGCACTCCAGGGTCTTGCCAAAACGGTACTGAAGCTTGTCTTCTCCGGGACCTGCTGTAAAGGTCCCGATGTCCTCTTCTGTGGTACTGCCAGCGCCACAAGTGCCCAGTAGTTTATGGTCCCGATACTTAAACCAACCTTGTGGGACTTGCCAGAGGCGTGGCGCATGCTTTCCTTTTCGAGGACCTATGTGAATTTGTCTTGGGGGCTCCGGGAACCGCTTTGGAAGGCAGATAAACTGTGGACGTGGGAGTGGGTGAGAGTGAGGTAGCGGGGGTGTCTCTGCATTAGCTGCATTAGCTGCATTAGCTGCATGGATAGCCGCAATTGCACCAGCGCTTAGGGTCTTTAGAAATACACGACGATCAAGCATTTGAAGTCTCCAACAGGTTTACTCTCAAGTGTACACCATAGACTACTGCCTGTCAAGTAAATTATCTGTCAACACGTTCATGTTCAGGATACCACGGAACTGGTTGTCAGTAACAATCTTACCCGTCCTGTCCATCCAAACTGCACTCCCCCAGAGGGTGAGTATCGAAACAATGTTGCTACTGACAGTCCTGGCATTCTGGGCTGCTTGAAAGTGTTGCTTGCAATAGGTCACGAACTTGGTGTGGTAGGGGGCCACCATCTCCTCCAGAGATTGCTGGCTCCGTGTGTATTCAAAACAAGAGGGATGCCCGCCGGTTGGCTCTCCCACCGAATGAAATGTCATACCGAATGCTGCTTCCTTGAACGTTCTCTCATCAGTGGGGAGCACACTAGCACATGGTTGCTCACTACAACCCAGGGCGTCAGTCAGTTTGTCAAAAGAAGAATGGCAAGGAACCATGTCCTTGAGGCGTTCAAAGAGCACTGGCTGACCTTTGTGGAACCTCTCCGCAATTACCTGGACAATTGAGTGGCTATTTATGGTATTCATTAGTTTCTTGGAGTCAGGGATAAAAGGTCTTTGATATCAAAGGGTCCGTGGTACACGAGAGCTGGCTTGTGTGTCTTGTGTGGCTTTGCGGTATCCCAGTGGGTGTACGACCAGAGAGTGTTGATAGTCTGGTGGTATTTGAGTGCCCAGAAGTCCTCGGAGGCCCTATCCATTGCAGCCTGAACATCTGCTACAATAACCTTCCGAAAAGGTTCAACAACCCGCAAGATCCCATACTTCTCCACAAACTCGATGAAGAATGAATTCCAATGAAGGGTTTGTGTACCAAGCGCGGTGAATCGTAACCCAATACAATCCTCCTTTATCTCCCACTCTGATGTGTCCCGAAAGTCCACATTAGGGTCGCCACTAGGGATGAACCTCTCCTTCTCATCAGCAAGGTTGTCCCAAGTCGAATGACCAGGGGTCAGGTCATCACATTGATCATGGTACACCAACTCCCCCTTCGAGAAGGCCTTGCCCTGGATTTGGACGATACTGTAAGTGGTCGACATATCAGGTACCCATTGGTGTAGCAAGACTTACAAGGTCACGCAGGTTGAAACCGCCATGGAACGTAATCATCGAATCATAGTCACCTTCGTGAGTTTGCCATGTGGTCTCAGACCACATTGTTGTGATGCTCACCTGTTTGGGGTTGTCGTGGTGCTTCGCAAATTCGGCTTCCAGCAACTTGACTATCTGAGGCATGTGTTCAAGTAGCCCGACCTCTGGATGATTCTGAAAGTCATAATGCTCGACGAAGGACGAATAACCAATGTTCCAATCTCCGATCGAATTCACATAGAGCCCGTACACATCCTCCAGGATGCGGAGCAGGGGATGACTGCCTGGGAAGTCAGCGCCAGTCAAATCTTCCCAGCAGGAATGCGAAGGAACTTCGTGCTTGATGTCATCCCAGAACACGGAATCCCCCTGACGATACTTGAACGCCTGTATTTGGACCGCCGCGTAACTAATGTTGCCTGTGATCATTCAACTACCTTCATTATCCGACAACCCGCCCAACGGAAGACTCGGGAGAATAAATCAGGATCAGGGCCATAATAAAAGAAGACCTGACCCCGGGGATTACCTGTCACACTCCGACCTTCTGTGCTCACGAACTGGATGCGGGCACAGGGCTCTGCCCGAAGATCAGAACACCTACTAAACTGTTCAAATGCACCTGTCTCTGTGGAATTGTTTATCAGAACAATCGCCGATTCTCTAATGTTGTTAAGGTTCCATTGTGTACGAAACTTCTTCGCAAATGCTGGGAGAAGTGTCCGGCTGTATGGTGGATTGAGAAACAAGGACCGGCAATTCCAATCTTGCTCCAAAGCGTTCATTTCCTTGTCCATGAATCGGTTTGCCCGTATGACCTGTCGATTCGCTTCTTCACAAGAAGCGGGATCTAAGTCGATACCATCCAAGACTGTGCGGCAACGTTCCGCCCATTCAGGGGGTGTCCCGTAGTAGTCTCGATCCTCAGTGGCTTCGTAAACGATCGCCATATTGCAAGTGTACCTGATAAAGTTGTGGTTGTCAAACGGAAACTTTAGCCTTGATGTGAGGGTGGGGGTCATAACCGGTCAATTTGAAATCGTCGTACTCCCAGTCACTTAACCCCTGACCTCGATTTTTGAGGGTCATGGTCGGCAGCCTCCGGCAGTCCCGCATGACTTGTGTCTTGGTCTGTTCAATACAGTTCGAGTAAATGTGTGAATCGCCAGATGTCCAGATGAAATCCCCGAGTTCTAGGTCTGCCATCTTAGCCATCATCATAGTGAGGAGGGCATAACTGGCGATATTGAATGGCACCCCTAGAAACATATCGGAGCTTCTCTGGTACATCTTGCACGAGAGTTTGTTATTGGCGACATAGAACTGGAACAGTAAATGACAAGGTGGTAATGCCATCTTACCCGTCTGGAGGGGGTTCCACGCCGAGACAATCATTCGCCGACAGTTGGGGTTCCCCTTGAGGGTGTCAAGTACATCTTGGAGTTGGTCACAGGTTGGGTCTTCATTGAAGCTACGCCACTGGACACCATACCCAGGTCCGATGGTTCCGTCATCCAACGCCCATTCGTCCCAAATCTTCACCCCGTGTTTATGGAGGTAGGCGAGGTCGTTACGCCCACGCATGAACCACAGCAGTTCATAGATTATGGAACGGAGGTGGAGCTTCTTGGTGGTCAGCAAGGGGAACCCAGCAGCTAGGTCGAATCGAAGCTGAGGACCAAAGAGACTCAGAGTCCCGGTCCCAGTACGATCGCCCTTCCGGTTCCCATGGTCCAGGATAGTCTGCATCAAATCCAAGTAGTTTTGCATATCAATCTCCAAAGGTAAATGAAAAGACCCCGACTATGAGCCATAGGGGGGGGTGGCGTCACGGTCGGGGTTGTGCATCGTCGCTGCGGGCCCAAAGAGGGACATGGCAAGCAACGTGCATAAAGTTAGTCGTCGAGAACTTCAACGGTGATCCGGAGTTTCACCCTTCGGGTGATATCAGGAACATCCTCCAAGGTCTGGAGGCCTTGTTCCCGAAGTGAATCATTGCGTTTGAACAGGGCGTCAAACTCTTCTTCATTTGGAAAATCCAACGTATTCACGATGGCCGTTTCCAGACTCTCGGATGGGTTAGTGTCCTCGGGTGGGTTAGTATTCACGGTCGGGGTAAAGATGACGTCCGAATTGGGGGTACCTTCGACAGGTATCGTAATCGTCCGATTCCGGTCAAAGAGACGGGCTGGGTAGTATCCCAGGTCCACTTCTTTCTCGATTGTAAAGCTCGTAAAGTCAGCCACAGTGTTTCTCCGTATTAGCGATTGTCGCCGTCACCCGAGAGAACCCCTCGGTCGCGGCGGGAAAACAGTTTGTTAATGTTAGCTTGTGCTACAGCCTGGAGGGGTACGCTATACATATCGGCAAAGCGTGTGATGCCCAGGAGGATGTAGCCTAAGTTCTCGCGAATGATCTGTACTTTCTCGTCAGAAACAGACCCGTTGGTATCACGGATGGATTTCTTTGCAATTTCTGCAATACGTCCGGCATACACCACGAAGGCTAGAAAGCAGGAGGCATCCAGGGCAAGGAAACGACCTTGAAGTTGGTCAAAGGTCTGACACTCTGTACCACCAAGAATGATACTATCAATGACGGAAGGGATGGTGATGTCCAAATCCAAGGCGGTGTTTACCACGTACCACAGGACATCACCTAATTCTCCAGTGATGGCCTCCGCGTCATCTACGTGTTGTACCTTATCAAGAGCCTCCCCAATCTCACCGCAGAGCCCCAGGGCGGGGTAGATGAAATTGGCATTCGGAGCCTTGTCATGGTAGTGGGCAACCGAACGGGCTTGTGCAACGTAATCAGCAATCAGCATTGTATGTCTCCAGAGAGTTTGTTTCTATTCCTCTATCCTAGTTGGTCCAAAGAGTAAGGTCAACCCCTAATCTCCACAATCTCCGCCTTTTGCCAAACTACAGGCTTGGACGGCTTCTTCAACCAATTCAGCACCCTCGTGACGCAAGGCTTCTTCATAGTCACATGGCGTGAAGGGTTGTCCAGAACGGCACCCATCTGGGTAGCAGGTGATCCCTCGTAGCTCAGGGAGGTACTTCATTAGCATGGTTCCAAAAGGCTGCACCTTGGATTTGTTGTTCAATTTGGTACCCCATGCGGGTAGGTTGACCGTACTGCTGATTCCATGGTCGACGAACTGCTGAATCCAATGCTGGAACTTGACCCGTCTTTCCACGTCTTCTGCCAACGTATAGGCGTCCTCTATGGAATGGGGATCAGCACCAGCATCAATGAGTCGCTTTGCTGTTGGGTCAATGACATACTGGTAGCACCAATTGTTGTGCTTTAGGTATCGTCGCTTATACGCAATACAAAACAGTGGTTCCAGCCCACCGGTTGTCTCAGCAATAATCGAGATGGTACCCGTGGGAGCAATGGACCGAGTCTTCTTCGGACGCGAGAGTCCAAATTGATCCGCATACTTGTTCGCAATCTTCCCCGACTTCTTATACTTCTTCAGCCACTTCTCAAGGTCCTCATCGGGAGCATAGGGCTTCCCTCGCTTGATAAGCCACTCGTGAACGCCCATGAGTCCAAGACCTAAACGTCGGTTCTTGGTACGCACGCGATCGACCTTCTCGTAGGGTACATCACTGTAAACTGTGCCTGCAAGTAGGAACAGGGTACCCAAATCAACCACCTTCTCGAATTCCTCGATATCGTCGATTCTCGCTAAATTGATTGAACCTAAATTACAGATGTCGGAGTCATCCTTGGAGGAGATTTCTGTGCAAGCATTCCGCAGGGTCTCACCACTGTTCTTACCAGTGTCCACACTGAATCCAGGCTCAGCCGTCTCCAGGGCTTGTTCAATCACTGCCCAGTACACTGATTGTGCGAGCGAGTGCTTTACATGTTCGTTGTCGTGGAAGGCTTCAAAGAACTCGTCGTTGAGTTGCACACTGATGTTGGTACAATCCAGAGGAGCGGGGAAATTGAAGTCCTTAGCCTTCATGGCTTTGACGTCATCCGACCAATTCTTAATACGAATAAACTTGTGAATGTCCGGATGGTCCCAGCGGAGACCAGCCCAGATAGCACTGCGACGCGCGCCTCCCTGCATAATACCACGACCACACTCATTGAGCATCTGCATCAAGGCAATAGGTCCGGTGGCTTTCCCGCCTGTTCCCCGAATCGTGGCACCCTCACTGCGGAGGTCCGAATAGTCCACTCCGATACCAGCACCGGTCATCAGAGCCATGCTGGCATTGTGGAGTAGCTCTGACCAACCTTCTCGACTGTCATGGCACCTCAAGAGTAGGCAGTTACCCGTTAGGATATTGTCTGCCAAGACAAACTCATGAGTATCAGGCACAATTGCGCAATACACAGGTTCGACCCTATCCGTTCGCTTGACCGACTTTACCTTCCAGAAGGTCTGTTTCTGGGGTGGGTTTTCCAACCAGCGGTCTTGGTGCTCAGGGTTGAGGAAGAAGTCTTTTGTGACAGTGGAACGGTCAAATGACACCGAATAGTGGGTGTATTCCTTACCATCCAGATTGGATGTCTTGGTGCCAGTCAGTATTTGATTGCACCCAATACCCAGGATAGCACAGACGTCCTTTACGTGTTGCACCGAGGATATATCATGACTGAGGAGGGTCATGCGTCCGTTGTCGGCGACACACCCATCTGCTGCGAAGTACCCGACTAACCAACCGAGAAGGTAGGACCTATCATACTGGAGGGGCACAAGGCTTTTGAAATGGCTTGGGAGGAGTGACAATTCAATGTCATCCTCAATCACATGGTTAGGGAACAATGCGAAGTACTCATCCATGTACTCTTGCTTGTCCCCACACAGTCGCACAGTACACTGATGCCCCTTAGTACTAATGTTCCCGTCACCCCAGACAAAACCATGTTGGATACCCACAGGGTTGATAGGGGTGCGACTCATACCATACCCGAAGGTCTGCCAGAGTGTATCCCCGGGTGTCAGGTCTTGAGTGAGAACCTTATGTTTCTGTGTAAAGCGTCTTCGACCCCCTCGGGACTGATCGATCCCAAACGACTCAGCTACTCGCCAACTATGTTCTGCTGTGGCATACAGTGTCTTACCCCCGCGTCCGAAGCCTAATTCAACCTCCATGAGAGTTTGTACACCAAAACACCTGAAATCAGCTTCCACCCACCTACCCTGGGAGGTCATGATGGTATGCTTACCTGCATTGGTCTCGGACAGTTCCTGAATGGTGAAGGTCCCCAAACTGGTGATGACCTCAGTCTCCGCACTGTAGCAATTCTGAACTTGACTATACGGACGTCCACTGGCATACAGATACCGCCCGGCGGGGAGGAACTTCCTCTCAGTGATCATCTTGCAAATATCCTGGGATACCTTGTCCCGCATTGTGTACCCCAAGGGTTTCAACACGTTCTTAGTCACACGGTAAGCAATACTAGGCCATTCCTCTTTGGTCCCGTCAGGTACCTCCATCTTCTCGGCAATCGAGCCCGTGAGTTCATGTGAGTATTTCTGTTTCATGATGGTGTCCGCAAACACCGACATCTGAATGGTCTCTAACTGCATCCCACAAAATCTCCAACCGGCGACGTATTTAGTAATGATTCAATGACACCAATCAATTGGTGTCGAACAATGTCTTCGTTTGTAAGTTGAACGACGCCAATAGACTCGACGTGATTCAGACGATCCACAACTGTGTTGAAAGCGCCACGCTGATGCTCGGGGAGGTCCGACTGGGTCAGATCGCCAGAAATGACCATCGTTGACCCAACACCTAGACGGGTCATTAGCATACGTAGCTCCATCATGGATGCGTTTTGTGCTTCATCCAAAATGACAAAGCAGTCATTGAACGTCCGCCCTCGCATCATGGACAGTGGGACGATCTCCAGCTTGCCCTGGTCCATCCACTCTTTGACCAGGCTGTTTTCACAGTAGTAGGACATTTCATCAAACAAAGGGGTGAGGTAGGGTCCTACCTTGTCTTCTTTTGTACCAGGCAGGAAGCCAATGTCCTTACCAACACCCACGACGGGGCGGCACAGAACTATCTTCTCAATGCCACCTGCACGCATCATCTTGACAGCCATACCAGCAGCCAGATGAGTCTTACCTGTGCCGGCCGGACCATGGCAGAGCACGAGATCATTGGCATTGATGGAATTGACGTACTGAGCTTGGTGTTCCGAGCGGGGTTCGACTTTAGCAGGTTTGTATCCACTGAATTTAGGCTTCTCACCTCGTAATCGTTTCTGACGTCTCCGACTCATTTCATCCTCGTGTGATAGGGATTCTGGGGCGTCCTGACTGTAGTCCCGTGTCTTACGTTTATTCTTCTGGCGTTTTCGCTTCCGTCTCATCTTGCACTCTCCGTAGTTGGTTTGTATTCTCAAGGGCAGCTTGGGGGCTATCGGTATAAAGCATCATGTATTTCTGAATCTCCGCCATGCTGATATTGCCATCAGCAACTTGCGCAAACTTCGAGGCCAAAGGTGAATCAGGAAAGAACCGAGTAAACATCATCTCCTTTTGAAAGTTGGTAGCATGTGTAAAAAGAACCTCAGTGTCACATCGCCCTGGCCGGATTAGTGCGGGATCAAGTTTCTCTCGATGGTTGGTCGTCATAAAGACAATTTGCCCGTGAGGAGTTGTCAAACCATCCAGGGCGTTCAGTAACCCCGCAAAGCTTATCCCCTCTGTGGATCGACCTTCCCGTGTAGGTACCACACAATCCACGTCCTCGATTAGGAGAATGGTATTACGTGGGACCTCCGTAAGGGCAGTCGCCAGACCGCCGTCAGCTAGGTCCGTAGACTTGAGATTTACGAGGGCTATGTCCCTCTCCAGATGGGTTGCCAGGGCTAACAGAAACGAAGTCTTACCTGACCCAGGAGGTCCATGGAATAGGTACCCCCGATGGTATGGGACTCCTTTTTCCCGGTACCATACCTCCGAACTTAGGAAGCTTGTCATATCCTGGATGAGCATTTCAGACTGCCCTTCAGGAAGTATCACAGACTCCATGGACCTGGTAGGTACATAATAATCATCCCAGTACCCTAGGCCACGAGTGTACACGACCATGTTGTTTTGACTCTCAGGCTTGAAAGTATCCCGAGCCTCTTCTAACAACTCCCGCACGATAGCACGGTCACGTCCAAGGACGCGGATGGTAAACGCTTCCCGATAGGCGTCGTCACTGTCGCCATTCTCTTGAATCTTCCGTGAGCGGCTAAGTATGATCAATCGGTACTTGTAAAACAGCCAGTGAGTGCCTGGTGCGGGCGTGAACATAATATGTGTCCTTGACAATAGTCGAGGACGATGTGATCCCTTAGTGTCCACTGTCAGCACCCGTGCATGCTTTAGTGCATAACTATGATTTGACAGCCATCTGTCAACCCACTTGAAGGACCTGTCCCTGTCTGGGATATCAATGACGACCATGGAATGGTATTTAATGAATCCCCAGAACCTGAAAGGCCATGAGCGAACCAACGCCAAAATGGCACCACCCACCATGAGCAGAAGACCACCCTGGAAGAGGTCGTTATTCTGTAACTGGTTTTGAACAAACTCGACACACTGGTCCCACATCTGCCTTCCCCCACTTCCACCATGAAAAAGCTTGGATAATTGCTATCACAATCTCTAGTATAACCAAGTCCATCTGGTGTGTCAAGGTACCTTGTATGCCCCAAAACAGACCTCCGAGAATACCGAACAGAAACCCGATTCGCAGTTTGTATGAGACCATCCCAATTCCCATAACTGTTGCAATGTTCCCGGACCACCCTAACAAGGAACCCATCATTCGCAGACCTCCGCTGGACGTAAAACCAGAATCAGTTGGGGTATGAGGGTATCGGCGGTGACTTCGTAATCGGGGTGTTGGTAGTCAATGGTGTAATTGTTACTGATACCACCCACCACGTTTGTTTGTGCTTCCATCACAGTGAATATCTCCGCTAGAGTTTCACCGGTTATCTTTGCGCCCTTGAGGGCTTCAAGAGCCCTAGGGTGTATCTTCATTAGTCCCTCCCTTGCTTGATGAATCCACATCGATTGTGGGGTCTACAATGATCCCAGTAACCACGGGAGCCTTGGGTGCATTTAACTCGGCTAACAGGGAGTCCACATCTATCTCACTGCGTAGCTTGGTGTCAACAAGGGTGGCGGATAACCACCCGAGGGCCTCCTCGAACTTATCAAGGTCCAGGGGGTAATCGTCCACTGCTGAATGAATCTGCCACCCAATGTTGACCCCCATTGACTCAGCGAGCACAGCAGTGTGTTCAAGTAAGAGAACAATACCCATGCGAGGATCCGAATCATGACGAAGGACTCGGAGGTGGGCTTCAGCATCAAAGTCCTGGAGGCCAGCATCAGGGTTCAGGAAGGAACCATCAGGACCGGCCTCAGTCTCAGGATGTCCTCCAACATTTGGGGTTGTCTCGCTCATTTCGGCACCTCAAAGAGAAACAGGTACTGATCATAGTTCTTCCCGTATAAATGGAGAGGTACGGGTAAGACTGAATCTGCCTTGAATCCCAGTTTGTGTAGCCACTGACTAACATTGTCAGGGTCATCCGAAATACATTGGTACTCTGGCACCGAGATACTCATGGTTTTGCACTTCAGACGGTAGGTCTCTTTGCGGGCCTTTGCCATCAAAGAGGAACCAATCCCTCGGTATCTAAACCCCTTCTGGACACATATTTTGTGAACGTGGACCGTAGTTTGACCAGACATAGGAGATGGTTTCTGAAACTCCTGGTGTGTCCAGACTACCATGCCAATGGGAGTCTGGTTCTGACAGGCAACAACACACGTCATTGAGGGGTTGGTGATGACTGATTTCCACCAGTCCATGGTCTCGGGCTGTTGTTCGTATCCTTTCAAATCTAGGTTTTGTAAATGTGGTAAATCGCCCATCACAGCTTCACGGAAATCAGTCATTAGTACGTGGGTCTCCCAAGGTTAGCAAACCATTCATCGTCTTCGGAACCAGTGTCAATTCCCATGCCACTGGCACGCGCCTGAAGCATAGTCACGAGGTTGTCACTATCTTCGCGGGTCATTTCCTGGAAGATATGACCATCGTTAATTGCTGTCCAGAGTTTCTGGATACGGGCAAAAAGGTCTTTCTGGAAAGTCGAACTAATACGAGCGCGGTGGTTCGCTATACGCATTAGGGGTTTCTCACCTTCACCCATGTACTTACAAGCTACCTCATCAAGGCAGATTGCAACATCTTCGTCACCGACATCCGAACCAGTGATCCAACTGTAGATAGACAATTGAATTGCCCACGTGGGACTACAGGTCTCCAGGAATCCTTGATTGATCGGGAAACCTTTGATGTCACCCGGAAGAACCAGTTTGTGGGGCTTCCCGTTAGTTAGGCTCTGAGCGCCTACCACACCTTCGATACCTGCGTCAATCTTCTTCAGCTTGGCTTTGGTGAAGTTCCGTTCCATCCAACCAAGCCCATCACGGCATAACAAGTAACCCTTTGTTGGGCTGGCACTATGGACGGAGCAGTAACCCCGGACCTTCCAGTCCAGAATAACCCGGACCCAGTCTCGATTGATGAAGCAACAGTCAGGTTTTCCAAACAATGGGATACCTTCCAGAGTGGCGCCAGCATCAAACTCGAATCGTGGAGCCTCCTGAGCGCCATCCATCATATCAAGTAAATCTTGATAGGACCCTGTAGCGTCATAGTCCTCGAACACATGGAGGCCCATCCTCCGGGCCTCATCCCGATTATGAGATTCGACCTGGGATTCAAACAGGGCGTCAAACTCAAACTGTGGGTCATTACCTTCGCCGAATATGGCAGAGTGGAGCTTGGACTTCACCACTGCATCGAAAGCCGAACCAACTGACATCGGGAGGCTCTGAGGGTCACGGGGTGGTTTCTCGTCCACCAGATACTTCATTGTATACTCGGTAGGATCTTTCTCCCACAGCATGAATGCTGACGGAGATAACGATTTTGGAATTCTCACTACTGGCTCCTCTAGGATTACTTGGGGACTGAGGGTACTGGTGACTGGGTACTAGTTGGCTGAGCGAAGGTAACGGGCATCCTTGGGGATGCCATCGTCAGAAAGTTCTCGGTAGCGGAAGGTGAGGGTGTCTCCCACTTTGAAGTGGAGACCCTGGAAGTCGGATGGCATGTCTTCACCTGGGTGGTTCGCGGCATGTTGAATCATCAAGTCTTTAGCGAATTCGAGTTCCTTAAAGTTGAACCCAGCAACTTCCAACCTCTTACCCTTGTAGTCAGTAATCATGGCACCAATCAAACCCTTCCGCTGACCCGTCTTACCAATACGTCCGGAGGTAAAGCCAGTGATGGTTGCTTCCGAGTCGAGGTAGGGCTTGTACTTCAGGATGTATTTCATCCGCTTGGGCACCCAGAGACCTTGGGGGGCTCGAAGAATCAACCCCTCACCACCCGCGTCCAGGACTGTTTCCAGTTGACGTTCAATCTCGTCGAGGGCTAACTGATGATTGGATGGTAAAACAACCTGTCTATGAAGGTAGGCAAAGTCCGTCTGGGTCTCCAGTACATCTTTGATGACCATGAGTTCCTGCGCGAAAGTATCACCATTCCCACATTCACGAAAGTGGCCACCAAGCTTCTTTGCCCGCTGCTGAACCCAAGGTCGAATTGCGTCCCAACGGAGGGCACAATGGAAATTGGCGTTCTTGATTTCACCATCGCCGAAGATTGCACTGAGTGGCGGGCTCCCGTAAACGGCAAACTGGATGTCCGACCATTCGTTTTCGACAGGATTGTCTTTCCGAATCACTGACATGGTGTATTGAAAACGACCACGACCGGCTGTGAGTTCCCCATCGAGGGGGAAGGTAGGAAGCCCATTGAGGAAGAAGTCGGGGGCCATAATGGGATTACCATAGCGAGACCACAACCCTGTGGCTTTTGGCTTGATCTTCTTCTTACGTCCACCTGTCTTTGGGTCAGTCACACTCGCCCAAGGAACATCGACTGTGTTCATCCCTCGGGATAAACCCCCATCCCAAAAGCAACGCCCACCGTCCAACTTCTCTGACGAGAGGTAACCGCCCAAGTTCCAACCACCCTTGGGTGGTTTCTCAGGCTTGTATGTATGGGCAAGCTGGAGAAATTCACGTCGTTTGAGTTCAGTAGCAACAGGCATTATCATCTCCGATTAGGTTGCGGGTGCAACCTCTAAAGGGTTTACCGGATTCCCATTCTTGTCAAGACCACTGGGAACCACTGACTGAGGTCCCAAGGGTGTAAGTTGGAATTCCGGGAAAATGGGGTTGTTAGGCAGTGGGATAGGAATCCCATTTGTGCCCAGGGTATCTAGGAGTTGACGGACATAGTCATCCTGCCCTTTCATTATTATACTCGAAAACTCAAGCTGCAACTCCAAATTCTGATTGATTTCCACCAAGTTTACAAACTGTTTGGCGATACGTTCCACACGACCGTCAAGCTTGGCAATATGGTCAGCTTGAACTGAAAGGGACGAGGCATAGGCGTCTACCATAAACGAATTGGTAGCCATTTCACGAACCATGTAGGTGTGAAAGATAGTGGCGCCCAGGCACATGAATATCACAAAATACAATAGGGCAATACGGTATCGGTCACTCATAGGTCATCTCCAATCTGAGGATGTTAAGGCAGTTGTTAATAGTTGAATCAGTGTCTTTCACGTGGTCGGGGTTCCATGGACGGGGGACGAGTAGGGCTTCGCCACCTTCTTCGATGAACTCTTCACAGTTAGCTATATGATCGTCAAAGAGTATGACCCCGGGTTTGGCGAGACACCATTTCCGAGGAGTGAGGTTGTACTGTCGGTGTATCCATGGAGGTAAATTCTCCCAGATCCACTCTAGCTTATCAGCATGGCACTGGGGATCTTTCGTTGGTGTGGTGGCCAGTAACACCTGGTCCCGACCCACAATGTCCGCAGCAATCTCCATGAGCCAATCACACTGGGGAGACTTGGGGGCAGTCCGCCATAGGTCGGCCCGTGTGACCTCATCCCAGAACTCTGCCGGGTCTGTAGGGGCATCACCTCGAAGTACTTGGCAAGCGGTCATGACATCATACCCGACTTCCGTCGGAAAGATATTGTACTCGAAAGGACCTACATCACACTTGAAATGCCGAAGAATGTGCATGGTGAGCCCATTGAGTACATCATCAACATCAAGAACTATTCGTTTCATTGGGCGTCCCTTTGTAACATCTCAAATCGATCTCGAATGTCTTGACATTGGAGAGACACAGCGGTCTTTGTGGTTCCGAGGATATCCGCGATCTCTTGGTTGGTACTACCCCGTAATCGTGCATGGATAAGGATCACATCTTCCGGAGTATGGCAGGCTACCTCCAGCATATCCAGGGTCTCAATGTTGGCACAAGGGTCCAGAGGGATGTCCTCTTTGATAGCCTCAGCAGGGAACTTCTGTTTAGCATCCTTCTCGGCCACTCGGGAAATAGCCCAGATGATACGCTGACCCACAAAACCAGTGGGATTCCCGCCGTCACTAGGGGTACCCATAGCAGCTAGTTTCTGAACAGCGAGAGTGAGTGCCAGCGAACCTTCATTAGTCATTTCTTCCTTGAGATGAGTTGCGGACGAATGAAGGTCGATGTAGGACCCCACTTTCAGGAACACCAAGGGAATATTGGCGAGGATCATGTCGTTGATGAGATCCGTTTGGTGGGGACCAGGTTGTAGTGCCCGTATCACTAAAATGTCTCGATGATTGCTTTCCTGGGAGGCACTCTGTCCGGAACCAATCAACAATGGGTGTTTGGGTTCTTTCATGAGATGGGATCCACCCTCCACATGCTAAACACAAACAACCCCCGTTTCTGGAGGTCGTCGAGGGTTGCCATGTCGAACCTCTCACCATTGCGAGGGTCACAGACCTCAATGGAATGTGTACACCCGTTGTAAGCAATAGCGTGCCCGATGCCCATGGACGTTCTACATTCCAGGACACCTCTGCTATTCCGTAGATTCTGGAAAAACCAGTCGAGTTCTCCCTCAGGGTCCCCATAGGGTATTGGTTCACCATAAGGGGCAATCGCTGGTATTAGTTCAATGGGCGTAACTGACATCCCATCTTCTACGCACATCTTCACCAGTTCCTGATGGTGGAACCCACGACGACGCTGTGGGTCCGGTAAGGACTTGAACCTCTCCTCAGAGCCATCGTGTCCAACAATGGCGAGAACGGCTTCCAGAGGGACCTCAAGGGCAATGGCAAAGGCTGTTGGCAGGCAGGACCAGGAATTGGGAGTTTTCAGCTCTTTCATCAGGGGTTCCGGAAAAGGAGGTGAGCTAAGCCACCCCCTAAGAGCAGACCCAGCAATAACTTAGATACAAAGAGAATTGATTCGTCAACCACTATTATAACCTCCAGCTTCATGAAACACAAGGATTAAGTCTCTAAAACTTACCACATGCGGGGGATAAGTCAAGCCCGGTTGTTTTGCGCCCAAATCATGTCCCCATCCCCTCAGATTGGTTACCCAGAGCCCCCTCTAAAGGAGGTTGGAAAGGGTTCCAGAGTTCACCATTTACACGAATGTCAGGGCAATCGGTAATGGGACCTTGGTGGAACACCAGCTCAATCCCGGCCTCCGTCATCATTTCTTGTGCTTTAATAACCGAATCGCCCCACCGCTTTGGGGTCATCACCATCCGTTCCTTGTGCATGTAGAGGACCCGCACCCCTGCATTGATGATTCCACGCGCACAATCACAGCAGGCTGCCCACGGGCAGTACATGGTGGCTCCATAGACAGAATTGCCGGCTCGGGCTGCCGAGTAGATGGAGTTCCGTTCCGCGTGCTCAAAGTAGGTGTACTTATCCGGTCGTTTCTCGGATCGGTCCCGAGTAAACGAGACACCGATGGGGAAGTTATTGGCGCCCGTGCCAATGATACTACCACCGAGACCCACAAGCGTGGATCCATTCTGACTGGAGGAATCACGGCTCTGGGAGGCAATACAGTAAGCATTCCGCAAGTAATCTTCAGGTGTCATATGTTCAGGTGTCATATGTTCAGGTGTCATATGTTCAGGTGTCATCTTATTCCTCGATTTCTTCAATGGTGTCCAGGAGAGCTTCCAGGTCGAACCCATAACTCTCGTCGTAGTCACTTTCCGGATCAAACGCGCGGAAAGGGTCTCCGTACTTCTTCTTCCAGTAATCTTGCCAATTTGGTACTTTGAAGAGCTTTTCGTACTCAGCTTCGGTACCATCCACCATGATCCAGATACCAACCTTGAATTGGTGCCAGATAGGCCACTTCTCTTGCTGTGCCTTGGTGTACTCGTATTGCCCTTTGACCTTCACATCGACCCATCGAGTACCAAACTCCGGGTGCATAAGGTAGAGGTCCGGGAAGCCCTTCATGTACTTGTTCCCGTGAGTCACCTCACAACGCCAGCCTAGGTCAATCAGCATGGGTCGTATGACCTTATCGCGTAGTCTGGTCTCCTCGGCGTTCCGCTTGAACTTGTTCTTCCGTTTCTTCTTAGCCAACTGATGTTTCCTGGGTTAAGTGAAGCATGAGTTGCGTTCGGAGATAGTCTGAGGGTTCAGTTTCGTACCACTTAATCAGATTGTAGTGTCGGGCGAGGTGTTGGACAGTGCCGGCTTGGAGGGACTCCAACCAGGTGGCTACCCATTGTTGGTCCTGCTTCGTTTGTTCTTCTTTGGTCTGGCTCATTTGAATGATACCTTGTGTTTCTGGTTATTGACACCCCTACAGGTATGGTAGCCTTTGTGGAGGGCAACCGACAGCCGCGTACGGGGTATCTGGGTATGCCGGGCGCCCTCGGAAATGGTTGGGAATTCGCGACCATCAATTGTGATACTCTGGGGTGGTCGTGGACTTTCTCGTCGGTCTTTTAGTGAATTCACAACTTCCTTAAAATCCTTTGGCGGTTTTGCCGTGACCTCCTGATAGGAAGCCCCATCATGTATCTGCTTGCACGACCCACCGTTTACAGAGTACAGTTGGCCAATTGAGGAGAATGATTTCCCTTGCCCACACAGCCAGCGAATCTCCGCGACCTGTGTCAGCGTCAGGGTCACACTTGCCTTGTTTCGATTCTGAACTGTGGAGGTTGTCCAACGGCAATTACTGGGCGTATAATCCCCGCCCCCATCCCGGCGATCAAGGGACAGCTCTGAGTCGTACCCGTTGTTAACGGACCACTCAGCGAATGTGTTGAAGTCCTCCCACGCTGCACACACTTGGATACCCCGACCACCATAGTGATCGTACCCACGAGTGCGGGAATCATAACACCGCCTCCGCATCCCTCGCCATCGAGAATGGAGAGAAACAGCATCAAGGACCTGTTGAAGGGTAAGTGTCATCTCATCTCCGGTGGGGCTATCTTCAGAGTGGTTGCCCCACCCTTCTTTTCTGCCCAATTAGCCATATCGAGTGTCCAGGTAAGACCTAGGAGAGGTACAGTCTTCCGATTCCCTTCGACGATACGGACGACCACAGCGGCGGCGGTGTCAACTAAAATCGGATCAATAACGCAAAGAACTTCATCGTGGACATTTATGGGAGCCATAATCAACTTCCCCACCCCCGAGGGTTGTAAATCCCACAGGGATCTCTGCAACAATTTACAGAGGGTTGCCCCTAACGATTGAATCTGGTGATTGGCGGCTGCTCGCACGTTGGAGCCTTGAACCCCGAAGGCAGCACCAAACAAGGATGAGGCAACGGCACCCCCGGCGGTTTGAACCCCTTTGGCGAGCGAGCGAACCACCTTGACCTTACACTGGTTACCCTTCCACTTAGGTGGCAGATTGTGAGCCAGGTCAAACAGGCATTTACACACCTTGTTCTCCAGCTCGAAGCTGCGTCGGAACCCAAGCAGTGATTCCACATATTCCTTGGGGTCACTCCAGACTATCTGGCGACCATCAACCTGTTTCATACTCTGGAATTGATCTTCAATCAACTTCCGTGCTTCTAGGATACCGGGGAACATCTTCAGGAAACGTTCTTCTGCCTCTTGAGCATGCTCTTCTTGGATACCAAGGTTCTTCACCAGAGTTACCCAATTACCACCATACAGAAGCGCGAACACACCAGATTTACCAGCCGTGTACATGTCTGTGCTGGTACCATCAGAGTCCACCACGTCCTCGTAGGACGCATGTGGGTAAAGAGCGGTCCCAAACAGGGCGTGGAGTTTCTTCCGGAAGATTCCGCTGCCCCCACAGAGTTTACAGTTCCGGATACCTGTGGTCCCGTTCTCGTCCTTTTGACAGTGGACACACTCAAATTCGCCGACCTGACCAGTCCCACCACACTTCTCACAGGTCTTGCCATGCTTGCAACCGTCACACTCGACCTTCTTTGTCAGAGCATTGACAAGGTCTGGGTCCTTATAGACAGCGGCTGCAATCGCGACTTCAAATGAATCAAAGTCACCCCCGCTCAGCATCATACCCTCCCACATCAGAGGGAACATCCTTCGCACAGACTTATCATGCTTGATACCCTGGGCATTCAGCCCGGAGCCGCCGGACATTCGAGTACTCAATGTACCAATGACGTTAAAGTCGGGATGGAACTTGCCGGCTGCCAAGAGCTTGTTGTAAAGTTCAACTTCCTTCACGGCGGCTTTGACATCTAAGAGCTGACGCGCACGGAAGGCAGCGGGGTGGTTGCCCACCCGAATCCCCCCAGTTGGGTCAAAGATAGGAGACTTGCTCGCATCAATTACCCCGTTACCTGAGCAACGAACACACGTAATCTCTTCTTCCGGGTAGTTCTTTGTACCTTCCCGGAGATAGACACCCTCGCCCTCACACTTGGTACATTCTTCTCCATCCTCATTCTCGTCGAAGTGGAACTTGGTTACTTGCTCCAGGGCTTTCTTATCAGTCGTCTGCTCGATCATCACCGCCTCTTCGACATCCATGGCGTCTGTAATGAACCGCCGCACTTCCCAAACTTTATTGCAATTGATTGGAGAGGCATCCAGCTCAGCCTGAGCAAGGACACAAAGTTCCCGGAGACCATCATCGTTTGTCTCGAAGCCATGCCAGCGAACGATGCCCACCATGCAAGCCAACTCACTATCATCGTCCCCAGGTTCAGGGTCTTCAAAGTAGTGAGACATTGCCCGGGTGTACGTGATATCCTCGTAGGCGTACTCCTGGGCCTTCTCACTATCAACCCAGTGATCAATGTGTTTCTGAATCCAGTATGGCCAGGCATGTCCGATTTCCTTACCGTGCTTGTCATACATCCGCCAATCGTCCTCCGCCCCACCGGGCGCCATGCCGAGTGCTGTGGGAATATACCCCAGCTTCTTGTCTGGTGGGCTCATGGTCCGTGGAAGCTCGACGTCCGTGAAGTGGTACTTGGGTTTCCAACCGAGTGCATATTCCGTGAGGTACTTCAAACCGCCGGCGGGGTTGAACCGCAGCGAGACGTCCTTGAAGTGCTCGTCGATTAGACCTTCCTTGTCTTCCCGGTCCAGGACCTTCCACTGGTTTCCCTTGGGGTCCTGAGCTTTAGCAAAGCAAATCTCTGGCAACTCAACTCGCTGACCTAATTCTCGCGCGAGGGCATATGATAGTATGGTGGGTACCCGCCGGATGCGGATACTTCCACGCTGCATCGCCGACTGGAATTTACCCTTACGTGACCACAGCATTAGGTCACATGCCCGTTTAGGCTTGATACAGGAACCCATCTGAGCCTGAGCTTCATGATTGATGGCGATATCGAGAATGTGCTCCTCGGGGATCCAGTCCTTGGGCAGCCGCTCCCAAATGGTGTAAATCTTAGCCACATGGAAGTGATCGAAAGAGAGGTTGAACCCCACGTAGTCCAGACCCATGAGCATCTCGAAGAGCCGCATGGTCTTCCAGACAGGTTCTTTCCAGATGTGGTAGAGGTAGATAGGTCCTTCATCAATGGCAAATTGCCAGAGGACCATCATGGAGTGGAGACCACAGGTCTCGCTATCGATGTATGTCTTTGCACCCGCGTCGATTTCCCTCTGAATGGCATCAATGTCGAAACCAACCTTGAGCTGGTCACGGACATCGTCAAGGACGAACTTGGGTTGAATGAATACTTTGGGGACGAACTCAGAATTATCTGGAACGTTCGGATCAATGGCTGCTGTCACGAGTGTCTCCTATGCTCTTGTTTGCCCAGAGCTGGCATTGAAATGGTATCCCTCCATTCTAATCGAAGCCGATGTAAGGTCAAGGCATAAAAGAGCCAGGTAGAAATGAATCTACCTGGCTCAGCATCCTGTCCGGATTGAATTAACTACTTGGATTGGAACCCTCGACGGATAGCATTGAACAAGGGAAACTGGTCTGTAGCTGGCGGTGGATCAGCCGGAGCCAAATAAAAGACCCGGGGTGCGTCCAGGATTTCTGCTATTTCGTAGAATTCATCAGTTGTAACACCTAAATACTGAAGCTGAGCCCAAGCCAATTCACACCCTTCCCGAGTGTGAATGCCAGTAAACCCCTTGACCCCAGATGGGAACGGACTGAATTTAGGACCCCACTTGTCGCGACCATGCCACCTGTGCATCTCTGGTGTAATAATCCTAAAGGTCTTTGAAACCAGAATCAATAGATTGTGTCTCACACGGGAGAAGGTTCCAGGACAAACACCCCACCCCTCCTCATGGGTGAACTTATCACTCAATCGTCCGAAACCAGTCCGACTCAGGGTGACACCAGTATAGTCGCAGCCGCCATCGTCAATCGCCGGATAGTCCGCGAATTCATACTTGAACCCCATGTCTTTAATCTGCTGGGTCTCTTTGGCGAAGTGGGCACGGGTCTCTGGAGATATCATAGTTTGATCCTCATTGTGGCGTTGAAATGGTACCCCTCCATTCTAATCGAAGCTGGGGTTCTGGGCAAGGCATAAAAAGAGCCAGATAGAAATGAATCTACCTGGCTCCCTACTCGTGGCGACCAACCACACTGATATGTCCAGCCGGGGTGCTAAGCACCGCATGGCCAAAGAGGGACCATTGGGCACCTCCTAGCGATTATTGTTATCCGAGAACAACCACTTTATGAACCAGCGAACTGACCGCTGCTCACGCTGCCACTCTAGGACTCGCAACAACTCCGGGGATGGAGTTTGTGTGTCCTCAGTGGGGTTGGCTCGATGTGCTTCTGCCCATTGGGAACATGTCATGCTGTCTTCGTTATTCGTCATATTCAGTCACGAACGAAGTTCGCAAGTAAAGTTGGAGCCGACGCATCAAATCCAACAAAGTCCATTTGCCCAGCGTCTTTAGGATCAGCAACACTAAACTCGTTCTGTGCCATCCCGAACACTGCCAGTTTAGCGTCCCGTCCCATTGTCTGCCGGTAGCGTTCAAGTTCCTGGTGTGGGTCCTTGGTCCGACTGTAGTAGCCACCACCCGTTTCATTGTCCGTGTAGACGCAGAACACATCCACCTCAATCCCATGATTGGCGGCGTAGTGCATGGGGAGTCCACAATCCGTACCGCCGAAGGTCCCAGTCTCGGTCTTCTTCAATGCAGTCTGCAAGGAATCTGAAGCAGTGATACCCAGGTCACGGAAATCGTCGGCAAAACCAAAGACGTGCGTGTTCTCTTCTGTCCGAGCTGCCAGCATAGCCATAGCTGCTGCACCCTCGGAACATTTGAGAACACCTGCCCCAACACAGTTGGTCCAGTCCATAGAGCCTGAGACATCAACACCTAGGAGGTGGTTCTTATTGGTCGGCTCCACGAAGTCAAACGCCTCATAGAAGGCATTGTCCAAGCCTGTCATAATCTGTGGGACAGGGTCCCAAGTAAGGGAGCCACGAAGACCCTGACCTTCGCCATATTGCTTGAGCGCAATCAGTAATGACAAGGGATGAACCCGTTGTTTCTTTAGGTTTCCAGAGTCTTCGAGTGCAGACCGCACCAGCTTTGAACCAGTGCTCAGGGGTGTGAGGAGTCGAATGCTGGACATCTTACCCAGGTTGCGAATCATTGCCGTGAGTGGCATGTTTTGAAGCAGCGCCATCCAGACTTCTCGATTGTTCAAAGCATTGGTTGGCATGTGCTCGCGCACCAGCCCATACAACTGAATTAGTTCCACGAGCCGAGCCACGGTCGTTTTTGAGTCCTTAGCTTCATCCACCGCACACAGGAACTCATCAGCAGGTCCCGAGTTCTTCCGGCGTGACCACTTCGCATGTTGGGTCAGGTAACAGAAGATGTTGTCAAGCTTCTTATCCTTGGACGAAGGGTGCGCCTTGCGGAGAATGTCACGATGTGTCCACCCTTTTCGGTTCGCGTATTTTGTCACCTGCATGGCAAGCCGTTCTGGATCACGGTTGTACCACTCAGCAACTGCCCGCGTGAATGATGGACCCCAACCTCTGCCAAGGTTCTTACAGTGATTTAGGAACTGAGCAAGATGTGTCCCAATCCGACACACATCCCCCAGAAACTTGAGCGCATACTGGGATGACTCGTCCTTCTTTGACACTACGTAGGCAAGCGCAAAGATGGCCGGGTCATTCTTTGGAGCCCGTCCTGATTGGCTGATGTCCACGATAGCCTTCACCATGAGGTACGAACTTTCAGCCAGACACTCATCAATACAAACAACTGTCTCAAGAGTCAGCTTCTGCTGCTCGGCGTAGTAGCTCCCACCCTCGTGTCCAAGAATGAGGAACCGCTCTAGGCGTGCCCAGCAGTCAATCTGGAAGACACGACCACCTTGGTTGTTAGTAACTTGATCAGTTCGACCAATATCAGTTGAGTAGGACATGATTTCAGTTCTCCAGTGAAATTGTTAAAACGACTGCTAGGAATTGAACCTAGTCCACACTCGTGCAAGAGATAACGGTTAACATTCGGCTCAGCGTGGTTCCCCGAAGGTACTTCTTCTGCGCAAGTTATTGACAACCTAGTTAGTATGTGTGCTACCATTACACCACAGTCGCATCGATTCAGATTTGTCGATTCAGTTTAGAGTCATTATTCGGTTCTGATTCCGTTGCTCTCGGACTCCACCCAGGGTGGTCAGATTTGTCGATTCAGTTTAGAGTCATTATTCGGTTCTGATTCCGTTGCTCTTGGACTACATGTATTAGTCAGCCAGGAACAAATTGGGCTGGGTCTCTTTCAAGTAACTCACTGCCTGTTCAAGAGACATCCCGACACCCCCTGTGTGGCTGTTACTTATCCGGACCTCAAAGTCCCGAGGTAATCCAAAATGAGGATTGACATTAGGATTAGTCGTGGCTCCGTCTGCTAAAAGTACCCGGACCTGCTGTGGATTAAAAGCCCCTTGCTTCATAGCCGCTTCGACAATCAAGAGGGCGACCAAATTGTCTGCCCATTGGTAGCTTAGGTTACGGACCTCTTGAACTACGCCGTGATAGGTGGTGTCTAAAGTAATTGCCATTCTCTGTCTCCAATCATAAAGTTTGCACAGTAACCCTCGGAGAGTTACCGTGTAGAATTGAGGTTACTCATGGTTCCCAACAGTAGTACAGTTGGCTTTGGCTTGGATAGCCGCACTGTGAAATATGGCATCCAAATTAGAATTCACGCCGGCACAACCTGCCACGACTTTCGTCGCCCAATCAATGTACTCGAACTTCCGGTCAGTCGACCAGCCAACAGGGGACTCTGTGCTCATGTCTTGGATATTGACTATCTTATCCGCGATCTTAATCATCTTGGCGGCGTCTGACTTACCAGGGGCGTTGTCAATTTGTAGTTGCTTCCTTGTTGCACTCGGGAGCGACTTGTCGTCAGTAACCTCGGCCACGATGTCCCTCACTCGGGGACCAAACAGGGTGAAGATAAAACCTAGCGTGATATCTGTATCTTCCACAACATCATGAAGGACTGCTGCGATCAGAGTATCCACATCATCCACTTGCCCATCATATGTTAAGAGGACGGCAACTTCAAGTGGGTGATTGATGTAGGGGGTCCTATCAGGGTCTTTCCGACGTTGCTTAGTATGCGCAGAAGCGGCCAGACCGGCTGCAATGGCATAATTCCCAGTCGTATTCTGAAAGTTCATTCTGGTTATTCAACCCCCAGGTTAAATAGACTTGGATGAATTTGCCGAAGTCGTTTCATAACACGATCTAAAGAATAGAGTCTTTTCGCCGGACTGGTAGGATTCAAGGTTTTTACATCCAGATTCACGCGCACCACACCAGAAGGAATCTCATATGAATTGCCACCATAGCCACCTTCAATATAAGCTTGGTCCCTAAGAAGTAGGAGAATCTGCAATGGCCAGTAAACCCGGTGTGATTTCGCGGCTTTCAAAATGGATTCTCGAATCACTAAATAATGGTACTTCTTTTCAGCCAATTCCAACTCGGTTGGTATCTTGGAGTCAGTCATCCGATTGCCCCTTCACGTTCGCGAGGAACAAGTTGGGCGTTATGTGACGGAGGCGGATCAGGGCATTCTTCAGTGTATAATAGTGGTTACACATTTTACCAGTACCCTCATCCTTCTCTCGGAGAATCACACAGACACACTTACCTGTCTTGGGATCAGCTTCCAGATCACAACCATCCACGAAGTAGGCATCTTGGTTCAATAAAGAGACTATCTGCCATTCATCAAACACAGCATGCTGTGAAGCTTCTCGATAAATTGCGTGGTCTAGAGCCACCCCTTGCGACTCTGCTTGCATCTGTTTGATTTCTGCCTTGAATTCCTCGGCTTCAAACTCAGATTCAAACTCATCGTAATCAGACACATTACTCTCCTTGAATCACTACCCTGCCCGCCATAAGGGCGGACAGGGACTTTGTGCGAACGCCCCACCCGAAGGCGGGGACTTTGTATTATTGGGCTTAGCAAGTCGATGCTGTATGCGGCAAATCTTACAAGGATAACGCATGAGCTGCGGCTTCGCCCAAGGTGAGTGCGGCAGACTTGAACTACAACTGAGACCCCAGGGCCATAAGCAGCCTAAGATGCTCGTAGTCCGTGGTCTACACTCAAAACGCCATAGCAGGTGAATGTTAATGCGGGTAATCATATGAAAGATAACGCATTGATTTCGGCTTAGGCAGTAGTACGGGGAGGAGGAATTGAACCACCGACCCCCAGCTCCCTGTGACCCGTTATACAAGACTGTCCGGACAGTTTGTCGTAATGGCCCGAGCTGGTGCTCTAACAACTGAGCTACCCCCGTAAAGTATTGGTCTACATCTAAAATAGCCTGGCAAGTGAATGTCGGTGCGGGTAATCATATGAAAGATAACGCATTGACTTCGGCTTAGGCAGCGGAGGGGGCGGGTCTCGAACCCGCGACATCCAGTTCCGAGATAATCAGCTATGTTCGGCTTAATAGCAAGTTTGTCACAACTGTTTTTATGCTACTGGCGCTCTACCAACTGAGCTACCCCTCCAAGGGTGCTGGGCTTTCACCCAGCCAACTACATCGTTCTGTCCTCAAGTTAGAGTTCACCAGCTCTTTTGGCTGGAATTAGTCTTGAATCTTTGGCACGTTCTATTACCAAGTATACTCGATGGGTCCGGGAAGTCAAGAACCAATTTCAATAAAACCTGCGGCTAATCTTTCATTCCCTCAATTTCGTCAGTGGAATCGATAGCCACGCTGCCCTCGGGGAAGCCAAACCTGTTCTCTAGTAACTCCTGTGCGTCAATGCCTTTAGTGACCCAGACCAGGGTTGACGTGACCAGAGTAATTTCGGCTTCGGAAAGTTCTGAGAATCGCTGGTGGCGGAGCAGGAATGCGACCATCTTTGAGATTTCATTGATTCCCCGAGGTCGGTTTCTCCACTTCTGTTTGCCGGCTACCACTGGTCGTCGCCCCGTCTTTCCTTTTGACGAAGTCAGCTTCTCGTAGGCTGCCTCCACCCTGTCGGGCGGGAGTTTGGCAAGCATTAGGATATCGTACTGGGAAATACCGTTACTGGCTGCCCGTGTCTGGACGTAATCAGGGAGCTGGAGGAGCATCCGGCGAGCGTGGATCCACTTCTTAGGTTTCCCAATGAGTTTTGAGATCATGCCCAATGACTGGATTGGCCAGGTGCGGTGGAGTGCGCGAGCCTCCTCCAAGATGTTCAGGTCCTTTCTCTGGAGATTCTCTGAGAAGTTAAGAGTGCAAGCCTGTTCACGGGTCAGTCCCCTCTCCACCACACAGTTGATAGTAGTACCCGTAGACCATTTATCGATTGCCATGTAGCGGCGATGTCCGGCGATCAAACGAAAGGTCCAGTCACCCAGGGGCTGCTCTGGTCCAGGGACGTCGTCCAGAGGTTGGACAACTATGGGAGCCCGTTGACCTTCTTCCGAGATACTCTGACCAAGTCCGTGAACTTCATGAGGAGCAAATGCACCCCGGCAATTGAAATCAGGGTCCACGTAGATGTCATGGAGTGGGACGACGTAGACATGCCCAGCAACTTCATAATCATAGCTCAATTGTAGCATACCCCTTCAATTTCAAATAGCCCTTCTTTGGGGTCGAGAGACATCGACTGGTACACCAACCTGGAAAACAGTACCAGTAGGTCAGAGTTCGGCAACGAGATGATCATATCCAGGCCCTCTGGACCTGCACTCCGAATTGTCTGAAGCCAACCAGGGTTAGGGGAGACCACTTCTGCAATACGTGCGTACAAACTGACCTCTAGGGGACCATGGCTGGCATTCGGCACAGTCAGTCGACCTCGGTCATGACTAAACTGCACATCCATACTTTGCCCATAGGCCATGGAACCCTCGTGTATTTTGAGATGTACCTTCTCGTCAGTATTGGTGTTGTGAAACGTAACCACACCATGTTCATCCAGCCTGACTAACCCCTGACCCCTGAGGCTCTCATGAACTGCATCGACGGGAGCCGGGACGGGCAGGTTCTCAACCAGGTCATCCAGTTCATCTGGTTTCGGGGGAGGGTCAGCGAACCCAAAGGGTGCCGCCTCAGGAGGTTCCTGCCAAGGCACCTCAACAATCTCGTTCTTAGGAACCACAGCCCGAGAGAGGGATGCTGGGATGGTGGCTGAGACTGCCCCCACGCCGAACATCTTTAACAAGTCACGTCGATTCAACACAAATTAGTTCCTTTCAAAGAACAATCTCAGAGAACTCCCGGCAGAGGTGAAACTCATCAGAGAAGAAGCACGACCGCTCATCAATTATCATTGAGCACTGTGGTGGGTAGACAAGACGTTCCTGGACTGTGAACCAAGCAAAGGTAAACCAATCAGGTCCACACAGGAAGGTATGGCTAGGTCTTATATCATAAGTCACAAGAGGTTTGGTATACCTGGGGTAATTCAAATCAGTTCCTTACATATAGGGTTTGGAATTGCCCTGAAGAAGGTAGCTCCCACCCACCACAGGTGTCAATGAACCTTGGAAGTATGGGAACCAATAGCATTTACCATCAATGGTCATATTGAGGTCAGGGGCAATATCCAAGCCTGCCCACCAGAGATCACTCTGAATATCTTGGTCACACTGGATATGCACCGCCAAGTGAATCGTTGACATCTGGTGCCCCTTGAGGCTGCCACATATCTGGGTTAATGTCCATGGTTCATCTGGGACTTTCTGACACCACATGAAGGTGCTCGGGTCCGTAATCTGAACCGCAAGGTGATCCCCAGACTTTGGGCAGGACACCCGAACTTCGTCATCTGCCTGGAGGGTTTGGTACCCAGAGTACAGGCAGTTTCCCATCCAGTGCCAAATAGGTAGTGCTAGGGTGGTCCCGTCGACAGCCTCTTCTGTTTCCAGCCACTTCTTGGTACACCGGGCTTCCCATCTACCTACAGAGAACGCATTAGTCAATTGACTACGGAGAACCGGCGGGTTGCTTATGTCCACGTTTCTGTGTCTTAGACTCATGAGTATTTGTACCCGTAGTATTGGATATCAGGATACATCTGGATAGCCTGCCAGTGCTGGGTAACCGTCAGTACATCCCTCCAATTCGGTTTATCTTCAGTCTTGCCTACTGTGCCCACGGTGAACTGGGGGCAGCCAGTATACCGGGTAAGGTACATGGTCAAATCGGGAGTAATCCCTTCCAAGTTAAAGGTCTCAAAGGCATGCCCCTGGTAACGCCAGAACAGAGTCCGCCCTTTTGGACTCTCCATCATCTGGAGCTTACCGTAGTGCTGGAGCCAATCCCAGAAAGTCAGCGTCTGGTGAGGTTGTCGAACCCTCAGCCAACAGGTCATCAACCAATCGAGGGGATGTCGAACGACTCGAAAGGTGGTGTATGCTTCGAGCTGGTCCTGAGTAATGAACCCCTTCGTCAGCATACTGGGTACACTAATGTGGTGCTCACCGTTGCAGTTGTGGCTACCCTCGTGCTGCATGAGAGACTGCTCCACCGAGCGACCACCAGTGTGTGGCTCATGGAAGAACACGTACTTGTATTTGTGGTTAACGACTGTCAAAACTGGTATCCATATTCCTTGATTTCAGCAGCAAAGCGAGACTGAACGTAGTCTCGTGTCAACCGCTTGTAGTAAGTTTGATAGGGTCTGGGTTTAGGAGTTCCATTCTGCTTGAGAGGCATCTCCGGGAATCCATTGAGTATGAGGGCAGTATCCAGGTCATCCTGGAGATATTCGTACCGGAGGATATGAGTGGAGAGGGGTGCATACTTCCAGAACAACCGGCACTCCGTAACGTCAGCATTCCGTTTGATCCACTCGGATGTGTCACAGAGTTTGGGCACAAACCGGTCGAACTTACCAGGACATCCATTGAGGTACCAGAATGAGACAAACCAATCAAATGGATTTCTCACGGTGGACATCACTAGGTCACCAGGAAACACCATCCGCTTGAAGTCATCAAGACAATGGTGCCCATCCGTCCGACAGCCAACTACAGAACGGAACGCATCCCGGACAGCCTTGGAACCTGTCCGAGGCATTGCCAGGTAGTGTGCGCGGTGATCATCATGGGTGATTGTGTACATTAGTAACGCTCGTCAAATTCGCCGAGAGTCTTGGAATTAGGAAAGTTACTAGGATGAAAGGGATCCAGAATACCCGGAGCCCTACTATACAGTAGCATCCATTCTCCGGGTGTCAAGTTCTCGGCACCCAGCCGGTTGAAATTAGCGAGAGCCACATCCATTTTGGGGTCATCAGACGCCTGGAGTGTTCCTGATGTGACTTCCGAACAACGGGCCACCCTTACGCCACCATCGGCACTTTCATCGTCAATCGCCAGTTCACCAGCACACGTCACACCAATGGCTGTGATTCTGGCGAGGATATCGAAGTTGCGCTTCCCGCCTGGGAAGGTGGCATTGATTCTGTCCCCGGTATCAACAGCAACCGGTGTGGAGAACGTCATTAGCAGATGCCGGTCATGGTGAGTCGTTTTCGGGTATTTCAACCCTGGGATGAGATAGTCATCCACAAGTCCCTGGAGCGCCTTGGACTTATCAGCATCTGGGATGTGAAAGCTGATTGGGGAATCAGGAAGAATAGACTCGGGTGGGAGTTGTGTCTCATTCCGGAACTTAATGGGCTTCCAAGCCTTGCCCATATTTGTAGAACACACCTCTGCCGCGTCCGCGAGGTCCTGGATCGCTTCGAGGGTCTGAGGTAAGTCTTTTGTATCTGAACCTGCATCAACCAGGGCAGGTAGATTAGCCAACCCCTTGTGAGCCCCAAGTGCCAGCCCTGCACCACCCAGCCCTAGAGCCCGTAGCATACCACGTCGTGAAATTGTCATTTGGATACCTTACTGGAAAGTTTCTCTAATCATAAACCATTTAGATAATCGAAGTCTTGGACAACAAGTCCGCTTTCAGATGTAACCCTAGCACCCTCAAGGCGACACACTGCCCCACCCTGACACTCAGGACCAAAACCAACGGTATAAACTACCGTTAATGTCTCACCTGCATTTACCTGAATGGGGTCGGGGAACAACATGACGTGAGATTCCGAGCCTGTTGGTATGTCACGCTGGTTGGTCACAGTTTATTTACCTCTTGAATGTAAGGACTACTGATCAGTCCTCAGGGATTATAACTAACCGCCACAGTATCACGTTGACCTGGTTCATTCTTCAAATTGAAATTGAAAGTAATTACCCCGGTCTCTGTATCAATGACGTAGTCCTGTTCGGGACCCCGGACCTGGAGGTTCCCACATAGAAAGACACATTCGGTGTCTTTGACAATTGGGGCTGACTGGAGGGTGACAATTGGAGAATCCTTTCCAATGTCGGGCATCTCATTGTAAATTCGTCGACGTATCACCGTGTGTACTCACTTTCTAAACCCATTTCAGTTGGATAAGCAACTCGATACCCACAAGGGACCGACTCATCCTCTACGACTGGACCCCACGCCGATTCGCCGACAATCGTGACCACCTTTCGTACAAAGTATTCCTTGTAGGTGTTAGGGAGCATCCGTACGGAGTCATCACGAAAGCAGTTAATGTCAAATAGGGGCGCTTGACACGTAGTGAAGCGTTGCCCCAACACGGTATCAATTGATCCCATTTCTTCATAGTGAAAACCATGTGGATCAGGTCCATCAGGTCCATCAGGTTGTGGGTACCTCCTGGTATGGTACTGACTGCTTTGATACTGCATCTGACGTTCCTGGTCCCGACGTCGCTCCCACTCATGTTTCTTCTGCTCCCATTCGCATGCCTGCTGCTCCGCCACCAGTGTGATCTGCTTCGCCAGCTCTTCAAGACCCTGCTCCCGGTCCGCCCTGGTGTCCTCAATACCTTGCTTCACAACCTGGTTCACAGTCTCCTGAGACACCAAACTATGGTCGAGGTGGTCCACGACAAGTTCGTCAATTGACGGCTTGGGCGTTGCCTTTGGTATGCAGCAGTCGTCGATGTGGGCTTCTATTTCCTTGATGGACCCCCGAGACCCCTTCTTAGAAGTTGGTTCAGGAGTTGGTTCAGGGGTTGGGTCGGGGGATTCCGACTGAGCTATGGGGAGGGTCATTTTCGTACCCACACAGACAGCCAGGCTCAATCCGCTGAGCCCAAGGCCCTTGAGTAGTTTTCGGCGGGATAGTGTCATACGCCGAGTCCTCCAATCATTGCATCGAGATCAGCACTGGATAGTGTGGGACTATTGCAAATGTCTTTGTATCGGGGTGGAAGTGGGTCGTTACTGAAATCAGCAAAATACAAGCACTTCTTAAAACCGATGTGTGTTGTGCTCTTTGGATCCCGGACCTTCTCCAACATCATCTCAGTGGGCAGCACCAATTTAATATCCGCAGTAGGTGCAGATAGACTCGGGAGAAACACACAGACCACAAGACCAGGCTCTTCTTGCGTAAATACCCTGTCCCGACCGCCGTCATCATGTTGATTCTTCCACTGCCATGTCCAACTGTAGTCACCAACACTATCGATTGTCCGCTGAGTACAAGACTTGACATGCACGGAGGGAAGGTCTTCGTATGTTAAATCAAAGCCCCACCCCTTCCGGTATCCTTGACGGACCGACACATCTGGGTACACCAATGGGTAGTCCTTCTTGTATGTCATGTAGAGGCTGGCAAAGTACTCTGCTTTCTTACCCACAAAGACATCATACCAGGGGTCCCAGGCAGCTCGATTCTCTTCGTAGTACTCCAGGGACTGCCCCTTACCCTCCATTGATTCTGTGAAGGAACGGCAATCAGCATTCACCTTATTATTTGCTTCATCAGGGAGCGTCATGGGAGTTGTGATCACATTCAATTCCATATCAGTAGTTCACTCTTAGCTTTCTCCCCACCATTTCCGGAGGTACCCAGGGTTTCCATATTAAACCCCTTGTACAATTCCCGGATAGCTGGGTGATTGTTATAGGACAGAATCCAGTTTGGACACTTGATGAGCCTGTCGCGAAGTTCAGTGTGTTGCTCTTCCGTGAATGCTTGCGGATAGAGTTCCTCTCCAACTTCCCAGTAGGGTGGATCCAAATAGTGAAGACCCACTGGTTGCGTTAAGAACTCTTCGTAACTTGCGTTCTGGCACCCACCAGACTCCAGTGGGAGGAACAGATTGTGGACCTTCCACACATTATTTACCAGGGTGGTGGGATTCCACCGGCAGTCAATCTTGTACTTCCCCGACTGCTTTAGCCCACCCTGAGGACCTGCCTTGACACCCCGACCCGCGTGTGAGAGTCGATTCACCACTAGCATCTCAAAACCTAAATCATAAGGCATTTCGTCCAAAATGGCTTTCTTACAGCTCAGAAAGCTTTCGACGGATGGTCTGAAGAGATTGATGAGACGGCACAGGTGGGATGGCCGGTAAATCGCCAAATTCCATAAGTTGGCGAGTGGGCGGTCGAGGTCATTGATCAGTACCCGGTCCACCATGCCGTCTTTCAGGAGCCGAAAGGTAATCCCACCGCCACCGAAGAAGGGCTCCGAAAAGAGCCCACCTTCATACTTTGTGCCCACCAAGTCCACAATCCGTTTGCAGAGAGGTCCTCGACTTTTCCCACCTGGATACCTTAGCAGCATGGTTGTCCTCTATAGGTAACAGGGGTAGGAAGCTTTGGAGTTGTACAACATTTCATCAGGGCCAGCCAATCGATGGCTATCACCATCTTGGATCACAGCCCCTTCTAGTGCAACGCCCACCACTGTCACGGGTTTGAGAGTAGTGAATACCCGATGCCACTTGAATGATCCACCCTTACCAGACCAGTGGTTTGGAAGGTCACCCTTCCACCTCACCGAGAGTTTGGTTGTAATAAAGCTGTGGGCACCACGAGTCACGGGCTCTTCAAAGAGGGAGACGAAATGTGGGTACCCGCCACTATGAACCAAGACTGCATCAATACAGTCTTGGTCTGGGTGTTCAAATCTGGGTGGGCTCGGGTTGTTCAAATACTCACCTTGTAACGTTTTGGACCCTTACTCTCTGCGTCATGCTTGAGACCAATGGGGAGTCTCCAGGTAACTCCGTGTTTCTTGTGTACCCCATGGAGGAGTTGGGTAGGTGCCCGATAGCCAGAGAAGGAATTGTAGCTGTATGGGTCATTCCCGAGCCAGGCGCCATTGACCAGCAGTTCACCATCCAAATCAGCCATACTGGCTTGGACGTGGTGATGTCCCATACAGAAGTAACGGATACGAGTACCCCCTGAGATAGCGTTTAACGCCATCAGGTTCTTCTGTTTACGGACCATCCCGTAGAACGGAATACCTAGGGAGCCTTTGACGTCATCACCATGGCAGAGGTGGAAACCATGTCCACAGATGTCCAGGTTGACGGAAAAGGCATTTGGAATCTTGAACGCTACATTCCGCAGCTTGGCACAATGGAGTTCCGTCACTTTGGCTACCATGTAGTCCCAATTCTCGTGGGCACCATAATGGTCTTTCTTTAGTGTCCGACGTCCATGGTTACCTGGTGTATAGACACAATTCACTTGGTCGAAATACGGAGCCAAGTCGCGAATCATCAAAGCATGAAGCTGACCAATAGCCAGTGTGTTCTTCATCTGATTCTTGAAGTAGGATCGCTTCTCGTGACCATGGATCTCGCCGCTGGTATGATCGCCATTGGCAAGAATCCATAACCTACGGAATCGGTAATTGGGCAAGTGCCCTTGACTGTGTTCGATGACCGTGTCCACGAGGCGTTCTGCCCTCGCACAGGAGATGGGGAAGTTGTACTCCTCCAAGTCGCCGGTCTCTTCCTTCCGAACCACCTGGTCATGGTGACCATCACTGAGGTGGAGAACCAAATCTTCCTCAATGATGTCTTGTTGGGCACCCCGTTTACGTTGAACTGGCAGTGCCTTCATAGGGATCAGATTCTCGGACACAACGTCACAAGCTGCTTTATAAAGACCACTGGTCTTTGTCGCTGCCTTGGCTTGCCGCTTGAGCAGGTTCTTCTCATCATTGAGATGAATGACCTCTGCCTCCAGCTCCAGAACCCGTGCGTCGGTGGGATCATGTAGTATCTTCTTCCGCTGACCACCCTTCTTATTCAACGCGGGCTCATAGTCCTCGGGCCATGGGACATCCGTACGGGTACGTTCGTTGGCGATGTCCGACACCAAACCCCTGGATACCTTGTATTTGTTGGCCAGGGCTTGCAAGGACTTGGTCCCGGCGGCAATGTCCCTCTTGAGGGATGTAGCACGTCTTTTGGTCAGTTTCAGTGTCAAGCGATGTTCCTTTTTATGTAGTATTGGACTACTTCCAGTATAGTCGAAATCACTTTGAGGTGGGACTATTTCCCCCAGATTGTTCAAGTTTCTTAGCCCTTGGTTTTCTTAACCTCGGGTGCATCAGGGAACAATTCCCCGAGGGTCATAAGCTCCAACTTCCGATTAGCTTTGAGTACTGTGTGGACGTGTTCGTCACTAGGGAGGTGGTAGAGGTCCACAATCTTTGCCCCATGGTTTTCAGACATACCCTTTCTGTGGATCCGGTCCTCACTTTGAGATCTGGACTCAGGATTGAAGTCATTGGACCAGTACACAATCATCCGTGCTTCAGTGAGATTGAGGCTCAAACCACCTGATGCAGGGTGAGCCACAAAGGCAACCTGCTGATGGTGCTCACGATCAGCCCAGTAGCTTAGAGGCTTGTTGGTCTGAACCTTCTTCCCTGTCTTATCAATAACCTGCCAGCCGCGACCGTCACACTGGACCACATCCCAGCCGGACTTCTTGCAGATACCCTTGATGCGGTCAATACTGCCCTGGAAACCAGCGAAGATGACAATCCGACCTGTCTCTTCGCACTGTGCAAGCCGATTCTTGAGAGCCTTCTCTTTCGGACAGGGGACCATCTTGGCAACCCGTGTCTTCTTTGGAACTTGTCGAGTACCCTTGCAGCTTGGGCAGGTGTCATACCCTTCTTCAAGGGTATCCACGTACTCCTGGTCAAGCATGTCAATCGCGCGGATGCACTCACCAGGGGAATCAGGGTCTCGCCAGACCTTAACTTGCCCGTCCTCAGGTGAGCCAGCACAAGTGGGACACTGGCGAACACCATCAGCAATCTCCTTGTACATAAAGCCATCACTGAGTTCACGTAGCCAGGTGATACCAGTCATCACATTGGGTGCAGAAGCCGCCAGATGTTTGGCGACCCGCATTGTTGATGCAGATGGCTCGCAGATGTCAATCTCGTAGACCTTTGGCGGAAGGTCCAGCACATCCTTCTTGTGGATGATGGTTGCTAACCCTGCCAACCGGTCGTACATGTATGCGACTTCGTTCTTGGATTTCACGAAGACGTGCCTGTCTTGATCTGGGTTATCTGGATCATAAACGTGGGCACCCTCACCCTTCATGTCAGCACACTTGGCGCACTTCTTATCGTTGTCTTTCCAACCTATCTGAACATTGACGATGTTGTCCGGGAGTTCATGCAACACCATGAATGCCAATGTCTTTTGGAGCTGACCTTTGGAACCCTCCCGCAGGTAGCCAGGCCAGGCTATTTCGCATTGGCTCCACCAATCTAGGGGGGACTTCGGCGAGGGGGTGCCAGACATCAGGATGACAAAACCGTCTTCCTTGTACTCTGTGCGAATGTCATCGGCGAGCTGCATGGCAGCCTTCGTCCGCTGAGCGGTTGGGGTCTTCAGACGTGAAGACTCATCGAAGATAACACCACCGGGAACACGCTCATCTGGTTCTTTGATAGCCATGTACCGGAGAAGTCGCTCGTAAGTGGTCATGTAGATGTTGTGTTCATTTGCGCGGACTGCTGACAACAGACTCGCCCCATCCTTTGGAATGCACAAGGATAACGGGCAATCCCACTTCTCGAACTCGCGCTCAATGTTTTCCAGAGATTTGAGGGGACCAACCCAGAACCAAGTTTCCTGACCAGACATCTCCATGAGGGTCTGGGCGGATAAGGTTTTGCCCGTGCCCATTTCTGCACCCCAAATCTGGTAATGGTAGGTCAACCCAACGTTTACCATGTGAGCTTGATGGCTCATCAGCTTACAGGGCTTCCCTTTCTTATCCAAAACAGAGGGAAAGTCTCGAAACTCGTGCTTGATCAACTCGCGGTCGAACCACTCATAGGGATTCTGCCCCATTAGGTACTTGAGCTGGAACCAGTTCCTCGCACAGTTATCCGCTGTCCAAACCTTCTTAGGCTCTGTGGGGTGGAAGCCCATCCACTTAGCGCCCTTGAGCGCTTTAATCTCATCCTTGAGCTGGAAGGGTGATCTCTGGAATTCAATTGTGGTAGGACTAACTGCCATCGTAACAGGGTACTTGGCTCGGAGACCCCCGTTTAGGTCAACATACAATTGGGTTTCAAGGATACGGCGTTCGGTCTTGGACATTGATTGGCTCTCAGTTATTTTGGGCTCAGTTAGTTTGGGCTCAGTTAGTTTGATTCTTGATACGTTCGGAACGGGCTTTGGCTGCCATGATGTCAGCAAACTTGGAGTCGTGTGCTGCCTGGACCCTGTGGGCACGGTCAGCTTCTGATTCGGGTTGACCAGGTGTGTTCTCCCAAGCATATTTCATCTCAGAGATGCAGCCTCGAAAGGAAACCTTGACCGCCAGAGGCACCAGGGTGAGTATATGCTTAATGTAATGATCTGTTCCTAGGATGGCTTGAACTCCACGAGTAAGTAGGTTCCATCATCCTGTGGCTTCTGTTCAAAGTCTTCCCAGACTTGGTGCAGACCAACCTCTACAAAGAGATTGTGCATCTGATTAAACCCTTCTCGAAGCTCAGAATGTTTGTGCTGAGTGCCAGTCACAATGGCATCACGCCACTGCTGGACATTCCCGGTCACTACAGCTACCAGGATACCACTCCGCTTCGTTTCTGCGTAGGTAAAGGGCATTCCACCACAGGCCTCCAAGATGTCAAGCATATCATTCTCATTAGAAAGTATGAGGACTGAGAAGGAGATATGCGTCAACAAGTGAGGAGGTAAACAGGCGGGGGCATTCTTGTCACGCATCGCAGACAGTATCGACAGGAATCTCTCGGAATCGCTGAGCTTCTTGACAGTACTGTCCACGGAAGTCGTGACCGAATGATCTAATATCTCGTTGCAAGCCGACAATAACTCCGAGAAGGCAACGGCGGGTTGCGACACAAATGTGGAACGAGGTATCATAAACTCTATTCTAATCTAAATTGCCAGGTAGGGCAAGCAGAAAACCCCTAGTTCCGAAGAACTAGGGGTAAATTATTAAGAGCCACGGAGGACCCCATCAGTATGAGCCACGAAGGACTCAAGAAACACCTCCCGCAAGGGAGGCATTAGGCCCAAGGATACTATCCCTGGGGTTGCACATAGGGCCACCGGTGGGACTCGAACCCACATAATCCTGTTTACAAAACAGGTGCATAACCATTCTGCCACAGTGGCATTATCAAGGGTAGAATTTGAACCCAATTCTCTGCTGTGGGTCCACTTTACCATTAAATCACCTTGAAGCTCCTAGAGCAAGGATCGAACTTGCAACCTGGTGGTTAACAGCCACCCGCTCTTCCAGTTGAGCTACCTAGGATTAGTCTTCCCAGTACCACACACCACCTTGCTTGATAGCACGACGTGGATACCCATTCTTCTTCACACAGGTTGGAGTAAGTTCACCTGCATCCCGTTTATTCTGACCGCGACTCTCGACTAAATCGTATATGTGATAGCCACCAGCCACAAAAGTGTATGCCCGGTCTCCGACCTCAAAGCCTTGATTCCAAGGATTGAGGAAAGCAGTTGGTTGTTTGCGAAGTTTCCGCATACAGACATCCTATGTATATAAAATCGACCGCTGGCTTCACTAACCCCGTACCTCAGCTCAATGTGTCGTTGAGAGAAGCGACCCTGCCACCCCAGATGACACAGGGGTGACTTGTATACACGGTGTGATTTAGGCTCCCGGAGGCGAGAATACGTCTCGTCAGCATGAAATGTGTCATGCCACTCCAGCGGTCAATTAGTCATTACTTACAGTCGTGATCGCAACACTTGGCTTTCTTACGTGCTTGCTTAGCGTTCAACTTATCTTGTAAACGTTCCATACGGATGTCAAGACGGTCAAATCGTTTGCTAAGACGCATAACTCGTCTCGCCAAGCGGTTAACCCGGAGGTTAAGAATGCCAATACGTAGTCTAAGAAACATGATCCATTCTCCATAGATTGGTGGTGGTGGTGAAATTGAAACCGCGAGATGGGGATCGAACCCACCAGAACGGGATTGAAAGCCCGCCGCAACACCATGTTGCCTCTCGCGCGGTCTTCAGGTTATTTAAGCCACTCCACAAAACCCTCACGGGCTTCAAGGCGGCCAAACTTCTTTACAATGGAAATAGCCCGCTTATCCACCCATTCGGGTCGATCGGCGGATTTCTCCACTTGCTTGAGGGTCTTCCCTCGAAGGTAGCCATAGGCAAGTTGAGCTGCCCGGGACTCAATACGGACATCGTTGGTACGATGCCAATGCAATTGACCCATTAGATAAACGTTGGCCACCTTCTTTTCTTCCGCCCTAATGATACGGGATTCCTCAGAGAGTGACTTGATTTTCACTTTCAGGAACTGACGTCGGTATGGGCTAAAAAGGTCGCGTCGAGTGTCGTCGTTGGTCATAGAATTGGTCTCACTTTGATTAGTCATTGTTCAGTACTTTCAAAAAGGAATGGAAGGGTATGGACAACAACCCTAAGGGGGACCTCTACATTCACGTAAATCGCATTGTGGTGTTCCTCGTTTCATTGGTAATTGTAAACAAACCTCAAACAGAACATTTACCCTAGTCTCCTCTGTTATGGAATGAATTTGAACTGTGGCTTCAAGGCCGAGGCGGGTACCCTAGAAACCTAACTACTTACCACAGTTTCAACCAGTCCGGCCAATTCCAGCCGTCTGAATTCTCTTGGGACTTCCGGGTTTTCACACCTTTCAGCACCACCTTTATCTCCTGAATACCTGGGAACCGTCTCTCGATGGGTGTTCCGTTTTTGAATACCCGAATTACGGGTACGCCCTGGACCTGGAGTGCTTTGATAAATGCCTTTGTGGGTTCATCCTTGGATTCCATCAAGAACTTGTAGACAATATGTGTCTTTGCCATAGCTTCCACACGGGGAGCCATCTTAGTACAAGGTCCTCAGAACTTTGAGCCAAAGTAGACAATAAAGTCTTTCTTCTCGTTCTTGTCTTTGACAATCTGCGGATGGAATTTGAACTTGAGTTTTGGCATTGCATTACCTTTCAGAGTTGAGGGCTGTGTAGGGAGGGCTTGAACCCCTTCTCTACTACATGCGGAGTGTCTTGTTCCCAGATCTAAACGACTACACACTAAGTCGGACAGGATGGATTTGAACCACCGGTCTTCTGCGTATCAGGCAGACGCCTTAACCAGGCTTGGCCACTGTCCGATGAGACGTGCAGGGTGGATTTGAACCCCCACTCAGCCACCAGATAGGTGGTCGCTTGAACCAGGTTTAAGCTGCTGCACAATAAGTCAGGTGGGGAGGACTCGAACCTCCGTAACCTTGGAGCTACCAAGTGCTTTATCCAATTTAAGCTTACCGACCTGATGTCTGGGGAGTGTGAATGTCACACTTGTACCGCTGCCCACAGCAACGTCCCACCATGGTGGAATTGGTTTGTCCTTTCTGTTTATTGCAGAATTAGACACGGACGTCCGTCACATCGAAGCAACGTCCAAACCACATTCGCCAAATTGCAAACCGCTTCTCACCAGACCCTGTTCTGTACGTCGTCCAGTATGAGAGGGGCAGCAATTGTTTCAATTTCCAAATCACTCTTCGTTCTCCGGATCCAGGGAATTTCGTTAATAGTAGAACAATGTCCACACATCGAACCAATTTTGGCAAGTCAATCTAAACATGGTCCGGACAGCAAATATCACTATTGGTAGGAAGATGACTCCAAGCCCCACCACGCTGAGTCCCAACACCACCAAAACAGACAGTGGTGGTTCCTCTTTTAAGGGCACTGGTTGACGGTCTTTAGAATCACAGGCAGGCATCAGTCTGTCTCCGGTGGTTCGTTGAAAGTAAATACTTGCCCGCCATCACAGACAAAGTACTCTGACACAGGTGGACCTGCATTACCAGCGCCCACCAAGGCGTCTGCTTCCTCAGAGTTCTTAGCATGGACACGGAATACTTGCTTGTAAACGCCCACTTTCCCCTTATAGATGGTGTACTCAGGCATCAGTCTGTCTCCATTGGGATTTCTTCGATGTCCCCATTCTCACAGTCATACTGCTTGAAGTACTCGGACACCATGGTGCCATCGAAATCATCGGAGATTAGGTCTTCGGCTTCTTCTTTGGTTTGCGCGGTGACTTCGTGGGTGGTGTGTCGGATTCCGGTTTCGGCTCGTTCGAGTCTGAATCTTGGCATTCTTCAACCTCCGTCTCATGCCCATCCGTTGGCTCGAATACATCTGAGACCAGTTGGACTGCAACGTTGCGGGCCAATACCAGCTCCAGAGCTTCCTCTTCAGTGGTCGCCTCAACTTCTGAGACTTGGACGCGAACACCACGCTGCTGCACTATGACTTGAAACTTCGACTTTGCCTCGTCCGCTGACTTCGACTTCGACTTCGACTTCGACTTCGACTCTGACTCTGACTTTGACTTTGACTTTGACTTCGCCATCTCAACTCTCCGTTCGTTAAGTGGGCAGTGAGGGAATCGCACCCCCTGTCCCAATGCTTCCCAACATGATTAAAGGACGCTGGATTTACAGTCCAACGTTGGGAACACCACCCTCATACGGGCATCCCATAGGCCACACCATCCGTATACTGGTAAACATGATGCCAGAGTATTGATAACAGGCATTCCAACACCTCGGCTATCATGTGTTCATACCGCCCGAACATAAACCCGATGGCAAACGTCAGAACAATCATGAACCAACCTTTGATTGTAAATTGACAGTCTCTCATTTAGAACCTGAACCAGGTGTTCCACGGAATCCAGTCTGGGTAGTAGGGATTCTCAATCAACTGGGGTCCCCGAGGTGCAAGCACACCACTAGGGAAGAAGGACCCTTGGGATTGGAAATAGGGATTTGCAATAACCAGTGGTCTATGATACTGGTAAGGTCGATAGTGGTGACGCCTGGACTGATGACGTTCTTGATGCTGGTAGTGGGGACGGTGGGGTTGATTATGTCGGGATTGATGGCGTTGGTAGTGTGGATACCACTGGTGCCGGCTGGAATGGTCTCGGGAGGAGTGTTGAAAGGACTCGATGGAATTATGTCGGGAACCCGAATGGGGCGCCCGGCGAGCTTCAGCAATATCACTGAGAACCAAGGTAAACGTAGCAACAGCCAACAGCATCAAAAGTCGTCTCATTGTGATCTCCGTTAAAGGCTGGTACCGCCACCTGACGGTACCGTTACTGAACCTACACATGGCAGGTCAGCTAAGTCTGAATGAGAGGACTCGAACCTCCGGCCTGATGGTCCCAAACCACCCGCTCTACCAAACTGAGCTACATCCAGGTAGCGGACCCACGATGCGATGCACGACAACCTGGGTCCACGTGACACCACCAGGTTTATTCTGGTGGAGTGCCACCATCGCGGCACTTTAAGTCCTGATTCATAAAATGGCACCCGCACGTTGCGGGCGCGTGTCATTTCTCAGACAACACCTTTAAGCCGTGAGCTTCTAGTATAACCTTGAATTCGTTGACAGTCAAGAGGAATATGGAGTGACTAGAGGATTTGAACCATCTCCTAGACATTCGCAGGGCTTGTGCAGGCCAAATACACCATAGCTACAGTGCAGCGTAGGGGACTCGAACCCCTGTCGCCAGGCTAAAAGGCCTGGAATGTTACCTATGGGACCCCAGAAGGCCTTCCGGGATCACTTTTCCACTACCGCTGCAAAACTCGAAGCGCCGCGTGGGGGAGTCGAACCCCCATCTCCGGGTATCTAACCCAGTAATGTTCACCTATGGTACCTAGAGAGGCCTCCCTAGATCACTTTTACACCACCGCTGCAAAACTCAAAGTGCCGCACCCAGGAATCGAACCCATGCCTCCAGGGTGGACGCCCTGGTATGCTGTGCCATTTACACCACTACGGCAAAGTACCGCCCTCGGGACCCGAACCCATTCCTCCAGATAGCCCTATAGGTACTATCTAGTGTGATGCCGGTTACACCGTGACGGTAAAGTGCGACGTGAGGGATTTGAACTCTCACCAATTGGTTGGAAACCAGTCATGCTACCATTAACACCAACGTCGCCTTAACTGTTACAGGAGCTTTGCTGCCCGCAAGACTGCGTCCCGAGCTGCAACACTATCATCTGTGATACCTACCTCGTCTGCCAGGGCACGAATCGTGGCTGCGGTTGGGTAGTATGAATTGTCTCCGGGAGCTGTGACCAGAGTCAGAATACCTGGATCCACGCCTTGGGCGGGAACTTCACTGATATCAATGATGCCCAGAACTACCAAAACACCCCAAGCACGCCGGGCACTTTGACCTTCTGTGGTGATCGTCGTAGCAGGCGAGGCTGTGGTCCCGCCCGTTAATAGTGCGCCATCCAAGGTGATCAACACCTGGTTAGTGTCTGATACTGATACCCCATCATAGGTCACGGATGCGGCGGCTGCTGTGAGTGGACCACCAGCAATCGAGATATCGCCATCAACCCACCCGGTGATATTACCATTGGCAGCAGTGTCAATCGCCGCTTCAATTGTGGCAGCATCAGCACCAAAGGCAATGGCTGCTGTTGTAACCGATTCACCGTTCGCGAGTGTGACCAAGAGGGCAAATGTACCTCCAGAGTGATTCACAGCATACTGAGCCAGCGCTTGAACCTCGTTAGTACCCTCTAGGGCAGGTTGTAGGTTGGGGTCGCCCCGACTGATGGCGGCATTCAACTCCTTCACCACAGTGCGGTCCAACGCGGTGATCTCAGGGGTGGTGTCAATACTCGTAGCGTTCGCAAGAAAGTCAGTGATAAGTCCCATTAGGGTCTCCTTTGGTTAGTCCCAACCCCACGGGTCTTCCGTTTTGGTTGGCTGGTCTTTAGGGATATCTTCGTACTCTTCGTGATGAATCTTCTGTTTTGTTGCCTGTCGGTCTTTCCGATTGCTGAATATCTTGACCCACTTCATCCAGGGTCTGTCACTGGGATGGTGTTCACGTCCTTTAGGCTTCTGTACCATTATACCATCCATTGTATGAAAGCGTCGAATATAACGTAACTCATTGCTATGACTAGGTTTAGGGCAAGCACGAACGCTGTGACTGAGAGACTAACCATCAGGAGGTCCCAGATTATCTGCTTTGCCACGCATACACCTCATTGACTACCACAGACAAACCGACGGCTATAGCCCATAGAGGTATGGTGATCATAAACCAGCCGCAGGCATCTTCACAGAACCGGTAGGTGTCAATCACTGTCATCAGGTGGTCTCTCGCCTCCGACATCATCAACCTCCTCAGGGTCTCGGCATTTGTCTTTGTCTTTACGTCGCTCGTGTCGAGCCGTCCACTTCTTTGTCTGGCGTCCGGGTATCATCCCACAGGGTCCGGGTAACCGGCTCGTCCAATAATCGTAGCCTGGACCCTTCTCACCTCTATTCGTTCTGCTCATCTACAGCTCCATATCTCGACGTACCCAGTCAGCATGAGATTCATAATCGTCCTCGTCCTCGTCCTCGACCCCCAGACCTTCAGGGAACATTATCGCATAGATGGTTTTGAACGCCCAGCCAATCAGGTAGAGGATACAGACGCCACCACCAATGATTGCACAGGTCATAAGGGCTGCCATTGCAATCAGGAGCAGCCCTATTCTGGCTTGGTACAGGAGCCAGAGGACCGTGAGTACCGTCACCAGAACGATTAGTCCTGCTCCCAAACTACGAAGTGTTTTAAGGGCACTGGTCTGGTCGTCCCAGTTCTTGAACTTCGCCAGCTCTGTCTTTAAGGGTAATGTCATCTTGATTCCTTTGGAGGGAAGACGGTTGTGAATGACCACAAACCCAATAACAGGAACGCCACTGGAAGTATAATCGCCAGAAGCCCCTGGATGATCTCCGCCAAATTATTGTAGATGGCTATCGCAAGACCGAGAGCAAATAGGGTATACAACGGGACACACAACGCCACGAACGAATATGCCACAATGTTACGAAGCGTTCCGAGACCCCCAGTGAGAGCGTACCACTTCCTGAACTTGTGCAGTGTATTTTGCGTAGAGGTTACCATTCTGGATCCTTAGACTTGAACACGGTTGTGAATGACCAGTAAAGCAACATCGCTAGTGCCGTGAAGGACGTGGAAAGTATGATGACTGCAAAGACGAGACTCAAAGGCACATAGCTGAAGAACACCCAGGAGGCTATCAACAAGCAAATCCCCACAACGGTGTGGGCTATCACACTAAGAAGCTTTTCGGTACTCCCAGTACGAGCGTCCCAGTGCCTGAACCTGTCCAGCTTTTCTTGTAAGGGTGGTGAGAGCTTGATCACGGTCTTTCTCCAATTTGTATTTCTGATACATGTGCCATTCTTGCCATTTGGAAAACCAGCTCCAAACGGTTTTACCCTGTTTCCGTGACCAGTGGTCCTCACTGATAATGTGCCGGCATTCGATACCAAAGGGCTTCTTACCACCGCCCCGCTTCTTATTAGGTCTGTGGGTATCCTGGATTGGTGGGCCCTTGTCGGGGAGGTCCTCCCAGTGTCGCTTGTTCATTCGGTCGCCTCAGGGTTAATAAATGATTCGTGTTTTCGATACTCGTAGTAGGTGCCCGTCGAAGAGTACTTCTTATGAAGTGCCTGCTTCTGCTTCTTTAGCGCCATATTCCGGTCACGGTTAGATTCAATCTTGTAGGACTTATGGAGTGACCAGTCACAGCGAGCCAGGTAACCCTCAAGCCAAACGGGGGTGTGGTCTTCCAGCAGCTTCACAACAAGGTCGTCACCTAGGTTAAGCTTGATATCAATTGCAAAGCGACAACCCATTTGGCAGAGAATCAACTCAGCAATGGGCTCATCATGTTCGAGGGAGGAGGTTTCTTTGAACACCCGGATATCAGCTTCTGCCCGGTTGCCGGCGAGTTTCCAGTGTCTAGAAATCTCACCACTAGATAGGTAGTCGAGGAGGGTGTCGGCATTAAGTCCAGATTCCAGGACTTGTCGGGTGATATGCTCCATTGTGAGCAACATCACGAAACTGTGTCCATCAGGCATTAACTGGGCTCCTTCAGATAAACTTCGATGCAGTGGGAACCCCACTTATCAGTGCCAAAATGTGTGTACCTCACGGGTATCCGCCCGCCTGCAACAACCCCATCTAGCTGGGGCTGTGGTTCTGGACGGTAAAATGTCAGAGACTCGGGTGAAGACTCAATTATGACCCGCCACAGGTCATCTATCATGGTCCTCAGACATGCACAAGGTGGATCAACAAAATCATAAGTGCTTACCGGACCATCGTACTGTTCCCACAGAGGTTTAGGATTCTTGATTTCCTCCTCGATGAAGCAACGTATCATTCGGACGTCAGGGATCATAGCAATGGGCGGGTTAGACGCAAGCCGTTGTCTGAGATTACCAGCCACAACATCAGCTACCATCTGCTCGTCGAATTCAATCCAGTCATCAAACATTCATCCACCTCATTTGTATCAAAGGGCGGGGAGTCGTACCCCAGACGGTTTGTCGTATAGACTTGTCGCGGGGACCGCCCATTAACGCTTACCAACCTATCGTGGGTGAGTCACGAAGGAACACCATCCGGTGCCGGTTCAGTTGATAAACTAAAGCGGAGGAGTAAGGTTACGAACCTCGACGCACGCGGGTAGTTCTTCCATAATGGACTTTTACCCATGTACGTCCCCACCTCGTAGGGTCCTCCATGCAAGTGGGCGAGGAATCTTACCTCCCAGGCGGTCAGGCCTGTCACGTCCATAACCCACTCACTGAACAAGTAGAGGGTATCGAACCCCCAGGGTGATCATCTCCCCTCACCAAGATACCTGCCCGAGCGGAAGATGCAGGAATCGAACCCACACGGCGAATTAACGCCGCCTGCTTTCCAAGCAGGTACAGCCAACCAATATCTGACTATCTTCCCAAAGCGAAAGGGGTGGGAATCGAACCCACAGACCGAAGCCCCTGTCTAACGGACAGGTGTAGCAAAGCCAACATCTACCTCCCTCTCGTATCGCTGATTTGACCAGGCTGGCTCAGCGAAAGCCTTTGTAAGTCCCTTACCACTGGTAAGCGACAGCGGAAGGTGCGGGAATCGAACTCGCACCGCCTTTACGACGTACTGTTTTCAAAACAGGGGCAGCAAACCAATATCTGCCTACCTTCCATGACTACCTTCCACACCTAGCGTACAGGTACACTACGTTGAGTTCAAGCACATGAATCACTGTGTCAAAGGGCTCCCCTGGAACATACTTTACACAGTACCGAATTGGCAGTGAGGTGTCAAGCGGAACTTCAGTTCTCCCGTCTTCAAGGGGCGGCAAATCCACGAATTTAACCGGAACGTTCTTCTCACGAATTGGTGCCACTAGGTCTTCAATCATTGGGGCGATGTAGTAAGTGAGCAAGTGCTTCTTGCCGAGTCGTGGATCAACTGGGATGTTCTTCCCCACACTCAGTAATTCTGCATCTGGATGAATAGGTACCGGTAGATTACTCAGGAACCCAGTCAGTCTCTCGGCAATAAACCCTTGGAAATTCATGTCGTCGTGGTTCATACCGCACCCTTTCAGTTGTAAAATGACACATCCCTTACGGGGATTAAGCGCGTCCTGGAGACCACCCTTAGCCTGGGAGCTGTGTCCTACACCCAGACCTCAATCATCAGGAATCGAACCTGACTTCCCTACCGAACCTCGACGAGCGTACTGGAGTCGAACCAGTCTTCGCGCTTAAAAGTGGACCATCAGGGAATCGAACCCTGATTTCCGGTATGCAAAACCGGGGTAATCCCGTTATACTAACAGCCCATTTGTTCAGTATGTCTTATGCTTCGTTGTGGTTTGGATGGCTACACGGTAGAGGTAGAAGTGAATTCCTGAAACATCAAGTTCCACACCACCTGGTAATTCAATGTCAACCTCGTTATTCGCGTCAGCCTCCTGCAACTTCTCAATCAATTCAGAAACAATCATGGTTTACTCTCCTCGTTCACCTCAGGTACCCCCGCGATAAGATACAAACTGCCAGCCACCACCACAACCTCCAACATCAAGTTGTCCGTCACAAGGTCCCGCACATCAGAGTCAGCATAACCATGACTGGCTACTATCTGCAACTTCTCAATCAATTCAGAAACAATCATGGTTTACTCCTTAATCATCGGCAATGATGTATGTCACCCCGGGACTATCTGCTGTGACCGTTTCGATAGGCCAGGGGTCGTCCCCCGGGACCAGAAACTCCACGTCATCACTCGCTGGATACTTCATCAACAGTTGGATCAGTTCACTAACTTTCATTTGCCTACTCCTTGAGGTTCAACATAGAGATTCACGTATTCGTCCTCATCGTCGGCTGCAACATCCACAACTACCATCTCCGTCAGCCGACTCACAGCCTGAACGGGTGTGTACCCGTGACCCGCAGCCACGAGTGCCTGTAACTTCTCGACCAGTTCGCCGAGTATCATTTGTCGGGGCATGTCGTCACCTTTGGATATACGTCGATGATGAATTCACCGTCACAAATGTCAGTGCGATCAGCAGGTATCGTAGCTCCGTTGCACCAGAGTATGACGTCCATGTGCCCGTGCCCGGCGTCAACTGCTTCCTTCACCTGAGCAAGTAATTGTCCAAGTCTCATTCTCAATCCTCCGGATACTCAGTAAGGATTTCCACGTTTTCGTAGTCATCAGCAACAGCAATACCGGTGATGACTTTTATACCGGACGAACCATCCTGCACGTGGACTGGTGTGTACTGGTGACCATCCTCAGCGAGTTTCTGTAACTTCTCAATCAGTTGGCCCAGTACAATCTTCTGTGTCATTCGTCTCTCCTTACAAGTGGTCAGTGATAATGAATACTTCATCATCGCAAACTTCGACGCTCTCAATGTCACTGAGTTCGCCGACATGTCCCTCGACCTGAGCTTCATGGCGTCCGAAACCATCGTCCGACAGTCGCTCAAGATGAGCAATCAATTCGTCTACAATCATGGTTCACTCCTAATAAACGTCGTCAACAAAGATAATACATTCGCTGGCACCCTGGGTGACGTCCGTTATGTACGGGCCCTCCAGGTCTTTGAGCTGGTGGTTTCATCCAGGACGGCAACAGCATCTCCCACCACAGTCAGCAATTCGTTTAACGTCATGTATTCCTAACCTCAGTCTTCGATGACGAATTCACCATCTATGATTTCAGTGTCCCTAGCCGGTATTTCATCACCTGGAACAGACATTATAACCTCACAGTCTCCATGACCGCTGTCAATGGCTGCCTGTAACCGGTCTCGTAAAGCAAAGACGTTCATTCTGCGCTCCAATCATTATTCTTCGAGACTCAACTCACCCTCAGTTAGGTCAGTACTCATGATAGGGCTGTCTCTACCGTTGACCCACATGGTAACCTCGGCGAGCCCTTGACCGCTGTCAATGGCTGCCTGTACTATGTCTCGTAAATCAAAGACGTTCATTCCGCGATCCAGTCTGGTCGTGAGCATTTCTTACCTGGGTCTGCCACGATGGCAACTTCAATAATGTGGTCGTACACATGCGGTTCGTCGGTGGGACGAACACTGTACGCAATTGGTAAGTCACAGGTCAGCCGGAGTCGGTATGCCCCATCGCTGCGAGGATTTGTGCAGGCGAACACAATCTGGCGATGATACGCAATCAAATCCTGCATCAGCTCCCTGAGTGAAAAGCGGAGAGTGTCCTCCATTAGTACCTCCCAGTTTGCAACCCTGTCATCCACTTCACACTCGTAGGTGTAATAATCAACTGGTGCATCTGTCATCCAGTCCATGACTGTATTCAGACAGGGTAGCTCAGCATTCAGATACCCGTCCACATACTTCTGAGCGAATTGCAGAAAACTCTCACCGCTCACGAAGAGATAGTATTCGTTCTTTGACCGGTCGATGGGTAGCCAATCGATGATGGTGTATTGGTAATCATTGACCATGACGGGGTCGCCACTCACCAACACCCAGGGTGGTTCCGCTGTAATCTGAACCTTGAACAGTGAAGTATCCTCGCCACACATGTGGAAGGGACACTCGGGTCGATACGCTTTGCCTTTGAATTCAAGCACTGTCTTCCTCCGGTAAACGGAATATCCGCACCAACCGTCCACGCCCATTTTGTGTGAACTTGTGTATCAAATCACCTGGTGTCTTTGTGAGGGCGTTCAGGAGACGCTGATACAGTTTGTCCCAGCCTGGGATATCACTGGGAATCTTCCAGTGGAGTTCCATGGCAATCAAGTGCATGAGACCTTCGTCGCCGTACATGACCGCTTCGTTCCCTGTGTCCTTTAGGACCTGGATCGTTATATCACATACTCTGGGTCGTCTCATTCGAGTAATCCTTCGGGAGGGTTACGGAAGAGTTCGGCAATTTCAGTGAATGACTTACCGCCGGCATACACAAGTTGGTTATTCTCGTCCAACTTGAGACCCTTGTCCGGGTTCCTGACGACATCGCCATCATTGTCTTCAGTTAGGTAACCTGTGTCATAACCACCGCTAGCGTTTGAAAAACCCAACCATTGCTGCACGCGATATGGGAGCTTGGTTACTTCCTTCTCAAAACATGTATTGGCGTCGTCCTCTTCCCTGTATGCGTAGACAGTACCTTCGTGCTTTTCAAATTGCCGACATGCTACACCAAGGCAGCAGTTCGTACAACCTTCAGGTGTGTTTCGTTCCAACTGACCATAACCCTGAGTGTACTCACCCGACTCCAGGGCTTGGGCAACCAATTCTCGGGCTTGCTCTGGTGTGTTGATCATTCCAGCAGTCCCTTTGGTGGGTTACGGAATAGGTTGGCGATTCCAGTAAACGTCTTATCACCAGAATACAGCCAAGCTTCACGTGCATGGTCCTCACTACGTTTAACGGGATTGGGGGTTAGATCCCCGTCGTTGTCTTCTGTTAGGCAGCCCCCGTCATAGGAGCCACTCGAATCATTAAAGCCCAACCACCCCTGGATATAGTACGGGAGTTTACTCCGTTCCCCATCAAAGGATGTTGTCCCATCATGAAACAACTCAGCCGGTATAGCGTGGACATCGTTCTCGTGTTTGATAAATTCCCGACATGCCACCCCGAGGCAACAGTTTGTGCAACCCCCGTCTACTTGAAGTTCGAGGTACCCATAACCCTGCACATAGTCCCCAGACTCCAGTGCTTGAGCTACCAATTCGCGGGCTTGCTCTGGTGTGTTGTTAAACTCGAATCCACTGATGTACGGGGTGTCACTCATTTTGATTCCAGGAAGATGATTCCGAATTGTTCAAATACGTCGGTCAAGTGACCCACTGACTTATCCTCGGGACACAGTAGTTCCACCAGGGCATTATCCGAGAACTTCTCCGATATCTTTGCCAAGTCCCGCTTCAAGTCTCCAAGTGTCTTCTGCATTAAGTATACCTCCAAAACGTGATTGGTCAAGTGGAATTCTCAAAATAGGCGTCAGCGTGAGTTTATTTCACGGACGAAGTAAATCTTCTCGGGGGTGTTGCCGTCAACCGAACGACCCTCATAAACACACGCCGGGATGTCGTGATTGCAGTCAAGTACATGTCGATGATCGGCAATCCGTATTCCGTGAACATCTCCTGCATAGGGACCACCGATGCACTGGGCCCGATGTTTCTCCTCGGGGTCAAATCTTAGGAGGCTACCCTGTAGTAGGTGGAAGTAAGATTTGCAGGCATCGGAATCTCCTTCCCACCAACTCAGACACATCTTGGGGTCCCGTTGCAATCGCTGTAGTCGCTCAAGTGTATATCCCACCCGACCAACAGCATCCCAGGGGTCACATTGCCCATGTGCCGGGAGATTCAAACCTTGAGGGGCAAAGTGATCCAGTGGGGAAACCACAACTTTATCGAGGTGGGCACTCAGACACTTTAAGTATTCAGCAACCACGGGGTAACACCTTGGCGAGGTATCGCGAATCTTGAGTCGGTGAGAACCTTTCACCGCAATGGTTCGCTGAGCCGAAGTGTCATAGTAGAGTCGTATCATCAAGTGGGGTCTCCAGGTAAATATCGTCCAAATGCAAAACGTCAATTGCCACAACATTTCCCCCAATTGGGGAGGTCCACACCAACATCTTCGATACAACCGAACGCATAGTTATCATTCACGACAATCAAGGGCATGTCATTGGGGAGCCCATCAATCATCTGTTTCAATTCACCAATGTTCATCTAGCTGCCCCTCTTCATCACCTGGTTTCTACCGGCGTTTCTACCGGCGTATCGTCAATTTGCTTCTCCAGGTCTTTCTTGAGATACTGCCGTCTCTTTGTGTTCGAGTCCTGCCTTACCTTTGCGTTGATGACTGAGGATTTCCGGTTGTTCCCCAGGCCGATGCACTTCACACTGTTCTGTCCATGCACGGTGAATTGACCGGTGTGTTCCACGTTCTTCATTCTCTTCCTCCCTGAGTTGTGCTTCCAAATCATCGGCTAGATGTTTGCGGCGTTTTCGGTTGACCTTACGGCGAGCCCACTGGTTGGTTGTTGAGACGTTACGTCCATTGCCCACCTGGTGGCACTTATTACTATAATCTTGACCCAGAAACGGTTGGTGTTTTCAGAGGCACTCATCAGTCATGTGCCTCCAAAACAAGCTTTCCTGTCTTGGGTTCTCGTGTAACATTGAGCACATCGCGACGTGCGTGGGTCTCATAGAGAATCTCCACAACCTCGTCGTCCTTAGCATACTCAAGGATTTCCCCTGAGCCCACCCACCGTAAGTTGGGTTCCTGGTGTTATCGCCGCCCAGAGGGGTGTCGTTAGTTACCGCCTGGTATGAGCACACAAGTCCTGGAACCATCTGGCTCCCGATCTTGGTAGTGCTCCGTAATATCAACCAAACAGCCATTGCGGTCATAAACCTGGATGGCGTCCAAATCGTCGAATGTGTCTAGGACTTTTCGCAATTCGCGGATGTTCAAGCGTCGAACCTTTCCAATGTGATAGACCCTGCTGACTCTTCATCAACCAGGGTGACAGGGTATTTAGTACCCTCAAACCCAATACGGACAATGGTATTGGAGGGGCGACCATGTAGGAGCCCTTGGAGTTCGCCCACCGTGAGACCACCCCAAATCTCAGTATCCTCGTCCTCGTGCCAAATGACTGTCATCGAACCACCTTAATGAAAGTGAAACCTGGACGCTGGTAAATCCCCATTGGGCGACCATTGCTATCGTTGGGGTTTGTGGACACTTGATTGTTGTAGGGATACAGGCTCAGCAACCCTTGAAGCTCGTCAACAGTCAGAACCTTCCGAACCTCGTTGGTCCAAAGGCGAGAGCATTCCTTGGCCCAGGCACACTGGTCGGTGTACAGGAGTAGTGGCTCGATAACCACCACATCTTTTATGGTGTAGATGTTCTGGATGATTGAGGCGTAGTTACCCCCTGCGTCAAAGCCAACCAGAGAACTGGGGTCACATGTGCTCAGGGCAGCCTGCAAGGTGTCCACAGACACAGGTTCATAGTTGGGGTTGTCCCAGACCAGTTCGTATTGTACAGGGGTGTAGTCAGTCATTGTGGATCCATATCGATTAAGTACCGGGTAACACCCTGAGGTGTATACCCTTCGTACACATCAGCGATTGAATGGATTTGTCCGCATTCGTCGACAATTTCGATGAGAGCATCATCAGCCCAGTCGTTGAGTAGGGCACGGAGTTCGTGGACTTTCATTATGTGGCCTAAGCAGGCTGGACAAACAATTGGTATTCATGGTCGGAAGACCCAGGCTTAGTCGGACCTAGGTCAAGGGAGTCCTTGAAGGTGTACTTCCGATCATTGATAATGATGACGGTCTCGCGGTGGAGTCCTTGAATTCTGCCGTGACCTGAGAGGACTTGGAACACCAAATACACCTTGCTCTCCAGCACAATCTCGCACAGGAATTCTGCCTCTGTGAATTTAGATGGGGTTGAGGTGGGGTCGCACCAAGATTGATTCATTAGGATGGGACTCCGAGGTTTTGAACAAAGAGTAGGTCATCAGTCTTGTAGGACTCTGGCGATAACAATGACCCTTGGAGGACGTACTGGCGCTGATTGAGAACCACGAGTTCTCCGGCATTGAGTCGGAGTCGATCCTCTTGAGTGGTGGTAACTCGGAAGACCTCGTACAGGTTGTCGTGGAGACAGGAGGACCCCAGCCACACAGCATCTGTGAAGATGGGTACATTTTCCAGGGGTGACATGAGGTTACCTGTTTCGTTTCTCTGAGCAGTATTCATTTTAGTAGCTATCCGGGTAAGTTCTGGGACATGAAATCATGATTGTGGGTTCGCGGGTATATGGCCACAAAGGGTCAGGAGTATCAATGCAGACGTTCTCAACGTCTCCCTCGGTACCCTCTGGACCTACGCGAATGGGCATCTCTGGGTCCTTACCTTCTAGTATAGCTTGAAGGACTCCGACAGTCAAGCGGGGTGTCTGACTGTGACATTGTTGCCATAAGTCGTAGGGTGGTTCGGTCATAGCTGGTCCATAGAGATTACAAGGGTTGGCTCAGATGGGTAGGTACCCCCTAGGGCGGGAGTAGCTATACTTATGTCTTCGATAAACCCAAAGGCACCAAGCACTCCAATGAGGATAGGTGTTTTAGGGTCTAAGCCCTCAAGTGTACGCCGGAGTTGCTCCACTGTCAAGTGAGGACTGAACTCGTCTGTCCGAATCCACAGCAGGTCGGAAGGGTTATCACTCAATGGAGGTGTTCCTTATTGGGTCGAGATAACGAATATCAACTGCACTCATCGTAGCTTCTCAATCTTACCCTTAGTAAGGACATCTTTCAGGGAGGCGACCTTGCCGGTTCGATGATCCGTCACAACTCCGCGTACAAAACTGTAGGTCTTGATAACTCTTTCTTCCTTGATACGCTTGTCTCTGGTTGCTTTCTTGGCTTGCTCTTTGGCGTCGTTTTCCCGTTCGTCGAGACGCTTCTGAAGCTCCTTGAGGGCAAGTGCCTTGTTCTTTCCCTGACTTCTCCCGTCAATTGTGACTGAGATACCAGTAGGCTTATGGGTGGCACGTACACACGAATCAGTACGATTTCTGTGCTGTCCACCGGGTCCGGATCCCCGCATGGTGTCAAACTTGACATCAGCTCGATTTAACTTGGCCATTGTTGGCACCTTTCTGCCCACTCCGTCTGAATGCAATTCTCTTCTCAGGTACACGAGTACCATCAACGAGACCCCGCTGTCCATTAACAACCCGACACACGTTACCGGCAGTCACACCAAACTGGGTGCCCACTTCCCTCATAGTATACTTGCCAGTGGCATACTGGTCAACTATCTCATGGCATTGTACATCCGTGAGTTTACTCACTGGGCTGTTCTCTCCGAGGCAAGCTGTGCCGTGTGTCTTCCGGTCCTGCTGGTTCTCGCTCAATGTCCCATATGTCAGGTTATCCACATGGTTGTTGTCCCGAGTCCCGTCCAGGTGTCGGATCTCCATACCCTCAGGACATGGTCCAACAAACGCCATCATCACCAACCGGTGGGTCTCGAAGGTCTTCTCTTTGTTGTTCTTGAATAGACTCAGCTTGAAATAACCACGCCGATTCTTACATTGTTTATGCACCACACCTTTGAGCCAGTAAGTTGGGCCTGCCTTTGGGAAGATTTGCCGGTCCAACGAGCGAACGCAACCACATTCACTCACCTCATAGATTCCTTCATACCTGGTTACAGCTTTCCAGTTCATCAGACGCCTATCCGTGTTGTTTCAGGGTTGTCGTTGAACCCCTCAAGTATTCCTGCCTGGAACATGAAAGCTTCGTTGTCTTTGTGTTGGTTGCGAAAGTACTGGACTTTCTGTGACTGGGCGCCATGCTCGTATAGGAGGGTGGCATACACCAGTATTAAGGGTCGGTTCTGTGCGTCCTCGATAACCTGGGCCTCCACCTGGAGGGCATGCACTCTTTCGACATCCCAATGCTCAAGTCTAGCACACTCTTTCTGAAAGTCAAGGTCGTCCCGATGGGAATCCCGGAACCAAGCCGCTTCTTTGGAACCCACACCCCTCTTCAGAGCGAGGGAGTATGCCGCCAACTGTTCTGCTTGACGAGCGGCTTGCTGAGTCTTCACATAGTCATCTTTTACCCGCTTGATACGTTGGAGTTCGTTTAGTTCAGACTGGGTTACCCGTTGCATGAAGTCAGCGTTATCCGAGTGCTGCTCTTTGAAGGACTGGGCAGCGTTAGGGGTGTGCCCACGCTTACGAATCAATAAATCACAGTATTTCTCAAACAGTAAGTCAGTGGGTGGGATATCCAACATGGAAGCAGCCAAGAGTGCCCGGGCTGACGTGGGGGCTGAGGGTAGTTTCCGGAATAACAGTGAAAATAGCATGACCTTACTCATCGTCGAAACCCCGCGTAGAATTCAATCGCCGCAGCCTGGTGTTCAAATACGTGGCCGGACAGAGTGTCGTCCGCATGTTCCTTGTAGAACGCCTCAGCATAATAGGACTGAAACCCATGTTCATAGAGGAGGTTGGCGTACTCCAGGATTAGGGGCTGGTCATCCTCAGAAGGTTCGGTATCCTCAGAAGGTTCGGTATCCTCAGAAGGTTCGTCGCCCGCGAACGGGTCCTCGCACACCGCTTTAACCAATTCCCGGGACTTGTTGTGCTGGTCATCTAGTTGCTGACAGAGGTTGTGGAATTCGTGATCATCTGGGTAGAGGAACCGGATCCCGTATGCCGCCGTTGAATCAACACCATGTTGTTGGATCATCTGGGTGTAGGTAACAAGGTCGCCCTTCTGCTGATGTTCGAGGGACTGGTATTGAGACTTCCAAAGATCAGCCCTATTCTTGTCATCGAAGCAAGCCATCATGTCACCCAGTGCGCGGTTGCTAATATGGCAGGCTCTGAACCCCTTGGCACCATCCGAGAACATTCCAAACCTAGTCACCCAATCTTTATACTCGGACAATAGCGTCAGGTTGACCCCATAGGCAGTATCAAAGTATACCACCAATTCCTGGAAGCTACCCCCGGGGTGTTGGTGCTTGAACTCCTTAGCCTGATTTGACTCAAAGCCAAATTCATTGACCAGCTCCTGGTACTTCGTGAACCGTTCCATGTCTGTCATTGGTTCAGATGTCATTCCGAATACCTTGTTCTAGGGGAGTCCATCATGTGGAATTCAAGTGTCTGTGCCTGATGAAGAAAGGTTGCATCATCCTCGTAGTGGATACGGAAGTTCTCAGCTTGAGGGGACCTGTACCCATAGTCATGAATCAGCTTCGCATAAGTCAGGATAATGGGTTGGGCCTCACCTGGTTTAGGAGGCTCAGGTTCAGGTTCATCCAATCCATCACATTGATCATCTGGCTCATCAAGTTCGCCCCGCTCAGCCTGGTCAAAGAGTCCTACCATGTAGTTGAAGCAATCATTGTCTGAGTGGGTACCTTTGTAAATCTCAGCCGTCTCGGAACCCAGACCATACGAAAAGACGAAGGCCTTGTAGATAATCAGCCACTCAGTGGGTCCATGCTCATCTGACTTAGGGACACTGCCACGCTCAGCCTTCTCAAATTCTCCAACCATGTGACTGAACCTATCATTCCCAGAATAGTTTGCCTTGAACTCTTCAGCCTGTTCTGAACCCCACCCGTGGGCAGAGACCAGGTCTTTGTAGAGGGTCAGCCACTCATCGGGACCATAGTCCACAGGTCTATCATACGTCGCTTTATTGCAGTCGTCAAGGAGACCCCTCTGCCACAGGGGTCGCTTTGCCACTAACTCCGCGACCTTCTCCAACTTCTTGAGAAGCCCGTCTTGGGCTGCATTCACCTCAGGGACTCGTTCTGCCTTGAGGGTGCCGCGAGGAACTGGTCGTCTGGGCTCGTCACAGGTCGATTTGGACGCTTCTTCAAGCATATTCTTCTCCCACCAGGGTGAACACTCAACGAGCTTAGAAACGCCGCTCAGAGCCTTGAGGAGTTGTTCCTTAGTCATTTGTGGTTTGTTCATTGCTGTCCCCAGACACTCATGCCAATCTCAGCCGTTTGGGCTTTCAACAGCGTCAAAGCCCCGACGACCTGGCTCTGGGTGACCTTGTGTTCAAATTGTAGCCTCCCAACCGTTACGGAAAATAGATCCGCGACCTCATCCATGATAGGGAGCTGGGTGTCATTTACGTGGAGACAATGATGTTGGACGAGCGTAAGGAGCCCCAGGATACCCACATAGTCCAGGTCCCCAGCATCAATCACTGATTCCAAAGCGTCTGCTAATTCAGCATAGAAGGATTTAATTGGGGTAGCCATTAGGATTCTCCTTCTTTGCTGATATCCAAGCTGTTGACTCCTGTTCTAATCCAACAGATGTAATCTTTGCAACCAATATCGTGATTGAACCGATAACCTGATCCAGATTGACGCTATGTTGGTCAATAAGATCAGTGACTTCCCTCAGCATCTTACGTGTGGCAGCCTGGAGACCTAGTGTGGTATGCCCACAACCTGGAGCCAAGTATTGGCGAACTGTAATTAAGGCCCCAATTAGTTCTGAGAAATCCAGACCTTGGGCCTCACCCACACGCTGGGCAAGAACTTGTAAGTCTTTGTAGAAATTCTGACTTGACATAACCCGCTCTGATGTACGACTCATGATGTGGCAACTGTAAACCCCAGACGGTTAATATCCAACGCCATGATATTCAAGATACCTACTATGGTCGGAAGGGTCAAGTCTTTATCCACCCGAGCTTCAGTTAGAAAGTCAGCCAAATCAATATAGACTTCACCACCCGCCTGGGACGTCCAACCTTCTGATAACACAGAAATCTGAGACGCTAGGGCAGTCAAAGCCCCAATCATCTCGAACACTGACCCGTCGTATTTCTTCAATGATTCCCGCAGCCGTTTCCGCAGACCAATCTTGAACTTCCAATCAGCAGTCAGCCTGACTTCTCTTGATTTTACTTCCGCTTCCGTTGCCATTTGTCACACGCCTTTTCTGCTGGATTACGTTTCCGATGCCGACTGATGATGTACTCTTGGACTCGCCCGTCATCCATTCGTTGAAACCTTATGGCATAGTAGATTGTGTTCAAACCCAGTAGGCTGATGCACTCCACCACTTTGAACCGACCACACCGAGACATCCATTTCCGCCTCTTAGAACAGTCAGTCTGGTCCTTCTTTGCCCTCATCCACTCTATTGGAATCACGGGTTCCTTTGTCTTGGCCTTCTTGGAGCCCGTCCTTGTAGCCCTCGTTGTAGCCTTTGTCCCGGCCTTCTTCGAGACCGTACTCGTACCCGGTTCTGTGACCTGCGTCGAACTGGTCCGGTGACCCGTGCCCATCTTCGAGGACTTCTTTGTGTCCTGCACGGAGGCCTCGGTCAACGGTGCCGTTACCTTCCTCTTGGCAGGTTTTGAACCCTTCTTGGAACCCTTCGTCGAAGCCCGTGCCATAGGCTTCGTCTTCGTCTTCGTCTTCGTCTTCGTATTCGGTTGATTCTTCGTCAAGGGCTTCAGCCTCGCTGGAAAGAGTGTGAGCCATGTGCGTCAATGCACCCACCAGCTCAAAGTAGGTTAAATCGAATTCCTTGCGGAAATAGTCGAGGTGTCGCTCAAGTTTGTCATAGAACGCTTCCGCTGATTCCTGAGTCATTTGATTATCACTGGTAAGTGGGAGGTAACTCGGGCAGTCTCCAAGTGGTTGGGGAGCTTCCGATGAACCCCTGCAATTGGATCATAATACTTCTTGTTGTGCCAGACAACCCAATGCTTACCAAAATCACTGGTAAACCAGAGAATAGCAGACCCAGAGGTAGGAAAGCCCCGGATACGCCGGTCGCCATGCTCAACACCATGGGCATCCAAGGCGTCCTTGAGTTGCCGAGTATCCGTTTTACCTTTGGTACCCATCAACTCGATTGATTCGTCCAAGGTGATGTTTAGAACTGTGGCAATGCAGGCCTGACCACATAGATTTGAACAAGGTGGTTGTCGTACTAGTTTCATGGGGTCTTTGCCTCACCAGACTCTCTTAAAGACACATCGGACTTTCTTAAAGCATCAAGGGCTGTCTGATGTGCCTGGATGTCAGCGTCAGAGCCCCCTAGTTTGATGAGATCTTCGAGACCCTTTTTGAGGTTTGCTTGGAGTGCCTCAGATGCCTGTAGAGCATCTACTGGTGGGCTAATAAACTCGGGTCTCTCGTTCATAGTGTTCTCCAAAAGTAAAGTAAAGTGCTCCCTGAAGGACTCGAACCTTCAATCCCTCAACGGGCGTCAGGGCTTAAACCTGATGTGTATCCCAATTCCACCAAGAGAGCGAAGCTGTCTAAAGTACCCACTGAAGGAGTCGAACCTTCACGCCCTTCCGAGCACCAGATCCTAAATCTGGCGTGTCTACCAATTTCACCAAGCGGGCATCTGTTTCCGGCCCGCGCCAGCCGAAGCTGGTTTGCAGACAAATGTCTGGCGGGACAATTAACGAATAGCGCAGTTGGAGTTGAACCAACCTCCCCGGCTCATGAGTCCTGGGGTCACCGACTATACGCCAAGTTGCGGGAGGTGGAATCGAACCACCGAAGGCAGGCTTATGAGACCTGCTGGGTCACCAGCGACCATCCCGCAATAATGTTTATCTGGAAGTATTCAAAGGAAGCCCGCGTTTCTGACACTCCGCCACAAGTTCAGTCAAGGGGTAAGTAAATACCAACGGTTTGTGCATATGACAAGCGTGGTCTTCGTCGAATTCGCTGCCCTTCAGCATCCGGAACAAGCACTCGTCCTGGTGATGTCTGAAGACGTCTACCATCCTCTGGGCAAAGAACAACAAGTGGCTGTTATCCATGTCACCAAGTTGGTCAATGTACTCGCCGTTTTCGTTTATCCAACCCATTGGTTTGTCTCGTGTGGTTCTTGTGTTTCAGTAAAAAGCCCAACAGGTAGGGGATACCTGCTGGGCTCGAAAGGGCCCCAATGATGGGGCTGAACTCAACCCTAGCGTGCGCGTCGTTTTGAAGTCTCAGGAGTCTTCTCGACCTCAATGGCATCACCACCTTCGGCGGGAGCCTTGAACTTCTCTATTTCAGCGCGAATCAGGTCCCCATCAGGAATCTGGTCCTTCGTGAATGGATTCGAGCAGGGCGTCGGAACAATAACGAACCAAGAGTACCCTTTCTCCTCATTCTTAATGTGCTTTGACTTCAATGTCAAAGGCTGGGGCTGGACACGTTCTCCATTGACCACCTGAGGTAAGTAGTTGGAGATGGTACCAGTCTCTCGGCGGTTTGATTTGGAACCGAGGAACAGCTCGTACATCTTACCTGTACGACGTTCGACCACCAAGAAACTGGAGCCGAATTGGCAGTGGCTGTCTTGCTGCGACGATCGCTTTTCGATACTCGCAAAAACGTCACTGCTACGGTCATATGAAACCACAACGTTCTTCTTGTCACTCATATCAATCGCCTTTGCACGTCGTGCAAGGGGGAGAATGTCAACTGAGGACCCAAGGTCAACAGCATCATCCGACGATTTGATAATAGCATAACCTCCCGGGCGAACTTTCCCGGAATCGATGAGGGCTCCTTTAGATTTTAGTTCGAGCCGTTGTAGAAACGGGGACGAACTCATGTCTGCGAAGTCTTTGTCGTCATCAACCTCTGTGGAGATTTCACCGAAAACATCTGTGGGGATCATGTCGTTACTCATTACTCTGTACTTTCTTCTCGAAACATAACATGGGTTCAACGATTGTGAACCTCAACACCAACCACCATCAAGTGGTAGGTCAAACGGGCTAACCGATCAAACGATATGACAAAGTCAACTGCTCTATCGACCAGTGTAATCAAAGCTCGCCCTTTGGACAAGAGCGTGTCTGGGATTCTTCAGCAAATTGTATAAGTTTTCGTGCGTGCTTGCGATATTCAGTATCTTGGAGGTGCTGGACTTCGTTGGCATGGACACTCTCCTGACGCTCTGCGAGAGTCTTAGGATCAACCCGGAACGCCCACTGAAGAGCAAGCTGGGCGGCCTCCGCCACGTTAGTAATACCCGCTGCGACAATGAGTGCAGGGAGATGGGAAGGGGATCGCAATTCCTCTTCAACAACCCGGAGGTCACGCATAACTGGGCGGAAATTGTCCTTCCCCAGTTTCAGAAGCCTGCCCTGCTTGATACCTTCCCGGTAATCATTGATAGCCCGGCGAACCACCCGTACAAATTCCATGGACCCCATGGTTTGGGCATCATCAATGAAGTGTACCTGCTCACTCAATGGTAATCGAGCCAACATCTTGGCGTTACCAATTGGGACTTCGTTATTCTTCACCATCTTAGCAAAGTGGGGATGGAGGTGGTTGAGGTTCAAAACCTGGCGTACCCACTGGGTTGACCGACTACAGTAACCTGCCAGGTCTCGCAACGTCATCTCGGTGTTATTAAGATGCCGAAGGCGATCAAGGTGTTTTGCGTAATCGATCCAGTCCGTTTCTTCGTGCATAGAGTTGCAGAGCATCTGGTTTGCCAGGTACTCGACATCATCCATCTCCTGAATAACCAGGTTCATGTGGGAGAGACCTGCTTTAATGGTTGCCCGATAGCGGCGATAACCATCACATAGCTGAACCCGACCCCTCTCAACAGGGCGTGCGGGTGGGGCTTGTAATGCCCCACCACAGGACTTGATTTGGTCAACAAGTTCTAGGAACTGAACCGAATTCTCAGAGAATCTCCGGAGAATCGGATTAGGTGGGTCAATCATTTCAATTGGTACAGTAGATACGTCCATACTATATTGTACCAAGCCTCACGACCTAACGGGTTGGAATTATTGGGATTTTGTCGATTTTGTGGAAAGTTTCTGAAATAATGACCCATTGGAATCTGGACAACCCTTACGATCTATACTGGCACCCTTAAGAGGTAGTTAATCATGGGGTCCACGAGGGTCTATCCCTTCCCACGTAACCTCAATCGTATCAACAGGTTACGAATAAAAAGGGTCAATACCCTTAGGTCCCTTAGTACTTATATGTTTTTAGAGAGAGAGAAAACTTCATATAGAGGATAAGGTAAGAAAAGAGGATTAGTCTTAACAATTGACGTAACTCCAATGCCAATCCCAGGTTAAGTGGAAGGTCGATAGGTTTTGGATCGACCCTTGTCAGGATTATTCCATTTTGCCCTAGTTCGTTGTCCAATTTCAAGTATACTCGGGACATACAAGATTAAACACGAAAGGTCAGAAATGAAGACGACTCGCGAAGTAATCAAATCATTCTTGGACGCCGCTGCTGCTGGCAACCTCCCACGAAACCCAATGGAGCCCAAAGGCCAGAAGCGGCCCCTGGTGAACAATCCAGATATGCTGGAGCGGTTCTCAATCAACATGGAAGTTCAAGTCAACGTCTCGGGCAGTGGCGCTGAGGCAGTCGAAGGGCGACGAAACACTTGGACCAAAGACGGTGTCCAGTTTTGGAACATCCGCATCCCGGCCGACGCCATGACCGACTTCCCCCATTTCGAGGACAAGGTGCTGCCTTGGTCATTGTCAATGAACGCAGAAGCGGTTGGTATGACAGGGTGGGACTGGTGCCACCGAGTCTCACGGTGGGTGGCATTTGACTTTGATGCCATCACTGGGCATGCACCCGGTGTCGGAGTCGATGAAGTTCAGCTCTCGCAGGTCCGGGAAGCAGCAATGCGGATCCCCTGGGTTCAGACCCGGAAGAGTACACGCGGTAAAGGTTACCACATGTACGTGTACTTCGATGATGCTGGCATCCCTACCGAGAACCACACCATCCATCAAGGGCTGGGTCGTTGTATCCTCAGCAAGATGAGCCAAGAGTCCGGGTTCAACTTTGCCTCAGCTATTGATGCCTGTGGTGGAAACATGTGGATTTGGCATCGTGATGCAACTGCCCAGAATGAAGGGCTGGCGGTTATCCAGGATAGTACTCAGGAATTAACACTTAGTGATCTTCCAATCAACTGGCGTGACCACATTGATGTGGTGACTCGAAAGCGAACGAAGATCAAGGTTCGGGGTATCCCCACCAAGGAAGACGAAGCTTTCGATGTGATGGCAAGCGCCCGGGATATGGTTTCTCTGGACGAAGTCCATCATGAAATCATCGAGGCACTTTCGGAGGAATGCAACTGTACAACTGTCTGGATTCCCGAATACAATCTGTTGCAGACGCACACGGCTGGGTTCGCACAACTAAGGGAAACACATCCTGATAAGTACGCAGGGTTCTTTGAGACCAACTCTGATGGTAACAATCTAGCCGAACCAAATGCCTTCGCGTTCCCAATGGCTGATGGCGGTTGGAAGGTTTACCGATTCAGTAAGGGTCATCACGAGCATGAGACCTGGGACCAGGATGGACGTGGGTACACAACCACATTCTTCAATTGTCGTCCAAATCTGAAGGCGGCTGCACTCTCGATGCAGGCGGCCAAATCCAAGGATGGGAGTTTTTACTTTACATGTGTTCGGCATGCCATGCAGGCAATGACCGCACTTGGGGTCAAGGCAACCCAGATGGATGATATCAAGCAGTGGGCTGAGGGGGACCGGAAGGTCATCCTAAAACATGAGCTGAAGTCCAACGAATTATCGGTAAGGGTGGAAAAGCACGAGAGTGACGCCAAGCCCAGCCACCACTGGATTCTGAATAAGACTTTCTGGGAACGGATGTTTGAGGTGGAGTGTGATCCCCGCGAGATGAAGAACGTGGATTATCCTGAGTACGATGGGATGTATCGCGTCCTGATGTCAACGGCTGGTGACCAGGCAGGGTGGGCAGCCTGGGATGCTTCCCAGAAGGAATGGGATATGCACCCATCCAACAACATCAAGCTTATGCTCCAGAGTGACTTTGTTGCCAAGGGTGATGCTGAACACATCATGGGTACGATTTTGAAGAAACGGTGGCGGCTTGTGAACATGCCGTTCCAGCCTGAATTCCCAGGCAATCGGCAGTGGAATCACAAAGCCCCTCAGCTCAATTATGCCCCAGCAATCCTGGGTGACAAAGAGGAACCAGTCCACCCCCACTGGGATATGATTCTTGACCACATTGGAAAGGACTTGGGTGAGGTTCTAGTAGACGATATCTGGGCGAACAAGTACAACGTTAAGACGGGTCGCCAATACCTTCAGCTTTGGATCGCCGCCATGCTCCGTGAGCCATTTGAGCCACTGCCCTACTTGTTTCTGCATGGTCCTGAGAATTCCGGTAAATCCATCTTCCACGAAGCAGCACGTCAGTTGTTCACGGGGGGTTACTGTAAAGCAGATAACCCGCTAAAGACAACTGGCGAGCACAACGGGGAGTTGGCAAATGCAGTGCTTGCAGTTGTCGAAGAGACCAACCTAAATGGGAAGAACGGGGAACGTGCTCTTAACCGAATGAAGGATTGGATTACATCCGATTACATCGCCATTCGGCAGATGCGGACGGACACCTACATGCTCCGGAACAGTCTCCACTTTGTTCATTGTGCCAATGACCGGTCCTATTGCCCCATCATGCACGGGGACACCCGAGTCACCATGCTGTACGTGTCAGAGATTGACTATGATGATGAGATTCCGAAGAGCCTCCTCAAGAAGTCTCTTGAAGCTGAAGCTCCCCATTTCATGCGGACACTAATGGACTGGGACATACCACCAGCGTCCGGTCGACTTCGGATCCCTGTGATGGCAACTCGCGAGAAGGAAGCCGTTGAAGCCCTGACGATGGATCCTATCGCTCGGTTCTTCACGGAGACTGCCTTCGAGTGCCCCGGCGCAAAGGTTTTGTTTGGCGAAGTCTATGACCGTTTTCGGGTTACCCTTTCGGCTGATGACGAAGAGTACTGGAGCCAGAAGCAGTTCTCCCTCCGCCTCCCTCGTCCTTTTGTTACCGGCAAGTCCGGAGGGAAGGGTGGTACTTATGTCGGCAATATCTCATGGAGTGCTGATTCAAAGACCACTGGGCAATACCTGGAGGTTGTCAAGGGGCGTCTGAAGCTTAAACCCCTGGGGCGGCGATCAAAGAAGTAAGAATATCGCTTGTTTTAATTGAAAGGTTAGGTTATACTGGATAATTGACTGGGGCCCTCCCAGTCAGGTAGACAACGGTAGAGGATACAAGATGAACGAGAATGAACGACAAGATGCAGATGACCGGCGTATCCAACAACGGGATGCCAGCCATATGGGAGCCCAACGAATAAAGCAGCTTGAACTGAACACTCAACAGGACGACATCCTGGGCAAACAGCGGGATGAATTGGCGGATATGTTGAAGGCAGCATCTCAGCCACCTCAACCAAGTCTCCATATTGAACCCAACGCTGTGTTTCAGCATCCAGGCGACCCAATGCCCCCTGGTGGTATCCCACCAGACCCCGGGGACCTTGTTAAGCTACCCATGGGACCACCCCCTCGGGTGCGACCTATTCAGATTCGCCCTGACTGGGTAGGTAACCCCTCTGGTGATACTGCTGGTCCACCCAATATCGATAGACCCATTGACAGAGATTCGCTCCACCGTGAATTGGATTCACGCGAGGGTAAGTCTGATGGTGATGTTTCCATTGGTAACCTAAACAGCGATAAAAAGGGCTCGGGCGCCCGCCGCAACGGTGGGAAAGCTGCATTATCCCTAATTCCGTTGCACCTCCTTGCGGGTACAGCTCGTGTATTGATGGGGGGGAAGATCAAATACAGGCCCTGGAATTGGGCCAAGGGTATGGCTTGGAGTAGTGCGTTCGATTGTACGCTTCGTCATCTCTTCAAGTGGTTCTATCTCGGTGAAGATATTGACCCTGAGTCAGGGGAACACCACCTCGACCATGTGATGGCTAATGTACTCATGCTCCGTCACTTTGTGAATAGCCACCCTGATGGGGATGACCGTCCACCCGCTAATGCGTTTTTCACGGATTCCATCGACGATTTCAATCAGCTTTTCGATGAGGCTGCCTACCGGGATCGCAATGGTCATGGGGAGGCTAAATAATGGTTCAACCAGGATTTGTAGATTGGAATGGGCACGTACTTTGTGCCGTGGACGTAGAAACAACTGGGACGGATCCGGCTCTTCACGATGTGATTCAAATTGCAATTGTGCCACTTGACTCGAATATCGAACCCATCAAAGGCATCAGCCCATTTTATATGACCATGAAGCCCGAGAAGCGGGAGAACGAAGATAAGCGGTCTTCGAGCGTCCATGGTATTGATTTGGATGAGTTGATGATCCATGCCCCAACCAAGTGGCAAGTGGAGGATTGGCTTGGGGAATGGTTCGATAATCTGGACTTGCCTTTCGGCAAGAAGATCATTCCGCTCGCGCAGAACTGGTCGTTTGAATCCGGGTTCCTGAAAGCCTGGCTTGGGGTTGAGGGGTTCGATTCATTCTTTTACTTCCATCCCCGAGACACTATGTCAATTGCCATCTACCTGAATGATAAGGCGTACTGGCGATGTCAGCCGAGACCATTCCCACGAGTTGGGCTCAAGGACTTGTGCCGGCAATTGGATGTAGTGAATGACTGCCCCCATGACGCCCTCGCTGATGCCCGAGCCGAAGCTGAAGTGTACCGGAAGTTGATGGAGTTTGACCTATGAGCAAAGAACGTGAGGATGTATTCAACACCCCCGAGTCAGGCACATATGATCCTGAGACTAAGCGGCACTCCGGTTACAATCTAAAAGTCAATACTGAAACCTGTGAAATCGTATCAACAGGTGTTCGTAAACCTCCTCCTGAATGGATACCTGAGGGTTGGGTCAACATTGGGGGGAATCGTTGGATACCAGACTGGCCCGACTGTAAACATAGGCGTGTTGATGTTCAAGTCTTTAGAGGGGCGCCCCCTCAGTTTAATATACTGTGCATCAAGTACAATGAGCTAGGCGAACCCATCCCCATCAAGACTTGCCAAGACTGTAAGGTTTTCACTACAGTACCCGCCAACCCAAAACTCCCCAAAGGAGTCACCTTGGACGATTTGCTCACCCGCCCTTGGGAAGCAGATTTAGAAGCTGGCAAACCAACCATACACTATGAGCACCCACTATTTGGGTTCCACTCAGACGACCTTGATGCCCTGGAAGAGGCTTTATTTCAAAAGGAGATGGAAACAGCGCCACCTCTTCTGAATGATCCCGTACATGAACGTAATAGACGTAAGATCCAATTGCGATGGGTCCCATGTATCCACAGGATCGAACATGCCCCCGGACATCAACCAGACCAGCAACCAACATCACCATCTGGGTGTAGTAGTTGCAATAAGGGTATTATGTGTAACAACTCTGCTGCTGAAGCCTTCCAGTCCAAAGTAACCCGGAGTATCTGTAAAGCTTGTCCAGTCGCCGAGAGTATTGAGCAGGCTAACCACAGGAGAAACAAATCATGAGTATTGCATATCTAATACAAGGAATACCTGGGTGTGGCAGGACCACCTTTGCTGCTCAGAAGGCCAAGGACTCAGGAGGGGTTGCCCTCCACATGGAGAACTTCTTCTACCAAGTCCATGCACCTCATTCTCCCACTGAATATAGTTTTGATTCAGGAGCGTTACGGAGACGCACACACTGGTGGTGGGTCTCCTTGAAACGTTTAGCGGATGCTGGTGCAACTCCTATCTACATTGATCAGGACAACTACCTTCAACCAGCCACCTGGAAAGTTGCAGCGTTCCTTATGGAGAGGTACGGTTACGATATTGAATTGCTTCACCCAGATACACAATGGTGGTCCACTGTCCGCGAGCTTTTACAGGAACCCTCCACCAATAAACATGAGTTGGATGCGTGGGCAGCTAAATTAGCGGAAAAAGGTGACAAAGGGATCACAACTAACGACATGCAGATTCACATGAAGGCATACAGTGAATACACCATCGAGGATTTAATCGATAGATTTTAGGTGTCGAATCATTCCATTGGTTAGAATACTGGTACGGCTTCCCCCTCTTCACCACAGGGTAGTCCGTTCTCACAGTTAAAGGGATCAAATATACGGGGACCTCTCGTGATTATTTGAAATTCTCTTAACAGGGGTTCCGGAGCGTTAACACAGACCCCAGTTGCGCAACCAGAACAGAGTGTGACATCCTCGGCTGAACAACAGCACCCAACATCACCAAAACACAAACAAGAAGTACCATCTGATTGAAAGGGGAGATTTACACCCCCATACACATATCCACTGACGATTGATCTCCAGACGCGAGAGAAGAAGTTGGACGATGCTGGTAGTCTTGTTTGGATGTTGAATGACCCGTTACACCCCTCCCAGCACCAGTTATTACAGCAGTCATGTGTTGCAATCTTCTCGGGATCACACACACATAAGGGATCAGGGATTGACCCTGTAATAGGTAGCATACCCATAATACATTGAGTACAGACTGGTGCTATGCCACAACATGCCTTTGAACAGGCACGGAACGCATTGGCTTTAGAAACCATCTTTGTGTACGCAGTATCCGCCGCTTCTTGATGGGTATTCCGTTCTTCTTCTTTCTGAAGTTTATCGTCTTCTTTCTCTACCTTCTCATCTTCTTTCTTGATTCTCTCTTTCTCAAGTTCAGCGAGTGCCTTGATAATAGCTTCCCGACATGGATTACCTGAGTCACCCTGGGGGCAACCTAATAAATCCTCCTCAAGCTGAACTTGTTGAAGACTGTTAGCTTCAATAGCTTCTTCCAGGACTTCAATCTCGTCTTCAAGGGTTTTGATTTCTCCACTTATCCGACAGGAAACGATACTCTCGTCGATATATCTCAATCTATGGTTTTCAATACCAGCGACAGCATCTGCTAATACTTGATGAACCTGCCGTTCTTCTTCTTTCTGAAGTTTCTCGGCCTCTTTCTCATCAATCTCTTCTTGTATCCTGATTCTCTCTTCCTCAAGTTCGGCGAGTTCTGCGTCAATAAGTGCCCGGCAGGTGTTACCTGCACTCCCTGGAGGGCAATCTAATAAATCCTCCTCAAGCTGAACTTGTTGAAGACTATTAGATTCGATAGCTTTTTCCAGGACTTCAATCTCGTTTTCAAGGTTGCTGATTTCTATACTTATGCTGTCGATAATAATATTCTCGGCTATATATGTCAATTTATCGGATTCAGTACCATGAGCAGCCTCATTACAGCTTAACTGACACTCACTAGATGTACAGCCATCAACAATACTACCACACCAAACACACAGGTTTTCAGAGGTATAACTTCCTAAGAATTGTCGTATAAATGTTGGTCCAGCATTTACGCATGGCTCACAACAGAGGTCATCACATTCACACCAGGCATTGTCTTCGAGTTGGGTTTCAATGTCTTCCACCACAGACACTTTCCAGATATCTGGGATGTCATCCCATTCAAAGCATCCACCCGGCATTTCGTCAAGCTTGTCATAAACCTCTTGGATGTCCGATTTCGACCAGCGATGGCACTCATCAACATCCTCAATGGGTTCAATTGGATCACAACCCAGTGGAGGGCTTTCAAGCTCCTCATTGACAAGGTCTAGGATTGCCTGCCACGAATTATCACCTTGACGTTTGAATGGGGTTTTACTGTCAGCCATGATTTACCTTATTGTTTCTGAACCCAGATTTCATCAGCGAGTCCCCATTTGAGAGACTCATCTGATGAGAAGTAGAAGTCCGCAGGTCTTTTACCTCGATCGTCCCACCACTTGAAGGACTTGGTGGAGTGTTCGGCGAGCAGTTTCGTCCATGTCTTCCCCATGTCTTCGCTGTGCTTGACGGCAGCTTGAAGTTCCATCCCCTTGCCGGCAATATCGTCGGCCCAGTCATGGTGCATGAAGGCAACATGGGGTGAGACCCACCTCTGACCCACTGTACCAGCCGCCAGGAGCAACGGAGCCGCTGACATGCACTTCCCATACGCAAACGTGTGGATGGGACAGGTGAGGGTGTTCATGACGTCATAGAGAGCCAAGGCGTCATAGATGGAGCCCCCATAGGAGGAGATGAACATCTCGCATGGTTCTTCCCGGGAGGCGGTCTCCATGAGATAAAGACCCTTGATGGCGCACCCCACCGATTCATCGGTAATATCACCAATGAATACCCGTCGGTTTTCCACGTCAATTCCATGGTCAAAGTATGCGTCAACCCAGTCACTATCAAATGGTAGCTTCTTCGTCATGGCTAGTTTCCTTTAGGTGACTTGTTACCTTACTCTTCGTCGTCTTTCAAGAATGCTGTACCTGCTCCAAACTGCTCGGCGTCTTTGTCCCACTTGAAGTCAAAGACACCCTCTCGTCTCTTTGATGTGTCCTCCGTAGGTTCTGTCCTTTCTACACCCGTCTCCGCACCATCTATGAATGCAGACGATTTATCCTCTGAATTCTTCCAAATGGCGTCCGTCCTAGCTTTAAGTTTCCCATCTGTGATCTCACGAAAGAATGAATCAAGCGTAATACGAGGTCTACTTACATCTCGTTGGTTGCTTGAATCAACAATAGGGGTTTTACGAATATCAATGATGTGGATATTCTCTTGGTGACGGAGCTTCGTACCTGTGAGCAATGGTGTATGGACAGGTGTGCCATCTGGTTGAAAACCCCGTTCGGCTTGCCCCGTACCCTCGGGTACAGTGATGCCCGGGTTCTTGTCATTCTGATCAGATGGTTTTGTTGATCCACGATTTCGTTGAATGACAAAATCATCGTAAGGATTTGGGTTCGTTGTTTGCCCCTTCTGAAAAGGGTGCAGTTTGGCTTCAATAAACCCAGCCGCCTTTTCTCCTGGACCCATACCCCCTGCATTCCCCTTGTTCACATCCTCGGTCGTGGGGAACCTGGTAAACGCAGACACATTCTGAGGGTACGCAAAGTCATAAGGTTCCATTTCTCCGGAGCGGACCCCCGTCCACACAGTGAACGTTAGGGTGCGGTCATTTGGGTTGAATTCCCCTGCCTCAACTGTACCCAATACTGGACCATTCGAGGCAAACTGACCAGCAAAATCCAATGTCACCCCATCTAGTGTCTCCACATTGAGTGCATCAATACCTGTTTTGAATGTCAGTTTCTTCCAAGTGTTTGCCTTCCGGATTAGCCAAAAGGTCAGCACCTTCTTAACAATTGGCAGGTAATTGTAGGCATACATGTCAATGGTTTCTTCATGTATTCCATACTTGGCGACATTTGCTTTCTGGATGGAATTGTGATCTTTCTCCTGAGCCCCACTACTTCTCCATTTTGCGGTGTACTTTGTAATCAGGTCTTCCGTGGGCGTGAAGTCAAGTTGCATACTTTGTTCAAGGACGTTTGACTCAGTAAATGTGAATATGGAAGTCGGTTCCTCTGGTAGGTACCTGATGTAGAACTTTCCTGACCTTATGCTGATTGCCGTCCGGGACATAAAGGCCAATTCCTTCATCACCGTGATAATGTTCTTCTTCTGTTTTAAGCAAAAGTGCATCGGGTAGTTTTGCAAGAATCCGCGCACTTTTGCAAAGGAGGCTTTATCATAACTCAGACTGGAGTATTTCCCAATCAAGTAGGTCATGATATCAATTGGGTTGGGACCAATTGATGATTTGAAGTTTACATAGATAGTATCATTATAGGGTACATCTAGTTTTGAAAGTGCCTCTTTCATCTGTACCACAGTTACACTGATACTGCCATAACTTTGTACGAAAACCGAGTACCGGTGCCGAGGTACATCAATGAGGGTCTTTTCACCATTTGCAAAAGTAGTGAATGCAGCGATTCCAAGCACCTCCCCTGGGGTAATGCTGACAAAGTATCGAAGTCTCTCATTGCTGGAAATTGTAACGGCTGCCCCAGCTTGTGCAAAGAAAGGACCAGCTTGATCACCTCCTATACTTCCGGTTGGTTTGGATGTAACCTCATCCGCATGTCCAAAGGCAGACACATGTCCCCCTGAAGCTTCAATGTGGGCTTCTTCGTCGTGCTCCTCCACCACCCTCTCATATTCCGGGAATGGCATAACCTTGTGTGTTTTGGAGGGCGCTTGATTCCAGGACTTGACTACATAGTTCTTGAGTTCGGGATGATCAGCCCGCGATACTTCAAAGATATCACTGGGGTCTTCGCCTTCGGGAACTTGTTTGAAGCGTCCATGGAATATAGCTCCACCAATATCAAGTTTGAGTCCAGTCCGAGGGAATCGTTCGCCGCCTATAATCCGAAGACTCCGCCGTGCTTGGGATGCTTGTGCAGCATATTTACTGGCGAGATTCTGTTGTTGAATCCCATACCCCAGAATCTGGTGATTTAACTCATTCCTCTTCTCATTAGCCTCCGACCATTCTGGGTTGTCGATGGGAAAGAGATTCTGGGCGGCAATCTTATTCTGAATGGTGACCTTATCAGCAATTCGTTGCTGGATAGGTCCTAACGCCAGGATTGAAGCCCAGATAGTGAAGTCGGGAATTGATACAGCGGTACCAAGTGATCCTGTATGTTTGTAATCAACTTGGACCGCCTGCTGGTAGATACTTGTTCCGAAACATTCTGGCCACAGTTCGCCGATCATATCCTCGGGTAAATCTGGGAACACACCTTCTTCAGGGGAGAATCCAACGTCTCGATCTTCTAGTTGGGAGACTACTGAGAGCTTCAATGATCTATCAGTTTCGCTCCAAGATATCGGAGAGTTAATCTTCCCTTGAAACACAAGGAACTTATCTTCCCAGTCTAACCCCTCAAACCATTGATAGAGTTTTACGTCCCGTAGCATAATATCATTGACATCAAGGATAGCTTTTAGGTCACCTGGGGTATCATCTAATACCAGGTCGAATTCCTCTGATGTTTCATTGAATGAAACTGCCACAACTGAGTCAATGTTGCTAAGTTCGATGATTCGTCCTTCTACGACGACCGGGTTCCCAGTAGCTGTACTGGGGGCGTTGATCGTCTTGGTTGCATACCAGGACTCCTTGCCACCAGCCACCCAGGTAACCCCCAGTATTGAAATGGGCTCTGTTCCATGTGATTGGTTAATGATTTGCAGGCTTTTATCGGATATGTCTCTAGCCATTGATGTCATCCTCAAGAATTACTGGACCCTGTACAATACCCCACCGTAATCGGAGGTATCTTTCCACATCTTCAATTTGCGCAGTTGTCAATGCCTTTTCGTAGACTAGAATCTGCCCCCACTCCCCAGTTATCTTAGTGTTGAAGGCAGGTACCCAAAACTGATCGTTAACAACGAATTTACCGACTCGCCCGGGGTTGTTACGGATATCTACGCCACTCTGTTCAATTCCATTCATACGAAATCGAAGGTGGTCATCTTTATCCCGGGAGAGCATATACAGCCCAGTTGCTAATGTGGTGATACTTCCATTGTTTGTGGTGGCTAAACTTAGACCTTGGAGTCCTGCGTTATCTTCCTCGATGAGTGTAGTTTCATCGAGGCTCGCAATGCTCTCAGCATGGTCGATCTCTGCTTGTACCTTTGTGGTCTCCGCCTCAGTAGCTCGGACTTCCGCAGCAGCAGCCGCAGCTTCCGCTTCCACAAGTGCCTGTTCGGCAATAGCCACCTGAGTTTCTGCTTCCACAACCTGATCTGGATCGTTAGACGCGACGGCGGTCGCTTGCCTGGTCAGGGCATCCTGAAGGTCAGCCTCCGCGATGGTAACAGATTGATTGGCGGCTGCTAAGAGACTATTCGCTAAATCCGAAGCGATAGTGGTATCAATCACAGCCTGACCTGTATCCGAGAGCAATACGCCTGCTTCGGTGAGGTTCCCGGAGGCACCCAACGACGGTTGGTAGCGGATGTTCGCGGGTGTCAGAATACTGCTTGACCCTGCAAAATGTACCTGTTCGACGAGGTCAGTGCCCTGAGTGTTTTGCAATCCCCAGACAGCTCTTTCAATTTCGTCGTTAGGTTGCTCAGGGGTTTCCCGGGCTTCCTCTAAAGCCTGGGTAGCCATGCCCAAGTCAAATTTACCGGGGGACTTGCTTGCCAACAGGTAGTTGGCATATGCTTGACTGTTGATAGTCGTGGCTAAAACCCAGAAGATGGTACCCCGCCGATTCGGAAAGAGCGAAGTATCACTGGTGGTGATCATCGCTGCTGTCGTTGATCCTTGCTGATTTTGCACATCTCCAAAGGAAACAGTTGGTCGCCCTTGCATCAGGACACTGGACTTGATGTAAGTAGGGGTTCGGTCAATAAGTGGGTTGGCCACATCACCAATACGCCCAATGAGGTCATTCTCCCCTCGACCATTATCCTGCCAGGTTTGGAGGTCATCCCCATGTTGAGCGACTATTTGGTTGGCGTCCCAGTTGTGTTTCAAACTCCCAAAGTCAGGAAATATAGATTCAGATCCTACCATCTGACTCAGGTCACTAATAACGGAACCAGCAAGGGGTGTGAATATCTTGGTCTGGTCACGGAATATCGTTTCCGACACACCCTCAAATTCAATGGTAGCGGTTGATGTTTCACCAACCGGCCACCCCTGACGGGTAGGGAGTCCACGCTTCACCATTTCAATTTCAAACGGGTTATTGGTGAAGTTCCCCAACCATACTTGCCCGTTGTGGTCAGTAATACGGACTTTCTTAGCATTATACGAACGATAGAAAGCCTGAAGTTCAAGTGCCTTATTCCGAGTGAGGCGGAACGTCCAATTCAATTTCCTCCGCCCCTTCGACGTCACGTATGTTCGACGCGCACCATCAAGGGTCCGGTATACCGTGACCTCCCCCGTACCTGCCTCTGAGTCACCAAAGGTTGGGTTAGGGAGCTGGACGGTGGTTTCGGTTAGTGGTACTGGTGCAACGAGTGTAAAAGCCATTAGACTCCCCAGATAGAACCGATGATACCCTCAATGGATTTGACGTCAGCCAAGTCCATGATGTCATCGTAGACCAAGATTTGAGCAATATCCATATCGGCACTGTTACCAGTTCCAAGACCACCTACATAGAGATCATCAGATAATGGGACGGGATTCGTTGATAATGTGTGTCCAACTTGCGTCACACGGTTTCTCCTGAGTATGACCTGATTGTTGTTCCGCTGCCAGACCAATACCTGTGCTGAATTGGTTCCAATAGTTGACGCGGGAGTTTCCAACCCTACCAACCCCTCAGGTGACTTGTATGCCACAGGTCGTTCGGATGACGCATCACCACCAAGCCACAGAACAGTCGAGTCTGGCGACCCAGGGTTCGTACCAAATACCAGATTGTTTTCGTTGGTCATCGCTTGTCGTGTGACAAGTACAATGAAGATTGTACCCGTCTTAGTGGTGTTATTGAATACTGAGTCTGGAGTATTACTGAGCATCCGCTGCACAGCAACACTGTGTCGGAACTCAACTACCGGCTGCCCATTCAATACATTCTCTCGAAAGGTCGGACGTGCCAACCCAAGGTTGGAGAGGTTCACGGTTCCAGCGATGTCAGACCACAACGAGATGGGATCACCATCAGCGTCAAGGATGGAACGGGCATCCCAGTTATGCACTAGGTTGCCGAAATCATCGAATTCGATAAATCGCCCACTGTCACCCAGACTGATACCTGACTCGGCGACCCGGTAGTAGAAGCTGTTTCGACTCGCCCGTCCAATCACTGAAAGATGGTTTGAACCAGGATGTACCGGAACTCTATTATAATCGGCATTATCGGCAAGGTCAAGGGTAGAAATCCCAGATTGTACGGGATCTAGCGAATAATCTGCCAAACTACCCATTGTCACACTGCTGAATGCCAAAGCCTCATCCTGTTCGGATTCCACAGCGAGTCCGAGGTTCGACAATGCGCTCCGGTTTAACTGGTGAACCCGTTCCGCTTCAATTTCCAGATTTACCGAGTATCTCTCAAGACCATCTTGGGTCACAGCTTCCGTTGGATTAGTAATAACACCCTTCCAAATACGACCTTCATAATCGTATATCCCGATTTCCTGACCTAACCATCTCTCCATAAAATCCAACAGATCTCTGGCTTGGGTTTGTTTCAAGGCGGCAAATGACATGGTGAGGGTGTGAACTTTAGGCCAGTCTGGGTCCGCGAATACTGTGAGTGTCCCACCCATGCTCTCCCGGACGATACGGGTTGCCGAAATTCCTTCCCGGTTCCCGAACTCTGGAGCCCGCAGGTTAAGGGAGTCAATAGTAGCCCCGGTATCAAACGCTGGGTACACGAGCCTGAATCGCACACCTTCAAGTGCAGCCGAGTGGTAAGCTTCGGGTAATATGGGACGCGGGGGTGTGGTGTCTGCATCCGATTCTGAGATAAAGGGGGTGTAGTCACAATCAGTAGTGTCGCGCGTGATCGAATACCCCAGAGCATGCTTCAAGTCAATCTGACTATCCACACTCTCGGGTGCATGAGTTATTTGAACCACTACCTCTTGGCCAAGGGTGTCCAAAGTGTTGGACAGGTCCACGGTGTTCGTGTTTCCGATAGCTGACACACTCAGTGTGTCAATAACGGTTTCAGCCTCTGCTGTAATACTCCGATTAACCCTCTGGGTTAAGCCAACGAATGTCGTTGCCTCTAAACCTATTGCATTGCTGTCTATGAGAACAGCGGTTGCCACGGAGCCTACTTGAATAACTGACGTTGGGTTGCGGACCCCATTGATCACCACACTCGCTTCTTGGAGAATGCTGATTTCTAAACCCTGAAGGATATCACTAGCCGTGGGGTCCAGATCAAATGGGGCTATGGGATCAGCACCCTCAGTAGGTCCACCACCCAGTAACTGTTCCACTTCCTCTGTTTCGGAGATCAACAGGACCCCATCACCCAGGTCAGTAGAGACTCTTCCGACCTTTACAACAGCATTACGGTACCATGGTCGTCGCACGTCAATGTCTTGCGTGACATCAATGGTACTGGTGGCGTCCAACATCCGGATACTGGATTGGACTTCTTGGGTCAGTTCAAGTGTAGTGTTGGAATCCCGGATTAACTCCTTGGCGCGGCTGAATTGTTGGATGGTCAGAGTGTTTTCAGCACTCAGGTTCACAAACCCTTCTACAACTGCTGAGGTGATTCCAAGAGTACTAACTGCTGAATGGACGAGGGAGGCGTCCGCCGACTGTGTGACCACAATCGTGGATGTTACTGCTCGACGCTTTGCAATATCATCTGCAAAGTCCAATATCTCAAGTGTGTTCTCAGCATCAACACTTCGCTTACCTGTCGGTTGTGGCAGAGATTGATCCAATTCAAGGATGTTCGCAGCTTCGACATCGAAGGTATCTGCCAGACGTGCAAAGACGGTCCAGTTATCCGTAAATCCACTAATCAATTCTATGGGGTCAGACTGGGGATCAGGCGTCGTCGCAAGCAAGTTGTGGATATTACTGGTGACCTCCCCACCATTGGGGTTGGTTGCACTAATGTCCAGGTCACTCTCAGCCACCCTACCAAAGATGTTCACCGTTCCGTCGGCAACAACGGTGATGGGGATGGTACTCGACGAATCGCCAGTCTTGGGACCAGCAACATTCTCGTCTTGGGTCAGGGTGAGTGTATTTTCAGCCGATAGGTTAATCGACTGGTCTTCGGTTGTGACGATCATCTCAGGGATGATCGTCTCGGCACCAACAGTCAGAATGGTTGTGAATTTGTCTGTCTCTTGGACCAGGAACAGGTTGTTGTTTGCATCACCGTCACTAATGCCCGAATCGGAGTCGGACCCGCTCAGAATAAGGGAACTAGATGTGTATAACGTAAAGAGCCCCGGACTCCCAACTTGGGTGACCAGGATCGTATTCTCTGCGTCGGCGAACTTCCAGTTATGGTCTGTGACCGAACCCAGGGCGATAGTGTTGGTAGCACTGCGGGACTTGATGCTGGAAACAGTTTCCACTGACCAAGTACCATCAATATCCATGTCCGTTACAGCAGGTAGAGTAATGGCCACAGCAACATCAGCTTGACTTACTAAAGCTAGGGTCGATGTACCATCGCCGAACCTATCACCAGGTGGCAACACATTAGCACCAAACGCTAGGATATGGTGTTGGTTCAGGACGGCATCAGTGACACCGATCTGACCTGTATCACTTAGGGCCCCTCCAGTCAGAGATTTACCTGGGACCAGGAAGACACCAGCCATGGAGCTGCGGGTACCCACCATGCCTGTGTTCTCAGGCTCAATGTATGAAGGACCCTGGGCGCCAGCACCGAGCTGCAATGTCTCAGTCGCTAATCCGGAACCAAGAGTACCCAGGACACTGGTCAAGCCGCGATGGTCATTAGGGCGGACTACACTAATGAATAGGCTGTCAAGCAGCACAGGTGTCTGACCGGGGTTTGTACCACCAACAGCCACGTTTTGTGCTTCAATACGTAGGCTAGGTCCGAGGTCAACAGTACCACCCACAGCAGCATTCTGGGCTTCAATCCGCAGGTTAGGGCCCAGGTCAACAGTACCACCCACAGCAGCATTCTGTGCTTCGACGCGGAGACCACCAACAGCGTTTCCGCTGACAGCAACTTCGATGTATTGGGCAGTTAAACGAATAGCCATTCTGACCTTGCCTTTACGTTTCTATCTTGACACCAAACTGGGACTTATTAACAGTGCGTGAGGTCCAGGGTTCCCCATTTGGATCACTCTCTATGACCAGAGGAGTGTGGGTGAGGTAGTCTTTTCTTAGAGTCCCCACATTGAGTGGATCACCTGCCTTGGACGTCACTTCGACTGATTGCCGATTTAGGTGTGCCACACCTCGTGTTTGTCGAGGTGTCTCTTCCGTAATTCTCCAGAGAGGCTCAACCACAACTCCGAGTACCTTTGGGTTCGGGTTTGGTATCCTTTCTGGGAGGTCAGCAAACTGGAATAGTTCCCGTTCACCCGTAACCAGAGAATCAACGTATGTGGTTTCCGCAGGCGTACCCTGGAGAACGTAGTCATTCACAAGGTTCACATGTGATAAACCCGAACTCGGGCTAAACTCAGTGTAACTCCCATCAATACTGGGTCCTTGTGCCTCAATAATAACATCACCTAAGAAATCATTATTTGTGTCACCCAAAGTATCACATATGTACAAATCATCCATATGTGTATTACTCGCAATACCACGTGGTCGAATGAATATATTATCCCACAATAGTTCATAACGTTTTGTATCATAGTTTGCTGATGTCCAGAATGGTTTCCCATTGATTCTCATAGACACATTACCAACTGAATCATCAATAACCAGTTTGAATTCAAGATACGCCCATTTGTCTGCGTCAATCAACCCAACTACACTGGGGCTACTTTCGCGTAAGCTTGAGTCTCCCCAGTACAGCCCTATTGTATTACTGGAAGTGTCATACCTCAAAGCAACCTGGGTGTTATCACCTTGATTGACTCTCAGGAAGGCAATGCTATTGATAAAGGGGGAACCAGGGCGACAAGCGAACCCTATAATACAGGTGTTTCCAGACTCGGGATTCCGTATAGCTGGGGTAGTTATAAAGTTGCCTGAACTGGTGCCTCCATTCCATGCGACACCCTTGCCACCCCGTCCAGTCTCAGCGACAACCGATGTGTTAAGAGAATAACCACCAGTATACTTTGTTATGAGGGCTTGGGGGGTTTCCGTCCCATCACTCGTAGGGTTAATCCAGTCAAAACCATCTGCCCAAAGAAGAGCCATTAGCCAACCTCCACTCCAAATTGTGCCCCATTCACTCCACTGGGAGTCCAGGCAACAGCAGTATCGGGATCCAGTTCAAAGATGGCATGGCGTTGGAATACAGGTGCCGAGTCATCATGCCTAACTGTCTCGGTTATATCTGCCTCAGTTGTACCTGTCTTAGCCTTGATGATTAAGTCCATTGGTTGCTCAGCAGTAATCCGACGCCAAGTATTTACTTGCACACCATGGATAGCAGAGGCACTTGCCAGTGTGCTAAGGTTCGCATATTGGTATAGGTCAAGGTCACCAGGTGTATTGGAATCCACGTAGTCAGTTTCTGATAAGCCAGCAGTTGTAATGTTCTGGGCTTCATCCACAAGTGCAGAGTTGTCTACCCCTGTACTAGGTGTCCAGGCGTTCGTGTCCCCTTCTGCTGTGGGGTTGATGTTCTCAACAACCACATCTCCTAGAAAGGTGTTATTTGCTGCTCCGATACTATCACAGATATAAATATCATCCAGGACAGAATCTAGGGCAATTGCTCCGGGGAAGAACCGTATTGAATCCCAATAAACACTCTGACTGTCAACACGGGTATCGTAGGTTGCAGCCGAATCCCACACAGTTACTCCATCTAGTTTAACTGTCCAACTGCCTACTGTATCGTGTATCTTCACACGGAACTCCAAGTAACCCCAACCCATATTCGCTTGGAAGATTGGGGTGGGACTCGTCGCGAGAAACGCATTTGTACTCCTGTACGCATCCAGTGTACCAGACTGGTTTATTCGGAATGAAAACTGTAACTGGTCACCAGCCATGATATAAATTGGATACGCATTCGCGAATAGAGGCTGATCGGGGATTAGTTTGAAAGCAAACCCACAGAACACCTCGGCCTCCACAGATGAGTCACGTAGAAGGTTGGTTGTAAGGTACTGGGTTGAAACTCGTCCGTTTATAGCTTGACCACCATGTCGTCCAGCCACAATCTCACCGTCTGGGCTACCGGTTGTGATATTAGTTGGACCCCAGCTCTTCTTCAAATTGGCTTCGAGATTTGCAGAAGTCAAGGAAGAGTCATATTGATCGAAACCTTCAAGAAATAGTAAAGACATGTTATCCTACTTTCACTCCTACTTGGAGGGCATTGAGCCCTGATTCGGTCCAGGCTAAACTGGTGTTTGGATCTTGGTCAAGGACATCATACAAATTCTCGTAGGTCTGTCCAGCAATGGCTTGTCCTGACTGGGGGTACAGGACACTGTTCTGCTTGAGTGTGTTAATATGTGTGAAGTCTGTTCCGTCAGTTTCACGCACAACTGAATTGACCTGTATCCCATGATAGGCAGTTCGGGTCTCGACAGCTTCGTAGTTGAGGAGGGTTCTATTACTGGTTGTACTGTCTTCGAGATAATCGCTGTCATCATCCCAAGGGTATGTCTCGTTGACTAGGGCATAACTATCAACTCCACTACTTAGAGCCCACTGCTCGTCGTCCCCGTCCACATCAGGGTGTTTTGTGCGGACATGCGTCTTACCAGGGAAGTCAACTAAATCACCCCCGTTGTCATTCCAGCACACAATGCTGTCATACATGGAGGCATCATCATTTGAAGCTGATCCATTCTGTATACCATTTACTTCGAGTGACCCAATGATCCCATTGTTCCCAGTCCCATCTCTGGTGTCAGTACCCGAGGCGGAGCCCACCGTCACATCATCAATCTTGACCTGCCAAGAACCTGTGGTGTCATTGATAACACATTTCATAGCGATGTGGTACCATTGATCATTTCCAAATGTGACATCTGTAAATGTGGTAAGTAAGGTATTCCATCGATACAGTTGAAGCTGCCCCTTCGTGGACATTCTTAGGTTGAGGTGGTATGTTGTATTGTTTGTGTCAAGAAACTTCATCATGACCCCAGAACCAAGAACGCCTGTCCCCTGGTTATACTTAAACCAGAACGACACTCCTACTTCATCAGTCGCCAGAGGGGTGTTTGGTAAGTGGAATCGGACATAGTGACTGGTCTCTCGGAGTGCTAAGGCTTGTCCATTCCCACCACACCCTGCAATGATATTCGCATCTGTACCTGAAAGGACCTCGTATTCTGGTCCCCATTTCTGAGAAATGGCTGTCTGAAGACTTGTGGAGGTGGTGCCATTGTCAAGCCAGTCAAACCCCTCCATGAAAAGCAAAGCCATAGTTATGCCCCCAGTCCAAATTGAAGAAGCTCTATAAAAGCCTCATTATTGTTCACCCCATTCTGATTGAATCCAAATCCAACCTGATCGGGTCCTCCAGCCATATGGGTTGTACGCCCTTCGCTGTAAATCTGAATCCAGTCAATCCCGTTGGGACCAACATAGAACTTCAGGTCTGTGTTGGTGTCTTCAATCTTGAGCCAGATTGGACCCTTCCCGAACTGCCACGGTATGTGAACCTTACTGGCCAATTCAGTCGTCTCATTGGTCATTGTCTTGACTTGGACGGTGTGGCCATCCGAGCGGGGTAACACTCCCAGTGTAAATAGCTTACTGGTCCCAGACTCCCGGAACATCAACACCCCTTGAGGGAAGGGTGTCATCCCCGTGCCTGCACCACCTGTCTCGGCGTGCAAGGAAATTGCCTGTACGACGTTGTAAGGAGCAGTTGGAGACAGTATCACCATCCCACGCAACTGGTCTCCAGCACCATCCGAGGGCACCTTCAGGACAATCTTCCCTTCTCTATCTGTTGCTGTTGCAGCACCTTGGTTTACCCAAGTGAAATCCGAGACAGTGGCTCGGATTTGAGTTACAGGTTTTGTAATGGACATCTGTTCATTCCGGATCCATTGTGCCCGGAAGAAGTCCCCAAGTGATTCTTTGCTGGTGACAGCCTTCACCAGGGCTCCAGCCCCGTGCTCAGCAGCGGATGTCCCCCCAACCGCGCGAGCGACCGTGAGCGAGGTGCCGGCTACGGCTGTCACCAGCATTGATTCCGTTCCAATCAGAATGTAGAAGTCCCCCTCAAGTGGGAAGGGGGCAGCAGTAGCAACAACAACCGTGGTCTGGCTGTTGTCCATTACGGATGCCAATGTTGTGATGGCATTGTTGATTATTTGTGAAACTGCGTTACCCACTAGACTTCTCCTTGTTACACACTTCCGAAGTGGAAGATTTCCATTAGGATGTCATATGTGTTGGAGCCATCAGGGTTGGTGTGGAAACCAACTTCATTAGGACCCCCAGCCATAAAGACTGTGCGACCTTCGGAACCAACTTCAATCCAATCCTGCCCATTGGGACCAACATAGAACTTCAGGTTTGTGTTGTCATCTGCAATCTTGAGCCAGGTCACAGACTGCCCCACATCCCAGGGCTTCTTTGTTCCAAGCAATGCACTGAATGCAGTCGGGCTGGTGTACTTGGCGACTTCGATATCATTGGTCAGGAAGTTGGCGAGAGTCATAATCTTCCCGGTCCCTGACTCCCGGAATGCCAGTCCGATCTGCCCATTCCCGGATGACTCACCAGATCCATGGCACGCAAGGATAATTTCATAAGGGGCTGAGGGGGCTGCCTGAAACAGCCCTCGAATCTGGTCGCCGGCATCTGGTGGGGTCTGCAAAACAACGCGCCCTCCACGATCAGTGGCGGACGCAGTTCCTTGATTAACCCAAGTGAAGTCTGACGCAATTGCGGGGGCGCCCGTTGCCAGAATGTAGTTTTGCAGGGGAGGGGATGAGTTCCCATGCCATGTGTTTTGTTTGGTATAGTCTTCAATGGCACCCCTCGTGAGGATAGCATTGACTTGGTCACCCGCATTGTGGGCAACAGCCGTTGTACTCTCCAGCCCCCGCTCGACGGTCAGCACATCCCCTGTTCGGGAAGTGACCATGAGCAGCTCTTCGCCAATGACAATCCGGTAATCCCCAGTCAAGGGGAAGGTGCTTCCATCAACGACAGTAGCCGTTGTGGCAACATCAGTCAGGCTGGATGCCAGTTCGGTAATCGCGGCGTTGACGAATGTTTCTCTTCGAGCCATGATTATTCCTCAAGGTAAGCGAGTAAGGTGACTTTAGCGTCAATACCCGAGTTCAGGTTGTTGATGACCACACCGACCTGGTCTGGCCCTCCAGCCATAAAAGACGTGCGACCTTGGGTTGCAAATTGGATAAAGTGAATCCCGTCCATTGACATCGAGAAATTGAGATCGGTATTATCATCCTCGATCCTAAGCCAGACAGGTCCACTTGGGGAACTCCATTCCTCGGAGGCTTTGATGTCCGCTGAGAAGGTGGTGTCATTTGTATAGTTACTCGCAACCAGGTTTGAGCCTTTACTCCAGGACATGTTCGATAACTTACCAGTGCCGGATTCCCTCACAACCACACCAAAGCTTGGGGTGTTTAAGTTCTTCCACATGGGGATGAATGCAGCAGTTATGGTGTATGGGGCAGACGGAGCTGTTCTGATCAGAGATGACAGACCATCGGTTGCTTTGGTTGGGTCCGTGAGGATGATCCCACCACTATTCATGTCCACGGCGGTGGCGCCATCCTGGTTCTGCCAGGTGAAGTTGGCGACCTCCAGAGTGTTGTTACTCTGATCAAGGAGTTGGAAGGGTGACCTCGCCGAATCATCGAACGCAGGCGACCAGTCTCGGTGATACCGTTGCAGTCCTTCGCGGGTGATAATCTGAGCAACCACAGCACCATTAGTATGTGCTGAGGCTGTGGTGCCTTCGGCTCCTCGGGTCACTGTGAAGTTGTTACCCGCGATAGCCGTGACCAGCATAATCTCTGAATCAATGATGATACGGAACTGAGGCACCGAGGAGAACACCCCAGCGTCACCCACCGCGACAGTGGTCGTGGTGTCATTGATTGTCCCGTTCAGGTTTGAAACTGATCCATTCTCAAGTCGTTCTCGTGCCATTGGTTTACTCCTGCCACGCTAAAAGATGTACGAAGCCAGACTTTGAACTGATGTTGTTGATTGAGATGCCTATCTGATCCGGGGCACTTCCGAGTGTAACCAACCGACCTGCCTGGTACATTAGTGTCCAGTTGATACCATCATTTGAGAGCCACATTTCCAGGTTGGTGTTATCATCCACCAACTTGAACCACACAACTCCAGACGGGCTTGGTTCAAACCTGGAGAGGTTTGTGATACCACTTTGAAACACATCGCCTAAATAGTGACTTACACGCCACCTCTGAGCCAGAACATCACAAGGGGCATGCCTCCATAAGAGGATTTCATCTGCGGACGACCTACGGAAGAAGGGTCCATAGGTCCCACCCGGGGAGGCACCGGCTGACATCACGTTGAGTGTGTAGGCACCAACAATTGTGTAAGGAGCTGTCGGGGCTGTTCGCAGAATCTTAGCCAGGGTAGTGGAACCAACTCCCGTTTGACCCAGTGTAATAGGTCCAGACAGGTCATCCGTAACTGTGAGTGTGCCCGCATTGTGTGTCGTGAAGTCAGCGGATGTCAGTACATTACCACTCGAATCAGCGAGTCGGAATGGAGGTACTTCAAGGACTTGTGTGTGCTCAGCAATCATCCTTGATAGGCTATCTCGTGTGACAATTGCCATTACCTGTGAACCTGCCACATGGTCGAAGGCTGCTGTCCCATCCACCCCTCTTGTGACGGTGAAGATGTTCGTGCTGACGGCTGTCACCAGCATAATCTCAGTGTCAACCATGACACGGAAGTTACCCTCAGTGGGGAAGTCCACTGCGTTGATGACGGTGATCGTTGCATCCGCTGAGAGGGACTTGGACGTCAGGGTGGTTTGGGCGTTGTTAACAAACCGTTCTTGTGTAACCATTATTCACCATCATACGCCATAAGAGTTCCAATAGCATCATACAGTGTCACATTCGCATTGTCGATTGCAAAGCCAACTTGGTCCGGGGCGCCCGTCATGGTCGCAGTGCGACCCTCTGTGTGGACCTCAACCCAGTCCACACCATTTGCAGAGATTCTCCAGAAGAGATTAGTCCCATCATCCTCGATTTGCCACCAGATGGTTGCACTCGGAGACGGCTCTGCTCTTAGGCGTGTGAATAACGTGGCTTGGAAGACCTCCGCAGCCAGATGATTCACGGAGAGCCTATCACTAAGGTCAGCAAATGGTCGTAAACGGAACAGTAGGGTTTCGTCATTGACACTGTCACGGAAGATAGGTCCAAACACTGGACCACTAACGGTACCAGCCGAAATTGCTGTCAGCTTGGTTGCCATCGTGATGGTGTAGGGTGTGCTGGGGGCCGTGCGGACAAACCGGGGGAGTCGTTCGGTTGCGGACGGGGCTAGGAATCGAACAGAAATCGAACCATCAGAATTATCAACCACTGTAGTGTTGGAGCCTGTGAGGGCTGTGAAATCTGATGCGGTAAGAAGGTTTCCGTTGGTGTCTTGGATGCGATAAGGGTTGCGGGAGAAGGCAAATGGATCAACACTCTCACTAATGAGGCGTTGCATTCCTTCTTTGGTTAGGATGGCGGCGAGAGGGGTTGATTCGGTGTGATTAGAGGCTGTCGTACCTTCGATAGCTCGGGTCACTGTGAAAGTGCTCCCACTGACTGATGTCACCAGCATCAGTTCGTTATCGATGGCAATCCTGAAGTCTCCTTCGGTGGGGAAGTTGGTAGGGTTGGCGACCGTGATGGTGCCATCTGCGGGTACCACCGCTGAGGCGAGTACTGTTTCGGCGTTATTCGCCAGTCGTTCGCGACGTACCATTGGGACTCCAGGGTGGGGTTCAGGGTAAGAAAAGAGAGCAGGCGGCCGTCCCTAGCCAACCTGGTCCCCGGTGCGGGAGATTACGCTCGCACCTGTTCGGGTGGGTTACTTGTTACTGGGGTGACGTAACGGTACAAAAGCGTACCTAGGAAAAGGTCTTACACAGGTTGTCTGCTTGACAACCCCCCAGTCGCGTGTGTTATACTTCAGGTAGACTAGTTCATCAACAAACCCAAGGCACAATCTACCGCCTCCGAGCCCAGCAGCGGGCTGAACAAGGAGGGCAATAGTGTGTCTGTTAAATACAGCGGACACCAAAAGGTTAGGCACTGACGGTATAGGTGACCTTCAATTGATCGCCATTCTGAACCGTGACATCTCCACTCGTAAACAGAGCGGTTGCCCACAGGGTAGCGTCTGCTGCATGGTCACCCTTGATATTCGGGGCAGCACCACCACCCGCTGCGAAGACGCCTTTGACGGTTCCGGAGCCAGTGATGTTATAAACACTTACCACACTGTTGGTAATTGACTGAGCAGACGCCGCATCAGGTCCCCACTCGGGTCGAGTCGTCGTGTTGTCAGCGTTGTTACCATCCGTGTAGTTCTTGAACTCGTCCCAGCCGTTGCCAGCCTGGTCGATGTCATCATACGTGTCACCAGCAGCCAAGGCCGTGAAGCCACTGTTGTCAATGAGACCAAGATACCAAGTCGAGATTTGAGTCGCACCATCAAACATGACGTTCAACAGCTTGTTCTTACCTTCATCAACAATACCGTTGTTGAAGTGGTATTCATTGTGACGGCGACCAGCTCGCCAGTGTTGCACAATGTATCGACCTGAGAGGGACGTCTTGGAGGGCTCAGTAGGGTTGAGGTTCGTGGCTTGGACTCGATTGCCAGCACGGACCAACTGTGCAGATGCACTACTACGTGCATTTAGTTTTGAAGCACTCATGTTTAACTTTCAGTTAGAGTGAAGAGGATCCTCGTCGCAGTTCCCGACGAAGGGTCCGTGCGATAGTACGACCTGTGAGGGTGGCATCCTTACCACTTCCAACAGATACATTGATGTCACCAACGTTGGTGACAGGTCCGCCTTCCTGACGGTAGATTGGTTGCTGACCCGCATTCATTGATTGAAGTTGGGAGTAGAATTTCTTGGTGCTCCTGGAGTTGATAACAAATTCACCAGGAGAAAGCATTGCCGGAATTTTGTCAGAGCCTCGGGCGGCAAATCCACCGCCAGCTAGGTACTTAGGAAAGAAACGACCTATGGCTGCATTGGCTGCTGCACCTCCACCACCAAGGGTGAGTTTGTTAGCGGCAGCAACTGCTCCTTCGATTTCTCTTCTCAAGGCACTTGCCTGGGTAGTCGCTGCCGACAGGGTCCCAGGGATAGGGGTGAGTGCCTGGTTAACTGCTGCGGCTTTAGCTGGGGCATTTGGGTCAATCAGCTCAGTAGCTTCCCCGCCACGTAGTTTCTCAAGCGCGTCAATAGCCTTTTGTAACGCATCATCTGCCCCCGCTTGTGGGATAGCATTCAAGTTTCCTCCCCCAAACGTCGCTTTCGTTACGGTCTCGTTACGAAGATCTATTAGGGAGTTTAACCCTGTGACGATCTTCGCTAATGCCTCGGCGCTCGGCGGGCCAATATCGTTAATATCGCTCATCGTTTGAACGAGATCTATGGCTCCCTGAGTAACGAGTTCAGCATTCACCCGGCCTTGACCAGACCCTATTTTCTCGGTCTCATCCTTGAGACCAGTAAATTCAGCAACCTCACTGATGGAATCTATGAATGTACCCGCGAGACCCTTTACAGATGATGCTACGACGCCTAGGACATCTCTAGTATCATTGATAGGGCTAGCTTGCCCCTCCTTCAAACCCTTCAGAGTTGCCGAGAAGTCCTCGCTGTTCCTCTTCTGTAACTCAGCCGCTTGGAGTTGTGTCCGCCCTGCCTCAGCCTGTGTGGTGACGTCATCTGCCAAGTTGTCCAATGCTCCAATGGCCTCAGCACCCCCACCCTGGATGAGCTTTAAGTTCTCAGCATCCAGTTTGACATCAATGGTAAACCCTGCGGCTTGGAACGCAGCAACAGCTCGGTCGTACCCAGCCGTGAGGGCTTTTACAAATTCCTCTTCCATCTTCACGAAATCAGATGCGTTAATAGTCCCTGAGATACTGATCCCCTTCTGCTTTTGGGACTGTTCAAAGTTCTTCGAGTCAGATATAAACTTCTCCAGAGCCAGCGTTTCACCAAGAGTCTTACTACCTGAGGCAGGTTTCGAGAGTTTCCGAACTTCGGCTGTGGCTTTCTGTAAATCCTTGATCAACTTCTTCCGGTCGCCGGGTTCTCCGAACTTGAGCTTATCTGCTATTTCAGTAACTTTACGTATCCCTGCTTGTAGCTTTGCAACCCTGGCTTGTTCAACCTTCTCTACCTTTGCGATGTCAGCCGCAATCTTCTTTTGAAGAGCAACTTGCTGTTGAGTCGCACTGATGGCCTGTTGCTGCAATTGAACACCAGACTGTTGGATTCGGTTAATGAGTCCTAGGTCCTTTGTCTGACCCGCAGCCGCAGCCGCTTGCTGTTGGAACCCCGCAGCTCGTTGTGCCAAAGCATTGGCTGCTTGTCGCTGTTCGTCCGTCCTAGCAGATGCCAAAGCAGTAGCAGCTTGCTGTCCCAAATCAGCAGCCCGCTTTTCTGCGTTAAGTGCTTGGGTTCTTGCAGATTTCTGCTTATTAGCAAAGTTGAACTGATTATCAGCCAATTGGGCTTGCAATGTCCCAACCTTCTTTTCACCTGAGATGGCTGCTTCAGTAGCACCTTCCCGTTCTGATTTCAAGTTGTCCAGCAAATCCGCATTGAGCTTACCAATACCACTCATGGTTGTCTGGATATCTTTAAGGCGCTTATCGTTTTCCACTGCATAGGCCACTGTTAATTCAGATATTGCGGCCCGCTCTTCGGCAATCGCTTTAGCGACAATCGTCTGGGTTTCCCGGGAGCGTTTCTCACGAATACCAATTATTTGTGCCCGGAGCTTACGTTCTGCTGCGACTTCTTTGGCCGCAGCCGCTTCAGCAGCGGCGACAACCCGCCCAAAGCTTCCCTTCGCGTGGTTCTCCGCCACATTCATACCTATCACCGCCACTGCACCTGCGGCCCCGACGGCCGCAATACCCGCAGCCAACGCAATCGCCGGGGACGCAAGCAGGGCTACGATACCTCCAAGTATGGCCCCAAATGGGACAAGTGTCAGCAGAGCAAGTCCTGCGGCAATCCCAATACTCCCAATAGCAACTGCAATGATCGGCATGGCGTCCGCCAGGCTTTTGAGGATATTGTTTAACCCCTCACCCACCTGGGTCCACTCAAGGAACTGTGCAATAACCTTGAGAATAGCTTGCCCAACATCCACAACCATGGTGTTCTTGAGTTTATTTAGTAGGGTCTGTACCTGTTCTGCGTTGGTCTCCAAACGTAATTCAAACTTCTGTGCAGCTAAGTCACTAGCCGCTGCATCCATGGCAGCAATGGCTTCGGTCAGTTGCTTTGTTTCATTCCGTCCTAGGATCATACCAGCGGCTAAACCACGTACACGTGGGATTAACTTAGCCAGTTTCGCAGCACTTCCACCAGTTGCATCCTGCAACAGCCTCATAACCCCAGCAAATCCAATACCCTTGAGAGCTGCCTGACCACTGGCAAAGCCAGCTTTGTTCAAGGCCTCAGTCATCTCTTTGGTAGGCTTCAGGAGTGCATTGATAACCCCCTTGAGCTGTGTCTGAGCTTGGGCTGTACTAATACCATTCACGGTCACTGTGGCGAAGGCACCCGCAAGTTCCTCGAACCTCACCCCAGCTTCACTGGCAAGCGTAGCCACTTGACCAAAGCTTTGGTTCAATTCAGAGATACGAGTCTTACCAAGTCGAACCGTCTCAAAGAAGACGGCTGAGACTCGGGCAGCATCCGAGTGGGCCAATTGAAACGCATTGATGGTACCAGTGACTAGTTCCACAGTGGAGCCCAGTTCCGCGACACCAACCTTTGCAAGAATGGCCGACTGCTTGAGGACATCAACCTGGTTTGCTGCACCTTTGATTTGGTTCGAGATAATCTGGTACAGACCTTCTCCGGCTTCACCCAACGGTGTATTAAAGGCATCTGATATCCCTCGGACGTCACTTGCCGCTTTTTCAAAGCCACTAAACGCACCCTGTGAGATAGACTGGATTTCAGACATCTGGAGCTGGAACTCGATGGCTCCACCAACGGCCGACGAGAACGCTTGCCCAATCGCGGAGATACCTCGAATGATCAATTGTGTTGAAATAATGCGCCCAAGAGTCTGGAACCCAATCGTCATGGGCTTGAGGGCCGCAATGGTCGCTTTGCCCATACTCTGTACAGTGGATGTGGCTTTCCCAAAGCTGGAGGCACTGGTTGTTCCAAACCTCTTTGCCGCCTGGCTAAGTTTACCAAGTGCTGTCGTTGCCTTAGCTGTAACCTCCGGTATCTGCTTGAGAGATTCTGCGGGACCTCCCCCTGTTGGAGCTATACCCTTGAAGATGTCCTTAAAGCCTTTTAGTGCCTTCAATTGGGATGCACTGCGACCCAGTGCGTCCACAGACCGTTTGACTTTATCGATATCCTTCCCGGCATTTCCAAACTTGAATGCCTTGTTAGCAGCATTGTTGAAGGACTTCATCTTCTTCGACAGCAAAGACAGCTTAGTTCCAAACCCAGCCAGCTTCTTTTCTAGCGCAGTAACCGCAGCTATAGCTCCGGATACATCTATACCAATTATCTGTTTTACTTCCTCAGCCATTAGATGGTTATCCTCTTCTTGGAAGTCAATTTAGGTAAAGGTAAGCGGACGCTGCTCATTGCTGCTTGGAAGGCTGCTGCCCCAGCTATCTGGAAATTATAGGGACCTGGGGTTCGGAGACGTCCCCATACAGATGGATCACCACCCGTGTTGGCGTTATTAAATTCGTTGAAGATTAAGTGTTTCAGACTGGTAGAGTACTCAGCGAAGTAGGTACCCGCCTTCTTGTTGATGAGAAGCTTACCCGTGCTCTTAGAAGATCCAGCTCCAGGTCCTTGTCCACGCCGAGTCCCGAGTGGGGTTGGTGTAATTGAGATTGCAAAGTTCACACGGCTTGCAAGTGGTTTGAAGGTGGCTAATGATGCACCACTCCAGACTGGGACTGGAGCAGTGGCAGCATTTAACCAGGCAATGACGCCCCGCTCTAGAGCATCTTGCATCTTGAGGGCAACCTGCTTTTTCCATTTTGCAGGGGACTCTGTGGGAAGATTGAATGTTGCTGTGAATTTCATTACTTCCCCTTAGATACCCCTCCAGCCATTGCTATCTGGAGTTCACGTTCGTCATACTCAGCGATTTGATGGTAAGCAAGTACCTTCGCTTGTTGGAAGGCACCCAGGTCATCCCAGTTGACCCGACCTGATGCCCAAAGACCCGGCGGGGTTATGCCGAGACGTTCACATGCTTGCCAGACGGCGTATTCTCCTGTTCGGTAGTCAGGGAAGCTAATCGCTTTGCTTCTGCTTCCTGACCACGTATAAAAGACTCGCGCGCCTCCTTGAGTTTCGCCTCATTAAGACCATTGACCGAAATGACCAGGTCAAGTACCAGGTTGCATTCAATGGTCGTAAAACCAGAATCCAGAAAGTCGTCTTTCCAGAGTTCCCAGGTCTTGGGCTTCTCTGCATCAACTTTGTCCCAATCAATCTCCTGAAGAGACCGCACAACCATCCAGCCAATTCGCCGTTCGTTGTGCTTTTCAAGACTGCCCTTGTAGGTTGGGTCAGTCTCGTCGAGTGCCCATCCGTTCTTTGTAAGCTTCCCAGGCGCTTTCGGGTCAGGGCAAATCTTACTGAACTCATCAAAGTCCTGGATGGCTTTAGCACGGAGAGCAATTGCCTCCTCGCCTCGGGGCAGTACCAGAACATCTTCGTGTGTGACTTTTGTCACCTCTTTGCCTGCAATTTTGATAGGCATAACATAATCTCCCATTGTTGTTAAAAGTGGTGGGTCAGATCCTTCCGACCCACCATGAAAACTGTTGAGTCAAACTTACTAGGGACTAACCCGCGTGATGGTTGGCTCAGTTGCATTACAACGTCCTGTTGTCGAAATAGCTGCTTCATCCAGGTCAAACTCAAGTGAGTCATACCGGAAATCAGGGAACAGTGTGAGTTCGGTTTCAACCAAACCACCACAGGTTCCTGGATCATGGTTAATTTCAAGGTCCACAGCAAAAGGTTCACAAGCGTCTGTTGACGAACTGGTGAATTCAGCCGCACCCCGAATACCCTTGAGGGCATCCACAGGTGTGATAGCTTCGCCGGTGCCCGTGGTGACAAACTCATAGATGAAGTCAATTGTGACTTCGAGAGGTTGTTCATCACCCTTCTTCACGGAGTCCAAGACACCCCGGTCCAACTCATATTCGAGTTCGACATTCTCGGTGTAGGTTAGATTACCATCACCAATCTTCACTTCGACTTCGATGGGTAGGAAGGTGATGACATCATCATCGACTGGCGTGGGGGTTCCCCAAGCTGGCGAGAATGTGATGTTCATGACTTGGTCAGCAAACTCACCTTCAGTGGTGTCAATACCAGAAACGGTACCATCATAACCACCACTTCCGACAGTAAGTATACTATGGTTGGCTTTCGTAACACTATTGCCATCATAGGTAAGAGTCACAGGTGAAGTATTCAGGGCACCACCAGCTACCGTAATGTCACCCGCGACATACGTGTTGAGTAATGCGCCTACGGCATTATCAATTGCCGTTTGGATTGCCGCTGATGCTGCATCAAAGGTAACTGTGATTGGTCCAACAACAATAGGTGTTGCCGAGGGTAAGGCAGGGTTTGGTGCAATGGTTAAGGTGATGTCAACACCACCCGTCGTTGCACCCGTCCCCGTGATTGTTTGAACTTCGTCAATCCCGACACTAAGTGCCCGGGCAGTGACGGTGTATTTCGTTGTGTTCCCAGCAGTGCCCACTGTGAAGCGGGCACCTACAGGTACTTTCAACGTGTTTGGTCGGTTAACAGAGACTGCGTCAATGTTAACATCAGTGTCGGTTGCGCCGGGGGTGGCCTCATTGATGAGACCTGTCCCCGAAAGACCATCTTTGATTGTGATGGTCGCGTCCCGAAGTTCGATCCTGGCGATAGTACTATCTCCCAAAATGGGTTAGTTGTTTAGTGAGGTACATACGTACATGATATACTTAGCATCAATTTGAGACTGGCGAATTCGGTCAACCGAATTCATCTGCCCAAAGTAGAGGCTTCGTACGCTGTCATTCTTCCCCGTCTTTGGCGACAGATAGCCAAGCTGCGTGCCATCATTCTCGGGAGTCTGAGTGGGATCACCATACCTGAATATGGGGATGCAGGTGTCTGCATATTCATGGAACTTCCCAGTGTTATTTTCCAGTGTGTAACGATGTTTGACTTCCCCACCCATGTTCGACGAGATTAGAATGTTGATGTCAACTTGGATGTACCAATAGCCTTTACTCTGTTCAGTAGTAAAAGGTCCATTGACACGCACTTCCGCACGGTCGGGCGATTGCTCAAAAGCAGCGTCCCGGTCATCTATCCCAGCGACGAGAAGGGGCAGACCAAGTGGGGTCGTGACGTTTACACTGTAGTACTCCGCGATAGATGAAATAATCCACCGGCTCCAGTTTGGATTAGGTGCAGTCATTATATACCTCCATTGTTGGCGTTAATAGCTACACCTGTTTCAAACACTAATGCAGGTACATCGGGGGATGTTTCTGCAACCGTACCCCACACACTAACGAGATAGTCTAGTGGGTGTCCACTGCCTCGTATTTCGTATCTTAGTTGATTCTTTGTATCTTAGTTGGCGGATTGTTCAGGGCGTATTAGGTTGTCCGCAGCCAGTTTGTAGATTTGTTCAGGGGCATCTCCCAGTACTGCTTTGGCGGTAAACACCCAAGCAGTATCAAACTCAAACTCTTGGAATGCTTTGATTTCGTACTTGCGATTCTTGTACACAATCCAGTCTTCAGGATTAACCTCAAAGTCTTTCAAATCCAATTCAGGGATATCTCTCCGATCAACGATAAACATACGTGTGCTGCTGTCAAATGTCCCACCATAGACAAATGCCTTGTTGGCCGAGATCACAGACAGTGACTGCGTGACATCCGTGATAACCTTGGCGGGGAGGATTATCCCATAGTTGACATTGTAGACCTCCTTGTCAACCGTCACCTTTCCAGTCTTGTAATCCGTACTACCCCCTGATCCACGCCGGTAGAAGTCAAAACTACCTCCATACTGCCTTTTCAAGGAGTACAGGATGTTTTGAATTCGTCGGTTCAAGTTCTGATTTGGATTTGGCATTGATTAGCCTTTACGCATAGAAAGCAATGTTGAGTTCCGATGATGCAGCTTCTTCGATGAATCGGATTTTGGCAAGGTCCCCAGTATAAAGCATGTCACGACCAGCAGCCAGTATCATACCTGAGTTGGCGGTTGGGTCAATCCCATCGTCCCGCCAACGTATGTTTTGAGTGGCTGCCTGGATTATGCAGACTCTTGAATTTGGAGGTGGGCTTAACCCTTGGACAGTGTTCAGCAAGTTGTTTTGTTGGTACCCAAGTGGGCGCAGTTTACCATCAACCATATAGACCAGTTGGTCTTGGGTATTCGTGGCCATATGTTTCTCCGGAGGGGTTTTAGAAGTAGAGAGGTTCGACGAATATCTTGACTCGTGCTTCAGTGAATGCTGAAGGGGCTTCGCCGGTTGTGCGGTCCAGGGTAAGTCCGTAGTAACCCGCAGTGAGGATAAGCGAGAGGTCCGTAACTGAACCACTCATGGACCCGGGTTCGAGCGTCACCGGGGTGTTTATGTAGTAAGGTCCTCCGAATAAACCCATGGGGTCCGCGTGTAACTTGAGGGACCACTGGTTGGCGACATCAGGTGCATTGACAACAATGAGTACTGTCCGCACCTTGAGTTTCTGTGGGGCCAAGAATCCAAGGGTCTTGTGACTGCCCCCATCCTCGTGATCCATCCACACAGAGGGTTCAGTGATGCTGGAACCAATGTGCCCACAGGTAAGTTCCAATAGGTAACTATTTCCAACACCCCACTCAAGGTTAATCCACTCTTGAAGACCTCCGGAGGTGATTGACACACCATTTCGGTCCTTGATATCTAAATTCCCTGCACCAACTAATACCTTTAACTTAGGTACAATACCCCTCCATGTCTCCATAGTCGCGGAATCATCAATGTACTCGATCCCGCCTACAGGTAATATGATACCCAAGGGTCTGACCAGTAGGGGTGCTAGTGATATATTCTCTAAAGAGCCTCTCATGGCATTGTAATCCAAAAGTTAGCAACCATATGTTTGAAATGTTGACCTGTGTTCTTTTGAGTCCTCTTCAACCCAACCCCATATTCGCCCACAGGTAATGTCAATGTGTGTTGAGTGACGATCACTCGCCCGTCTACTGGGCTGAAAGAGACTTCGGAACCCTGAACAACTACAGGGTTGGTTGTTGGGGTGGTATAGAGTGCCCACTCATACTGGTTAGTATCTCCGACACCTCCATAGCCCTCGTCATCATCGTCATCATCGTCATCGTCATCATCCTCATAACTGTATTCATCAAGGATTAAGTCACTTAGGGTCATGGTGGCCGGGTAGGGGATATACAGCCCAATATCAGTGTGGCTTAACTCGCGGGGATGCTCAAAGAACTTGAGATGCTTGGATCCATTGAATTTAATGTACGAAGAGTACTTTATGAGACCATTTCCCGAACCACCTCCATTACCAGGAGGTGTGTGGATATTGACATCCAACCAATCTTTGACCCCACCCAGGGTGATAGCTGTACCATTCTGTGTAATTTCAATATCAACAGATAGTAACAATGCTTCTAAGGTTGGTTGAGACCGGACTAGTGTGGCGTTGTCCCAAGCGTCAGTATCAATGTCAACCACTTCTTGGTCGGCAAGTTTAATTGACCATTCAGGGAGTAGGAGGGGACTCCCTGAGATATTCTTGAGCGTACCATAGATTGCCATTATTCTTGCCTCAGGTAGTATATGGTCAGCATTACCTTGTCAAAGTCTGATCTGCCTGAACCACTCACACGGTAGCATGAGAACAAGTAGTCACCCCCAGGAAATTGTTGAGGGGTTGGAGCAAAGGGAAAATCCTTACCAGATGACTTGGAGTTTAGTGGTAGAACCACACCAGTCTCAAATACAGGGGTAAACAGGTCTGTATTTGAATACATATGAATACCATAAGTATTACTGGAATCAATTTTGTCAACACCAAGTGCAACACGTAGGATTGTGAATTGAGAATTGATAGGCCATGGTACTTCGAGGTGTGTTATGTTAGGAACCCATTGGAACCAGCGTTCTCCCTGAGATGTGATGCAGTTGCTAATGTGGAAGGAGACAATGTGTGTTGGAGAAATGATTCCGGAGGAACTGGAATCATTGAGCCAAGCATAGACTCCTCCGGGAATAACAAGGGTCCCTGCTGAATTTCGGATTTCAATCTTAGACGCAGCCATTAGGGCTTCGAGTTCGTCTTCAGCCTGGTATAGGTCTTGAAGCACTGCGACGTCAGCGATGATCGACTCTGTATAACCGGCTGGGAGCTTCCATCCTAGTCCAAAGATAAACACGTCGGTAGGCGGGCTTGTGATATTCTCTAAGGTGCCACGGATGGTCGCCATTAGTTTGTCCTTATGATAGCGTTCACGACGACATCCTTGAAAGTGGAGGACCCCAAAGAACCAACACGTTCGAGTGCAATACCATACTTACCTGGGGCAATTGGTATATTTGAGTTCGACACTTCAGTTATAGTCTGACCTGCTGGTAACACCAATAGTGTCTGATCAAATAGGGGTACAGTGTCCGGATCACTATAGAGATTGATGTTAAAACTCCTCGTGAGGTCTGGACTGCCTACGGAGATGGAGATACTATCTAAAATGATGGGGGAAAACACCACCAAAGGGACTTTGCTGTAGGGTATCACACCACTATGGGATAGCATCAGGAACCCACCACCTGGGACACCCTTGGTGGACAATGCCTGAACGGATGAGGAAATGGTGGGGTTCACAACTGCACCCAAAGTCACGTCACCTGTGCCTTCGTCAACTCCCGTAGAGTTCAGGATGACCATCCCTGCGCCCGCGATGACCTTCCTGATCATCGCTTGCCCTGGGGTAATAATGTCCATGTCTACCCGTTGAATGTCACCGTCGAGGACCTGCTCGCCAGTGATTTGGGTTCGTGGCATGTGTTCACCTTTGTATTGTATTAAATGGGATGAGGGTATTTCTACCCTCATCCAAAAGTCGTTTAGTTGTCGTAATCGACTACAACGATGTCAAGTTGACCAGGGTTGCTCTTCAGATTGAACGTGAAAGTGATGACACCCGTTGTGTCCACAAGCGTGTAATCGTTTGAACCACCTGCAACTTGGAGAATACCATTGAGGTACACTCGTTCAGTTCCGCCTGTCATTGGGACAGTTGCTAGTGTTACAAATGCAACACCATTAGTCACCGTTGGAGCTTCACCATAGATGTGAGCCGGTGGAATTTGACCAGAGCCAGCGAACTGGCTGAAGACAAGACTGTCAGTTGCAATGACATCATCTGGAACATCATTCGTAACAGTGTAAGCCTGATCGCCGCAGGTACCTTCTTCAACGAAGAGGGCGTAGTTGGCGGCGGATGCGGCTGCTGCCCAGTCGGTAGCTCGAACAGCAGCTCCGGTGGCTTGAACAATGTAAACACCGTTTCCGATTGAATTTGCAGTCGAACCTTCAACGTCGGTGGTCGGTACAAAGGTATACGGGAAGCCCGCTCCTGAGATAGATCCACCACTTCCAAAACCTGTTGCCGTAACCTCACCATGGTTGGCACCAGCTACACTGGTACCATCAAATGTTAGCGTCAAACCTCCAGAGGCATTGGCATTTGTACCCGAGACAGTAATGTCCCCGTTGGTCCACCCTGGCACTACACCATTACAGGCAGTATCAATGGCGCCTTCGAGGGCCACCACTGACGCATTAAAAGCGAGACCCGAAACATCAATTTGCGAGAGTCCATTAAGATGGAGTTCGAGAGTCCATGTGCCTCCGGTGGAACCCAACGGAGACTGTTCGATAGTTTGAACTTCATCTGTGGCGGGGGCTACTTGATCTTTAAGCAACACCCGGTCACCGGTGGCGAGTGTGACACCATCAAGTGTGTCACCATTCTCAAGTTCCGTGGCAATGTCGACATCAC